GACGGACAACCACACCCCTCGGAAAAAGTCAAGGATCTTTTGAAAATATCTGATTCCATTACGTTTGTGTGATACACAGATCGAGTCAGGTTTCAAGATCTTTTTGATGTCTTGCCCGAAAAATAAAATTAATTGCTTTGATGATGATTGCGCCTTGTTACTACATTCTTTTGTTGACAATGAGCAGCCTTTGTGCCTGGCCTATTTAACATAATACACCTTATGCGCACCACGCCCCACACCATAGACACACCACACCATAACAGCATGATACACACACATAATCACGGCCCTGTCAATAGATAGTCACCATAGAAATGATTAGTGTGATGATTGTTACCGCTGTGACAGTGACACCGCACATAGTACCGCATAGTGACTACCTGATGCAGGCGCTACGTCAAGATGAGAACGCTTCTCAGTACGATATGAAATCCATTTTCAATTTGATTCTCATTCTCAAAACACAAACAAAATAAAAAGTGAAAATAAAACTTGACAGGAAGATAGAAAAGTGTTTAGCACATAATCATCCGTGGGCTTGACCTTACTGATCTGTTGTGACCGTAACCTATTGTAAAGATTCAATATAAGCCCTTTTAGGGCTTGACAGTTTACGATCCCTTAAAGCCTCTTTTGCCCACGAAAACAATCTTTTTGGTAGTCTTTTCTTATGGTTTGTCAACCATAAACATCACTTTAATCACGATTAAAAACGATTTAATTTTGTACTTTGAAAGGATTTTAGGAAGATTTTACTTGACTTTGATTTTATGATAAGCCACCTATAAACGCTGATAGCGATCACGCAAGTTACCGCAAGGTAACACAAGTGATCGGCGTTATCGTGGCGTAATCATAGTGATTATGGGGTTACGTAGTAACTTAAAACAGATAAACAAAACTTATTGATTTATCACTATGTGATGAATAGAAAAGATACGGTTTTTCGCTACCGTAGCCACGATAACGCGAACGAAATCAAAACACTGTTTTGATGAGTTACTATCAGCGTTTATAGGTGGCTCGCTATGCTCGCCACCTTCACCACTTGATAACGCGAACAAGGGCAATTATTCATAATGTCATGATCATAGATCACGACGAAAAGCAACAGAAAACAGCTCGAAAGAGAGGTTTTTAGTGTTTTATTGGTTTTATTCACTTTATTGCATATTCATGCAAGCATAAATGAGAACATTTATCATTTGCCCACAATTACAGGTCAACAACGTTTTTTAGTGTTTTTTCTTGTTTGTCAATACGCTTTTTAAGAGTGTGTAAGCCATTTTAAGCGGTTGTGAGTGTAGGCGGTATATAGGTTCGTCTTCTCTGAGATCGTCGCATAGCGCTATTTATGCAAGTGAGTGAATACAGCGGAGTAACATTTGATAAGGAAACGTTAACAGGCGGGGCATACAGAAAAGCCGGGAACGTGTCCCGGCCTGGTGTTGGTATTGTTGGCAGATTACAACATCAAGGAAGTCAGACCGCCCAGGATCGGGGGTAAATCATAACGGGTTAAACGTCCCACGGTTGACAGCTTGATCATGGTGTATGCGGCAAGTTGCATAACGTCGATCACGTTGTTGGTAATGTTTACGCTATCGGCATCAAAAGCCAGTGTGCCAGCGCCGTTAAAAATGGTATTCGACATAAAACCGACAACGCAAGCCAGGCCGCAAGCCGCTAATAAGTTGGTTTTTGATAACTGATAAACTACGTTTTTCATCTTAGTTACTCAAAGAAAATTCTGTTTTGTTGGTTATTGTGTTGATGATTTTAGCACTTTTAAAGTTGCCACGCAATGCCACACGATAAGCATTTTCGTACAGATCAAAAGTGCGGCAAGTGGTAACGTTGAATCTATCAGTGGTTGCGAGTGAGAACATTTTAAAACCTCGTTTTGTTGGTTGTTTGATTTCTGGTGCAAAAGAATGATAGCAAAAAGCCCCTTTCGGGGCAAGTTATTTTTACTGCTTTTTACCGCTTTTAGCTGCTTATCGCAACATTTCCGGGAAAGCATCAGCCAACAATTGAGAAAGGGAACGATCATCCCAGTAAACGGGCTGCACTTCATAAAATCCGACCTCTAAGATCTGCACTTTCATGATCTCATATTCAGCCGGGGTGATCTCAATACAGCCGCAAGCGTGACGGGCAATGTGTACGCCCTGCACACGTTCAAAAGAAACTGAAACAACTTTAAAACCAGCTTTAAGAATACGATTTGACATGATGAAAACCTTTTTTGATGTAGACCGGGAACCATTCCCGGCCTTGAGTGGTTATTGTAAGCCAGGAATCGTCCCGGCGTCAAGTTTTATTTTGCTTTGTACTCAGCGATCCAACGGGCGAAAATAGCGGTTTGCTTTGTTGCCGCCTCAGCGGTGCGATGTGAGATCACACAAACAAGCCAACATTCTTTTAATTTGTAGCCTGATGAATGGGCGATCCAAGGATAATCCGGGTTTTCCGCTTTCCATTTTGCGAAATTATCAGGATTCTCATGGAACTCATACGGCTGAAAATCGGCGGCGGTATAACGGTTCGATGCGTCATTATGTAACTTTAAAGTATTATCAAGTAAGGCGAAAAATTTTGCTTTGTTCATCTGGCTGACCTCGGTTTGTGTGGGCTTCGCGTTATTGCTGCCTTGTGAGATACATATTAACAGATCCTTTAATCAGGGCAAGCATTATCAAAGGATTTTTTCATTATTTTTCGTTATTCACTGAAATTGCATAGAAAACCGGTGTTTATGCAAGTGATTTCAAGTAGTTACTACTTTTTCGGGTTTTGTCGAGTCAAGCTATTTTTGTATGCTCTTTTAAGCTCCTGTAAGCCATTCTAAGCGCGTTAAACTGATAGCTGTACATCGGTTCATCTTCTCGGAGATCTCGCCATATTCACTATTTTGCATAGGTTTTTTGACATGTAATGAGAATCACTCGCATTACCGGAATGACAGGCTCCTCCGGTGTTTTGCACTCCGGTTTCTAATGTTCCCGCTTCAAAAACAGGATAACAAAAGCGAGGCCAGAAAACAAGCCCCGCAAATCATCTTTTTCCAGTTAGTAGAAATCCAGGTTTTCCGGGTTGAGGAATTCAAAGTTACGGCTGATACAATGACCGCTTTCACCGCTGCCCCATTGGTTGAGGTTGTGGATCGCTGTACGGCGGATCGCTAACCCTTTTTCAATCTTGCTTTCCGCTTCTTTTTGTTTACCATCTAAGAAGGCATGAAACTTAGGGCGCGGCGATCCGTTTTCAAGTTCCCAGGCGGATAAATCTTCACGCTCTGACATTACAAACATCAGATCACGAAAACCATCATTAGCCATCGCCTGGCCCGTTCCAAACATCGAATGATGATAATCAAAGGTGATGTGAAAAGGCTTGACTTTTGGTAACCTTGCATCGGCTGGCAGTGGTTTAGCTGTGATCATCTTAGAACCTCATAGATTAACGGTTATAGCAGGTAAAACCATTTTTTACCCGTTGGGGCGTTATCAGTTACCCGCCCCACGCAATAAAGATAACATAAAGCGCTTTTCGATTGCAAGCGTTTTCTTATGCGGGATATTCGCTATCAACAATAGCATAATAGAAATCAGATCCGCACTCTGTGATCACTTTATCCACCAGTTCACACATTTTACGCAAAACGTAAACGCAATGGCTTTCGAATTCTGAGACAATAGCGATCATCTCTCTTTTGGTCGAACCTTCTGGAATGATCAAATACTCAGTAGCGCCATAATGATCGAACCAGGCGCAACACTTATCACAATCAAAGGGCTTTTCTTTGCTGTCATGGCAGTGTAAGCCAGCAGCGTTAAAAGCTCTTAGATTGGCGCATAGCTCGTTATACGCTGTTTCCTCTGATTCTGCCCAGAACTCGATCCACTGCTGATCGAACAAGTGATCAAGCTCCTGATCATCTGGTGCGCCCTCCTCGAAAGGCGGCGATTTTTCGTCCCACACAGCCAACTGAAACAGCTTTAAACCTTCACGCTGTCTTAATGTATAACGTCCTGATGAAACGCCACGTTTTGAAACATCAACTAAACGGACTTTAGCGATCATTTCGGTTATTCCTCTGTAATGTGTAATTCAAAAAGCAAATGATCATCAGGCCGCGCCCGTGCCATATCTGAAACATCAGAAGGAAACAAACAAGCATCAGAGATTTTGAAATTTTCGTCAATCTCGAAACCGTAAAATCTAACGGTTGAGTTTTCAGCCGTCACACCAACGGCGGCGGCGTGGGATTCTAAACGGATTACTAATGCTTTGAGTTGCGCAAGTGTCATGATCTTTACTCTCAGATTGTGGGATAGTGCCGGGAACGTGTCCCGGCTTTCAGCAGTATACAGAAAGATTAGTGCAGATACAACAACCCATCATCACCAATATAAGGCGATTTTTCACCGAAAGATTGTGAAAGCTCTGTAAGACGGTCGCCTAACTCACCCAGCCCACGATCCCAGAACCCAGCGCCGTGACCATTGCGAGTTAGCCAAAAATCATGCCCCGCGTTAGCATAATCATAACCATCAGGCAACCCCAAAAAGAGAATGGCAGCATGATCGATAAAACGCACTGAATCAGAACGTGCCGCGATTTTCAGATCGTCGGAAAGTTCAAAACTTTCCAGGCTTTCGAATTCTTCCCCGTTTTCATCGGTGGCGCTACTACTCCACACTAAGCAGGTAAGATAAGCATTCAGGAATTTTTCAAAGTTTGACTGCATTGGATAACCTCATTTTTTTAAATAGTGGCGTTAGCGCCTAAAAGAGATACTATCAAAAGCGCTTACAGCTTGCAAGCCTTACAAGCGCCTTTAATCGGATTTCTACATTTTTTCCGCTTTCAGCATATCGCCGACATAATCAAAAACTTTGTTAAGTTTCTGCTTTGAGTCGATCCAGGCTGGCAGATCTTCCAGCTTAGGAAACAGACTGGCACGAAATGAAAGGGTAGAATCTTGATTGATGTTATACATCAGCAGCGGCTCACAATCATTTTCAAGATCCCAGATCCAAACGCGGTTACCATCTTCATTATAATCAATGGTAACATCCAGGCCGCGCCGTTTTGCAAAAGAAACGATAGTTTGTTTGATTGTGCCGTCTTTATTAACTACCATGATTTATACCTCGTTTGTGATTTGGCATTGTTGCCCGGTTCAAAGATTATGCCCCAGGTCACCGGGGCGCGTCAATACTTACAGTGCAATTATTTTCGCATTAGTGAAAGAGCGGTAAAAATGGAAATGTTGCATTGCACGATGTTCATAACGGCGATAAACTCCACTGCCTTGTTTCGTGATTTTGCTGTATTCCATGATTTCAAAGTGATCGCCGCCTTTATGCTCAACAGTGATGATCCTGAATTCGCTTTCAGCTTTTGCGATAATGCCACGGGCTGGCGCTGGTGGAACTACAACAGCAGGTTTTTTGCGGAAAAGAGAAGTGATGAAAGAAAACATGATTTTGACCTCGTTTATGGGCGGCGTGATTGCCGCCCTACGTGGTAAAGATTACGCGCTTTGTTGTGCGGTGTCAATAGGGAAGTAATCATTTACAATCGCGATCAACGCTGCAATAACTTTGCCTTGCGAAAGCGCTTGCGATTCACCTTGCACGATCTGGCGGTTAAGATGGGTTAACGTGTACGCAATAAAGTTATCACGGTAAACGCCGTTAACAGTCTGCACGGTTTCGGTGCGGATCGTCACTTCCATTTTTGAATCTTTGTAAATGTCGGTTGAATCTGTGAAAGTCAACAACATTTTATCATCGAAAGAGCGGAATTCAACATCAACACGATCCGCAACATTACCAGCCAGGAAGAAAAAGTTTTTAGCGTTAGACATTTCATAAACCTCAGTTATTGATTAGAAAAATGCGTGTACTGCAAAGATTACCACACAAACGACAATGATGATAGACATAACATCAGACATTTTGTAAACGTGATTTGTGTCGGTTGAGTATTCGACCCCATATGCTTTTTTCATGGTAATCTACCTTTGTTTTATGCCGGGAAATAATTCCCGGCTGATGTGGGTATTATTGATCGTTACGGCTTGCCGTGTCAATCGTTTGTTTGTGGTATTTTGCTAATCGCATCAAAAAAATTATCGTCCGCGTCTTGCACGTTCTGCAAGTAAACAGCGCTTGAATGATCCGGCGCACCAACATCAGATCCAGGTAAAACACGGTAACAACCCGCGATTGTGAACAGGTTAGGATCTTTTGCATCGTTGGTTACATCGTTAGGATAACGACGATCAAGCATTGCCACGCAAGCGGCTTGATCCGTTGCATATTCCTGGCTTGAACTTATCCAGAATTCCTCATATGAGGTTTTGCATTCATCAGCATTATTAGGCTGCACGGTGCAAAGGAAAGAAGCTAAAACGATAGATGCGATCATGATTAACCCCAGATCCAGAAAGCGCCAGCGCCGATGATTACAGCAACGATTAAAACAGAACCAACTAACAGAACCTTTGCAATTTGATGATCATTCATAATTCTAACCTCGTTTGTTGTGGCATGATTGCCGGATGTTTCCCTTAATCAGTGCGCCTATTATGGGGGCGCACTTGTTAAGAGTCAACAATATTCTACAACTATTTTTGAATGATCAGCGCCGGGGTGCGGTCGCCTTCTTTTGCACCTGGTTTCAATTCGTCGCAATTGCCCAGCCTTTCGCCCTTGCGGAGTTCATACGATTGATCGTATACCTCGCAAGCCTCCATAGTTTCGAACTGTTTCCGCACTAACCAGGAGCAATCCAGCTTTACAGAACTAAAAGAGATGTGACACGCTAACACTAAGTAACCAATCATAATCTAACCTTTGCCAGTGGGCGGCGTTGTGTCGCCCTGTGATAGGAATCATAGCACAATGGCGATCCGTGTCAATACCCATAAAAGAAAAAACCGGAATCATTTTGATCCCGGTCTATTTGGCGTTCTAATCAATTCTAAGCGCCTTTAATCTTCAATGTAAGCTGATGCGGCCTGATGATGCAAAACACGGCGGCGGGCGCTTAGGCGCTTCATATTGGCGGGATCATAGTCCCCGCCGTTCCAATTATCGGTAAACCTTACAGGCTTATGACGTTTGTCATTACGCTGGCGGCGCTCGTTTACTTCACCGTGTTGTAAACGTGTGCGGGTACGGTTAGCGCTCATTTTTTGGGTTGTGCTGTTTGTCTGTGTCATGGCTTGCGCCCTCTTAGTTGGTTTTGTTAGTAATCGTTTGAGTCAATCAAAACGCCGTTACGGTCTGCGATTTCGTCCGCTCGTGTATTAATGTACTGTTTTACAAAATCCTTAGTGCCTGAGATGTGAACCAGGATTTTACCGCCCCGGCTCTTAACTTGCATTACTAACCCGGTGCCCTCTAAATCATTCAACGGCCCAGATCGGCGGGTGTGGTATTTGTAACCCCGGTAACTATATTCGACATAATGAAACATAAATTTAAACCTGTACCAGTGCCAGACAAAACGCGCCAGGCGGTAAATTTTGGCGGGAATGTTAAACACAACCGCCACTGTAATTATAAAAACGATTTGAACATCAGACATTATTAATAGTCCTCTAACAGCTCTCGCAGTGTCTCACGTTCTGATGATGTAAAGAAGCTGTTAAAATCATTGCCGATCTTCTGGCAAGCCAGGTAAATTTCTAAACCTTTGCGACTATCCTCATCATAGCCCAGATTTGCGCAGAAATCAGCGTGAGTCTCATCCCCGCAAGAAGCATCAGAAATAAGGCTATAGATTACACCAGCAGCGCCAGGAGTGATAGCGAAAACTTTTGCCCAGCCGCCAGCGCTCAATTTATTAGCCAGCTTACGATCATCGTTTGTCCAATCTTCCTGGCCCAGGTTAACAGCCATCAGGCCGATCTTTTGCATTTCTGTTACATCTTGACGAGTCAAGCCCATTTTACGAACAATGCGATGCCCGGTTCCAGTGCTGTAATCAGTTGCGATCCGTGCGCCGTTGTTGCTACGGCTTAAAACGATATGGAACTGATCGCCCTTCCAATCTTTGTCTTTACGCATACCAATACTAACAGCTTTAAAAGAAACATTGATTGATTTCAGGAATTCAGCTACTGCGATTTCGGTTTCGTTTACAGATACGGTATTGTTCATTTTTGTGACCTTCTTTTGTTTAACCGGGAACCATTTCCCGGTTGATGTGGTTATTATGGATTAGTGCGTTTACTGCGTCAAGCGATTTTTTAGCCTTTCAGGTAATTATTTTTTACCTGGTATACATGGCGATAACTTACATAGCCGTTATTTTCACCACGGTAGACGGATTTTGTTTCGTCGGTCATTGAAACGTAAGCCAGATCATAGCCGATCTTTTCCAGCCAGTAAAGCGCGGCGCTTTGCCCTTCGTTATGGGATTGTTCACGACGATAAGGAGAAGTTAAAACAGTGATAGCGCCCACGTTTGAGTAACCATTCTGCACCGTTGGCAGATCATCACAGTGAAGCGAGGCGCGGTATTTGTTGATCGTGTTACCGTTGATATCACGGCCAAAATTGAAAGCCTCAACAACTACATAAAATTCTTTGCCTAATGTACGGCCTTTTGCATTTGCACTTGCTTGCAGTGTCTGCAACGCATCAGCCAGGTTGATAGACGTTTTAAACTTTGCCATGATGTGAACCCTTTCACGTTGTGCCGGGGAACCGCCCCGGCTTGATAAGTAATATAATAGATCTGAAAATTGATTGCAACAACTATTTTAAACGATTTCTAATTTTCTGGTGCGCCAGGTGTGCGGCGTGATTTTAGATAGCATGGTGTTAGCCTCTTCAAAGGTTAACGGGCTGCTATTCATGATCACTTTTTCTTTTGTCTTCTTATTGATCACAACAACGTTAAACATCAAAACGATGTAATCAGGGTTTAAGGTGCGGCGCTCAACGATCCGGGCGCTTACGCCGTTTTCCTGGTAATCTTTTTTAGTTGCCCGGGCATCTTTCCAGGTTAATTCCGCGCAAGAATCTTCCCAGCCGTTGCAAGTCATTTCTTGCACGATGATTTCATTTACCCATTTGTTAACACGTTTTGCAGTTGCCATGATAGACCTCATTAATAGTTAGATAGATCGGTGTGACCTGGTAAGCCTTACCGCTTAACACGTTACGCCGGGATTATGCCCCGGATCGCCGGGGCTTGTCAACTCAATTAACGAAATGTTTTTCACCCTTCACAATCACATAGCACGGGCAATTATTGCCGATTATGTCGGAGTAAATGCGACGATTGCGCCCCAAATAGTTTACCATGTATGATGTTTGCACCTTAGTGCGGCGCGGGTTGTACTGCCAGAAACTTGCAGCGATAGCCGCCATTTGTGCGGTGACGTGTTCAGTTACTGGGAATTCTTCACCCTTAATCAATACAGTTTTTAAGGCGGAAATGTGCATGATAAACCTCGTTTGTAAGTTGCGCCATTAGTGGCTTGATAAAGATTGTATCTAAGAGCCTGCACCGTTGCAAGCCCTTACCTAAAATAAATTACGCTGCAATCTGGTGTATCGCACGATTGCGCCAAGTTACTGGGATCTGATTCCCTGCTTTGCCCGTTACCGTTGTTACACGCTGGCGGCGTTTACCTGGGAAACGCTTTCCAGTAGGGAAGGAAAGAGACAACGGATCACGGCGCTTTTCCGGTGATGGTGCCGGGGCTGGCGTTGATGATTCAACACTCAAAGAAACATTAACCGCCGGGGCTTTATTCTTCTGCCATTCAGAACGGGCGTTAGCCGTTTCATTGAAAGCGATCTGTGTAGCTGGTGGAACTTCAATAGACCAGCGTTTACCCGGTGCGGAGTCTTTTCCGTTATCAACAGGTTTAACGCCTGCTGCTTTTGCTGCTTCACGGGCCAGGGTACGATTTGCAAAGAATTGAATATTCATGATAAAGCCTCTTATTGAACCGGGGAAACATTCCCCGGCTGATGTGGTTATTATTGATCGAAATGGTTTAAGCAGTCAACACAATTTAGAAATTATTTTGCAATCTTTTTGATTGCATCCATCTTGCTAACGAGCGCGGCGGCGGCTTCCTGGGCAAGCTGGATCGCCTCCTCTAACATCCCGTAATCTTTATAAACTGATTCCGCACACTCTAATAACGTGCCTTTGTCATGGTAAGAGTAATCAAAACCACAACCGATCACAACATCAGAGAGAAGATCAACACCGTCAACACTGGCGGACACTGTAAAGCCGTAATCTGTTGCGTCATTGTCACGATCAAAGCAGTCCATAGCGCGGCGGTAAGCCTCGGCGCTGGCTTCATTTGCACACATACCGCCATCAATAAGATCTTTCAGGCGCTCGGCTAATGTGTAATTAACCGGGATTGCGTAACCGTAGGAATTGCGATCCGCCTGGCGATTCTTAACAGTTACGCCGCCCTCATGCTTGTCTGTCAATTCCCAGGAATCGCCGAAAGTATCATTTGTTTCATAGTTGACAACTGAGAATACAAAATCAATGCCGCTTGCTGTTACGTTGAAAGTTTCGCTTACGTGTGACATAGTAGAACCTCATTTTTGATTGTGGGCGGCGTTGTGTCGCCCTGATGTGATACATAATAAGGGATCTAAATTACAGCGTCAATACCCTTGCAACAAAATAATTTAAATTATTTTCCTGGTAGAAATCGCTTGCACTGCCCTGGCTATCCGTGCTATTCACGCACGCACACATAAATAAAAGAATGGCTAAAATAAGTTGTTGACAGTATGGCGCAATCCAGGCTATTCTATTTGGGAAGTAAGGCAACGCCAACCAACGGCGCTAAACCTGGCTGGCATACCCGGAGGGGATGTAAGGTGGATCGCCGGTAGTTCGTCTTTAATAAGTTTTGTAAAGATTGAAAATAGTTGTTGACCTGAGAGTCAGGATCACCGATAATTATCACATAGCGCAGGGTTACGGAAATGCGGAGACAATCACCGGAGCTGCCTGCTATTCTGCAAATGAGAATGATTCTCATTCAACATAAAAATTAATGTGGGCTTGTGAAAAATTTTGTGTCATAATAACATACCCCAAAAAAATTTTTTCGCGATAGAAAAATAAATTCCAAATGGGAATTTGAAAAACCTCTCAAGTCCCCTCCGGGAAAAATTTTTTCAGCGAGACCTGGAAAATCCATTTTGGAATTTGAAAAACCCCTCAAGTCTCCAGCAATAGCGAGAATTTTTTTTTTCGTATAAGGATAGAAAATCCAAATGAGATTTTGAAAAACCTTTCGAGTATCTAAAATTTTCTGGGTGGATTTGAGATAGACCACTGTCACGAATGGACATAATACTTACACAACCAGCCATAAAAAGCTATAATAATTACACAGTTAAACATCGTCAGTTGAGATAACGATCCAGTACCTTTTGAGATAACTCCCCGCCACCGCAGGGCTTATCCTGTAGCTATCAGCAAAAACCATTTCGAAAAGCATTCCAATTTCCATTTTAAATCCTGATCGAAAATATCTGATGAAATATGGTATCAAATATCTTGTTGGTCTTGACTGAGTTTCCATTTCAAGAACAGTTCTTGGATGGAAATATCCAGACCTTCCAGGTCGGGTAAAGCCTCTCTGTCTACATCAGCAAGCCAGGCTTCCCGTGCAGCCTCTTCTGTTTTGAAGTATCCAATGTACCTGCCACGAGGGTCTGCCTTCACACGTTGGGCTTTGTACTTACCTAATCTTTTATCGTAAGTGACGCCTTGAGAATGTTTTCCTTTTCTCTTTATGATGTGACTATTCAACCAGAGAGGGATGTAGATGCAAGTCTCCGGGCTGTAGACCTTTGAACCTTTACCCCGTAAGTCTTTATCCAATACCCAACCTTCCACATGATTAGTAGTCCACCACTTATGGAACCCCATGAAGTATTTCCATTCTTCACAGACCGTTACCCCAACGTAATTTTTATACCTGCCGCTATAGCAACGGTTGATCATATTGTGCCAAGACACGTAGGCTGGGTGGTGGAACAGCACTCCCTCCACACGCCACGATGTTGGTCGGGGGCTGTCATTAATTCCCACGTCACACACTTTAGTTTTCATTTCAGTTTCTCCTGTAATGGTTTAATCCAATCATCAACGTCCCACACCTTCTCTGTTGACATGGCATACACCGCAAGCTCTGCCTTAGTCGGACACATGAAGTCCTCGAAAGTGGAGAGCAAATCCCGGAAATGGTGGACTGCATACCCGTCATTGTGCTTTACTGTCACCGTTCCTTTGACCGAGATAGCTAAGGCGTAATCGTGCATGAAGATATCAACCTCAGACCCGCCATCAAACATCAAAGCCCCGTTGTAACTCATCGTGATGTCACTTGGGGTTGTGGATGCCTCACTGTCTACCGTCATGAACGGGTTGAAATCTGACCCGAGTATTTTCTTGACATAGCAGCGCTCATGATCAGACCAACCAAAGTTTGTCAAGATGTCCTGGAAACGTTGACTTGAGGTGATGAATATGTCATCGCACTCTGATCGAGCATCGTCTAACATATCTTTGATCCGGTTAACCAGTGGGTTATCAGCACCAGAAGCCTGTATCAAATCTCGAATGCCTTCTATTGACCTGGTGACAGCCAACGCTGAGTACGTCATGTCTGCGATCATTGCTTCTTTGGCGTTGTACTGCTCTGTGAAGTCATTGAACTCACGAGGCACATCCGAAGAAAGGTCAGAGACTAAGCTCTTTGCTCCGTCCACTCTGTGTGCTGTGTCTGGATCTTCAACGTCAATACGCTCCACTTCCCACAGAATATCCTTTACCTTTTCCTTCATGATCTGCTCTATGTCAGGTAAATCATGAAGGCTCTCCCGATCCTGGTAGTTCCAGTGTGGCTTACGCACACCATGTAAATCGTAGTTCTGCATTTAAAAGCTCCTGTAAGCAATTCTAAGGCGTTTTAATCAAAGGTAGTACATTCGCCTGCCTTCATACGAGAAAAGCCCGTACAGACTCACTGAGGAGCTTATACGGGCTATGTACGTTACTTATCTGTGTGCAAAGTGTAGCGCCAGTAAGCCATGTTGCGTTTATGCTTTAGATCCCATGTGAATGGAAGATCACCAAAGACATACCACGAAACCTCGTGTGCAGCTTGCCAGAACTTCCACAGCGCTTTGTCAATCTTACGTTCCAAGCTCATGGGTTCTCCTATTTAGATTCTACGGACACCGTAGCGATCATATCATTTAGGTTGTGGGTGATCTTAACCACCTTGTACAACCGACAATCCACGGTAACATACTCACCTACCCGTGGCAAGTGGTAAGTACCATTGCAGTCGAAGGTGACCAGTGTCATCATGTACTCCGACTCAACGACTTTAATCAGCATCCGGGCCACCTGCTTGTTGGATTACCCATTTGCAGCGATCTTCCCAACCAATAATGTTGGAGACAGCTCCCTGGACGTTGATCCCGTCCTGCATTGCGGTCTGCGCCCACTCCACTGCTTCCATGTATCCCACCAGGCAGGTGTAAAGCTCTTGAGCCTGGATTGCCAGTTTGCCGTTAGCTACAGCCTCTTCGGAGGGGACACCGCAGGACAGACCGAAATGTTCTGTTCCCAAGATGATTGGTGTGGTGCCCGTGGCTTCCTGCCACGGACGTTTAGTAATTTGCTCAAAACCCATACAAAGCTCCTTTGATCACTAACGTTTTTGGACTGGTTTCTTCGTAGTGACATTTAAGCACTTTGAAGACCCAGCGGTTATACTGCATCTTTGAACCGACATCCGGCTCAAGACCATGCGATGTCTCGTATTCTTTTGTGATAGGGTTACCATCCGGTGCCGTAAGTTCTAAACGAACCTTAGTCATTGTCGTCATCTTCTTCCTCCTCATCTGGAATATTTTTGCTGAGACAATGATAACACTGATCGTAGAGATCATTCAAGAACTCATCGCAATGATTTGAGGTGATGTCTACGCCGTACTCCTTCGCCTTATCGATGAAGGCATCCCGAAGGATTGGGTAAACAGCTTCCGGGTGCATGAGTTTCTTAGCCTTAGCAGCATCCCGGCGCTCCCGGTCAGTGCCTGGCTCTTCGAGTTTTGCAACCAAAGATACAAACGGGATTCCCTCTTTCCATTGGTTGTTGACAAACTTACCCGTACCTTCTACCTTTTCCGCAACTTCCAAGTGGAAGCCCATGAGGGCAGAACGAGCCACCACATACAAACCAGGCTTTACAGTTTCATCATCAGGCTTCCAAGTGATCATTTCAGTAGCTCCGCAATGTTGGTAAGTTTTCGTGCAGCTTCACGAAGCTGAGTGGTCATCTTTTGGATTTCCTCAGTCCGGTCACTGCGTTTGATCCCTTGAACCATACCCTCAAGTTGCGCTTGCACTGGGATAAGGACAGGCATATCGTCGATCCAGATATCAGGAATCCAACCATGAAGGGCTGTCACCTGTGCTTTCTGGAAGTAGTTGCAGAATATGATCTTAATGCCCAGCTTTTCCGCAGCGGCAATAATGTCAGAGTTGCCAGGTGCATTTTCATAACGGTAAGTTACGAAGCGCACATCGCACCCTGAACCCTGCATCAGAACCACGATAGAGTCCCACATGTCCGGGTGGACAGTATAAGTCTCGTCGAAATCCAGAGCGATTTTGGTATTAGTCCAAGGCTTCACGCTTCATCCCCTCCGCCAAACCGTCCCATTTGGAACATTTCTTATCCACCCAATCATTGAGCTGATCTCTGGTGAAGCCCACTGCATCAGAAAAGAGTTCGTTAGGGATATTCTCTCCAGCAGCGCGGATGCCCCTTGTCAGCTCTTCCATTTTCAAGAGGTAGGCAAGATCGACAACACAGTTCATCACATCTGCAATCTCACCGATGGCGGGTTCATCACAACGCCAAGGGCGGTTCAGTGCTCGGGATAGCTCACCTACTTCCTCCACGAGATTCTTGAAGACAGAATCAATAGACCGGGCTTGCGCCCGGACTGAGGAGGAGAGGATGCGATCAATCGCTTCCATTATTTCTCCTGTTTAGTTTCTGGTTTGGCTTTTGCTGCTTCATCAGCATCAAGCTCGTTGCTGTACTTCTTGATTGCCTTGTTCAGGAAGTCAATCGCGTTGCCAGCGGTTTCACGCACTTCTGGGGTTTCCACCACAGTCTGGCCTACGTATGCTGCCAGCATCTTGTATGCGGTGTCCTTAGACGGCATGAAGTTAGCGTATGCAATACCCATCAGGAAGATGAACGCAAAGCCAGCTACAATACGACGCAAAGGTTTCAGCAGGTCACGGAACGGCGCAGGTTCGACATCCGGTGTTGCCACCTGTAAAATATTGTACTTCTGCATCCAGTTGGATGTGTGGCCGTTAGGGTAGCGGATCTTCACAGTGTCATCAGAGTGATCAACGTTTGTGATTACGATCTTCTCACCCGCCGCCAGGTCATCGAAGTCCTTCGCCAGCATAACCACTTTACCAACATGCAGATTTGTGGTTTTGGTGTTTGCTTCTTCTGCTTCCATCAAGCGAGCGATCCACAGACCGATGTAAGCGATAGTTGCGAAGAACAGTAAGAAGCCGAAGCCGCCGTACTTTCCATCAGTTGACAGAACGTCGATTGCGTATACTAAGAAGGCCCATGACATATTGTGTTCTCCCGATTAAAGTGAATTTGAGGTTTTTGGTGCAATGAACTTGAGGTCTGCGAAACGCAGAACAACAAGCAGGTTTCCTGACATCGGTACGTCAGTCACGAAGATGGTCTCACCATCCTCGGGATTCACACCTACGTCAATAATCTTGAAGCTGGGAGTGCCGTTCAGTGCAATCGCTGCCTCTTTGCCTTCTTTGGTGCCTTCGGCTTCACCAGAAGCCATCATACCTTCTTTGTCTACGACCTGGAAAATTGTGGACATTGTGTTCTCCTTTAGTTCAGCGTTGTGCTGCTCTTTGTTGATGAGTAGATTAGGCTTTTCGTTTCTTCTTGTCAAGCATTTTAATAACCATCTTTCCCGTTCCAAGTTCCTGTCTTGATCCTTACCCGCTTGTGCTCTGCATAGCGTTTTTGTTCTTCCTTTGCAAAACTCTGCCTCCTCTGCCAAATCTCAATATGTTGAGTCTCATACTCCCAGTAACGCTTACGTTTGCGGTAGTGTTTGTAAACGACATAGGTCTCACCACAATCTTCAAACTGAGTAACGTAATGGAACAGTCTACCAAACGGCCCTACTTCTTTAATCTTCTTGTTGGTGTGCATCGCGGCCCTCCTCAGCCTCTGTCTACGTCATCGTCAGGTGTTGCCACATTTCTGACGCGCTGTCGCTTGTCTTCCCACATACAATACCACACCACGCTCCGCTGTCAAACCATAAGAACAAAAAGATCAAAACCCCTATAAGATCTTTAAGATCTTTAGTGTTTTAATCTTTATTTATTATATTCTTTACTTATTAGGCGGACATTTGTGTCAAAAGCTCGTGACAAATTTGTCAAAAGGTGGGCGTTAAAAAGAGGGGTGATTTCTGGCCTCCACCCCTCTTCTCTAACCATCCTGCCTCGCACAAAGAGTCCACCGCTCGTCTGACGGTTCGTTCAGTAACGCCGAACTCCTCCGCCATAGTTTGCATGGACTGGAAGAATTCAGCATCCTTGTTCTTTGCCCTGTAGACCTGGTGTTTATGCTTGATGTACAAGACCAACTCTTTCGAGAAGGACGACACCTTACGATCAGACAGCAGAGCTATTGGACAAAGAACGTAGGGCTTAGTCTTCACCTCTCAGAATCTCCTCAATGTATTGGGACAACCACTGCTCCGCATAGTCGTTGGAAGCATCGTTGTTGAACAGCACCGCAAGCCCACAGGCAAGTTGGTACAAGTGTTCATCAAAGCCGTTAAGCTCCTTGGACATATTGATCAGTGCAGCCTCTGCATGTGTTGGATGCAATGGATCATCAACATCATTTTCATCAATGATATCAATACCATTCTTTATAACTTTTACCAGCCGACTTCCGACTAAAAAGCTATACACATTCATGAAGGAGTCTACACCTTCCCCGGTCGTGATGGTAAAAGCGGCGGAAGCTCCACGCCGATTCATACCCACACTTAAAGATTTGGCATCGAATTTTGTCAACATGTCTCGTCCATATCTACAGCCCGTCCAAACGGAGGGTTCCACCCTGAGCGACCACCACAGATCACCCACAAAGTGCTCCACTTCCTGGCCCAGTCCTTACGATCACGCAGGTCTTCTATGAAGCCATCAGTAAAGATGATCACCTCTTTAGCATCTGGGATATTCTCCTCGATGTACTTGAATGCACAAGCAGCTTCTGTGCAGCCTGTACTTCGCACTTCGTAGTTTGCCATCTCACGGATATTTTGCTCAGTGTAGACACACACATTACCCACTTTTGTGCTCCAGCAGAATAGTGTCACTCGAAACTGTTTATATAGCAAGCAGATACCTATGATCTCATTGAAGATACGGCGAAGCGTAGCTTTAGAGATAGACCCTGACACATCGAAACCAATCACCACGTCGATTTTGTTAGCTTGGATACGCCCGGGCAAGATCATATGGGAGTTTGCATCCAGATTACCATACGTTCTCATAGTATATGTCAACCCCGCAGAACGCCTGGAAGGTTTGCGGTAAGAACGGTTTCCCTTGACACGAGAAATCATACGATTTTTCAGGATCTTCAAATAATTGATCTTTGGTTTCTTCCACTCAGCAACCATACGCATAGCCTCTTCTGGGCCTTCGCCCCCGGCAGCTTTAATGGCAGAGTCAATCATGTGGCGAGACCACTCAGAGAAGGTATCTTTCTCAGCTTGGGTCAACTCAGGACGGCCTTTTTCGTACCCTAAGATGTTCAGCTCATCATCGGACTCATCTGGACGCATGTGGTTACCCACAGGACGGCCTTTTGGCTTGTTTTTGAGCATATCTAAGTAGATCATTTCCGAAGTCATACCCAAATAACGGAAGTTACAGTAGGCAAACTTCAAAAATCCGAACTCTTTCGACGAATCGAAGGTACTGGCGCGTCCATTTGGGAACCAACACATCGGTTTGGAACGGTTTGAGTGATCCATAACCAGGGTTGTGTTGATATATTCGTCCGTTGCAGCGTTGTGCAGACTCGGATTGAACGATTTACCACGCCATAAGTGGTCATTGGTGACGTGACGAGTCTCATGTTCGCAGACAAAAGTCAACTCAGGCATGGTTTTCTCACGGAAAAACGTCTCAATGAACTCCTGCTCGTTCATTTTGTCAAGGGGAGTCATTGTTGGGTGGTTATTAAGACGATCCATAACCGCTTTCTTACGTCCTGGGAGCATTCCGCAGACGAATTCCGGGTTGTAGAACAGATGTTTGCCATCTGTAGCCATTGTAGAGCACCACTCCCAGTTCGCTACCATAGGCATAGAACTCAGCAGGGTGCCGTAGAATGGACGAACGGATAGCAAGGCAATACGTGCCGCCTGGATGCGACGACGCGCTTCCGGCTCTTGTGTCTTGATCATCTCATATTCTTCAGTCTTCATTTTTTCTCCTCAAAAGAAAAAGGCCATCATTATTGATGGCCTAAGTGTATCAGAGTTTAAACTGGCTTTGCAACCTTTTTAAGGTAGTCTTGTGGATAATAATCCGTACCACCTTTGAAGCGGCAAGCCCACACGTAGCCCTGATTTGGGATCTTGAACAGCACGATGGCGTCAATCTCTCCGTTACCAGTTTCGTGATTGCCTTCAACGTAATCTCCAATCCGATGGAACGGAATGAAATTATCACCGAGAGCTTGGCGCTCCAATGCTGCGGGTTCCCGCCCCAGAATTTGCTCTGGGGTTTCAGTGCTAACCTGCGACATTAGCCCACCACCTTATTCAGCATACCCCAGATACGTGGGACGCTAAAGCCAGTGCTGATCATCATGGTGGTGATTGCTTTACCAATCTTGTTGCCAACAACAATGAAGTTGTCCTTTGCAAACCCGATCTTGAGGTCGAGTACCAGGATGAACTTCGGATCGTCGTTCAGTTCTTCACCAGTCAATGCACACACTTTACGAGTGTACTTGGATTTGAACTGGGCAAACGACACAGAGACATTCATACCCACCGCTGCAAAGTCGGTGCAGTATTTGGCATATGCTTTAGCAATCGCCACGTCGTCTGGTACAGTTTGCGCTGCCTCTTCTTCCTCTACTTCTTCCTGGGCTTCGGGTTCTGAGGGTACTACTGCCGGAGGTAACTCAGCAGCCGGGGCAACCGCCTCTTCCAGTGTTGCAATCGGGCCTAAAGGTTCATGCTCTTGAGCAATGAAGCTATTCGCTACCGGAGTTTGCAGGCTACCGTCGTTTTGCATTTCGAGTTCCATTTTTGGCTCCTCTTTCTCTACCTCTGGGAGGTATTTAGTTTTCAGTGACTCTAAGTGGTCACGAGACATGTTCAGCATCATTGCCTTGACGATCTCACGATCAATTGGGTCGATAATTGTTGTTGCTGTGCGCTTATCAATCAGGTTATCTTTCAACTGATTTGCACGTTGCATAACAACACAGACGTTGCCACGAACATAACCTTTGGTGTCATCAATGCGCTCGATGGTTGGATATTTCGCATGGTCTGGCTGGCTACCAGCAATCAGAGTGCTCAGTCCCAAGTTGGTGTAGTCACAAGTTCCGTGACCTAACAGTTTGAAACCTAACAAGAACATATCTTCCATGTTCAGTGTGCATTCCATACCGCGTTCTTCTGCATTACGTTGTTTTGCTGCCAGACGACGACCTAAACGCATTTGCTCATCAGTTGTGTACAGCTTGTTCCAATCTTTCATACTCTTGTTCTCCTACTCATGTTTGGGACTATCCCGTTTGCTTGAGATGAATTATGACAGATTCAAAAATCCTGTCAACCACTTGCTTCAATCTTTTTTGATGGTATAGTTATCAAACAAAACACTCACATAAAGGAGAGAATATGAAAGACCGTGAACAACAACTGATCAACAGCCTGATCGGGGTAGACCTTGCCCATGCCGCCGGAGACAGCACGGCAACCTGGCAAACCCCTGACTGGGGTTCTTTGGAATACAAGACAATCATGGATAGATATCGAGACCTCACAGAACAAGAGAAAAGAGAACTTTTCTTGCCTCAATACCACGCTGATAGATGCCGGGGTCTCGATATCAATCGTCACGCAGAGTTCGACCCCATAAAGGCCCGTGTTCCGATGCAGAGTTTGTGCGATATGCTCTACACACTCGCTCAGTTCGACCGTGAATACTTTGACCTCATTGACCGCCCCAGTCATCTTGATAATCCTTTCGAGATGGAACGATATGTCGGGCATTTTCACGGTGTTGATATGCGGGATGTCACCCAGCGAGGTGGTCTTGGGTTCCCTGTGCAGAAAAGAAGCATTAGCATCTACCTGACAATACCGACACACCCGAAATGGAACGTTTTTGAATGCGTTGACAATATGTTGGATACCGGGCCAGCAAGACCCGGAAGGGGGTTGGGACACTTTCTGCATATTATGTCCCGTTATGGTTGGTTTGACAAAGGAAAGCATGACCTGCACATAGAGGCGAAGGTCAGGAGTAGAGACCGTGGTCTGTCACAATTCGATCAGTGGAGCGCAGGCAAATACTCCGACCGCACAAAAGAACCAGAGTGGATTCTGGAGGATGTGACGGTTAGTGTTGGTGAGTGGCAATTCGTTCAGCAACCGCACGGACTTCAATCTCCTTACGCTCGCCGTTTGGCCTCTTACGGGTACAATGACCAGATAGCCATACGTAAATCAACCACAAAAGGTATGGAGCAGATCCACCTGTATCTGGACGGAAGGGGCGAACAGCAACCAATATATGATATCTATCGAGACAATGAGCTTGACGACCTAATTGGAGGGGATTTCTGGACAGAAAAGGAACTACAGCTTGCTGAAATGTTGGAGATCAGGGGTGAAATATTTCTTGACAACCCAGATCAGTTCCCTATACTGGGTGCTATACGAAGGCTAACACCAGACGCCATTGTCAGTATGGACAACACGAGGAGAGTAGAGATACTCTCGAAGTTTGGTGAAGGCACAATAAAAATCCCAAAGACATAGTGGAGAAATTACGTGACTAAATTAGATATTCAAGAACTCACCCCGGCCCAAGAGCTTGCTCTGGCTATCAAACTTGCAGCAGAAGGCCACCTGAATCAGAAAGATAAGGGTGGTAATCCCTACATTCTCCATCCGATCAAGGTGATGCACTACCTGAAAACTGATGATTATCAGTTGATGGCTATCGGGGTAATGCACGATTTGCTGGAAGATACAGATATGATGGCGGCGGATCTGGTTCTGATGGGATTCTCCCAGCGTGTCATTGCAGGCGTAGTTCTTCTCACGAAGACTGCCAATCAGACGCCAGAAGATTACCTGGCAGGGATTCTGACAAACCATGATGCGATCCGTGTCAAGCTGTGCGATCTCCGTCATAATACAGACGTTCGGCGTTTGAAAGGCGTTGGTCATAAAGACCTGTTGCGTATCCAGAAATACCATGATATGTATGTCCGCCTGAAACAGGCGAGCGGCTTGCACCAGACACTGAGCAGCCTTTCAACGGGAGTTGTATCATGAATACATGCGGTGTTGAGTTCGCTTTCGGCTTGACAGGGGTAGAATTCATTATCATTTGTATGATGATTGGTGCATTGGTTGGTGGATTCTGTGCTTTTGTCAACTATGTTAATGGCCCTGGTAAGATCAGCCTGATCGATATTGATCTGTACACCAAGGATGAATTGCGTAGAATGAGGCTGAACAGACGATGAGCGCAATGGGAAAGAAGGTTACCCCTTACTTAGTCCATCCATTCGATCCCAAAAACAAGGCGGTTATCCACCGTCGTTGGACAGAGGCTCGAATGACTCTCTGCCCGGTTCCCCAGGCAGCGAAATACAACAAGGAGTACACCGCAGAATATGTGGAGTACACGTACATCAATGGCAAAGGCAAGCCTGTTTATGTAGAAGAGTTTGTCTTGTGGATTAAATGGGAGTAAACTATGTCTGATAAACGAGTGACAGCTAAAGTCTACATGCGTCTCACCGTAGAGGTTCATGTTGGCAACTGGGAAGGCGGTACGGACTTTAATAGTTTGTATGCTCAAGCCCAGCGAGAGGCACAGAAATCTGTGTCTCACATCTGTCGTAACACAAACGTGCGTTTGATTGACACCCATAAGGGTGAGATGAACGTACACATTCAGGAGGGACATTAATGTCGCGTAATATCTTTGAAGAGAACCAGATTAACATCCGCGAGCTGGAAAACATCGCGGCATACTGCTCACGTAAACGTAAATCATTGTTGGTTTATGGTGGCCCAGGCTTGGGCAAGAGCCAGAAGCTGCAACAATTGGCGGATAAGCTGTTCGGTAAGCGTACCGAAGGTCAAGAACCCAACTTAGTGGACTTCCGTTTGGCGGATAAAGAACCATCAGACGTTGCTGGACATCAGATCCCAACAATGGTAGATGGTAAAATGCGTACTGTGTACGCTGTTCCAGACTTCTGGCCTACTGACCCTGACTGGGAAGGTTTCATCTTCATGGATGAGCTGCTCAATGCAGAGCCATACCTCCAGAACGTTGCGTTCCAAATCATGTTGGATCGTCGTATCGGTAAGTATGTGTTCCCTAAAGGCGCACGTATGGTTGCAGCAGGTAACCGTGACTCCGATGGCGGCGCTACACACGCAATCGTTCCGGCGCTGGCGAACCGTATGATGCTGGTTGAACTGTATTACGATGCTCCGATCTGGATTGAAGACTTCGCGCTGCCGAATAACATCCATGCGACCATCATCCGGCTGCTGAAAAGCGAATCTCAGCACATCGAAAACTACGAGACACAGTGTATTGAGCAAGGATCTCCTTCGTTCTCTACCCCTCGTACCCTGGCAGATGCCAGTGAAGTTCTGTATGAGTTCGACGAAGGTCTGATCACAGAGCGCGAGATGGGTGTAATGCTTCAAGGTCTGGTTGGCAAGATCACCGCTAAGGCTATTGCAACTTACCACCGTAACCATAAGCTGCCGGACATCGCAGGGATTATGGCGGGTACAGTGACCAAAGCCACTGACCTCTCAGATGACATGCAGTTCATTCTGGGTATGGAAGGCACACGTCACCTCCGCCGTGCAGTGATGGATGATGCCGTCTCCGATGATACGATCATCGAGAGCAGCAAGAACTTCCTGACCTATCTGCACAACAACTTTGCAAACACGAACGCAGACTTCGTAATGTCAATCTTCCTGACATTCCTGAATCCTTCGTCTGCTGGCCCTGCATTGTTGAAGGCCAACACTTCTCGTGAGAAGTTAATCCCTCGCCTGGCGAACAGCTACCAGGTGGTGATGGACATTGTAAACGACTATATGGATCAGTACGCCGAAGCAGTGAAGGCTGCAAAGAGTGCAAAATAATTCATAAAGTCTTTGACAGCCTCTTCGGAGGCTGTTAGTCTTTCTGCACTAACCCAAAAAGAGGAACTATCATGCAGATCACTGATGAATTAAACAGCGAACAACGCCTTCTTGACCGTGAATTGGCTGGTCAATTGAAACACTCCTTCTCAGTTTACGCTGAAATGGAAGAGGCGGGTTTCTCGGTAGAGTTCTTTGACACCAAAAGTTTTGGTGGCTTGAGTGTTGTACCTTCTACCCAGAGGGTGCGTGTTAAAATCAACACGTCTATGATGCACATCCCTAACTACCGCCGTGTGATCTCCAATAAAATCAGTAACTCTTTTGCTGATCGTCTGGCTAATCCCAACTTCTTGGCTGGTCAAAAGCAGTCATCACGCTTTCGTAAACCACAAACGTGGGGTAAAAACTAATGCAAGAGGCGATTGATATCGACAAAACACTCATAGGGATGGATTCCCGATTCATGCTGGGGTCGATTGACCATATGGCCCCAACAGAAGAAGAAAAAGCACAGATGACTAAAGTGTGGGCTGAACTAAGGGAGCAGTTCAAAGATACGGATTTAAAAATTGTCCTTCCAGACGTTGATTTCAGTTCTCTTGAAGAACGGGCAGCAGCGTTCGCTGCCGACTCTCTTTTGTGGGATGATCGTGTCCTTGGTGCCGAGGAAGAGTATGTCGAGGTCTGCTCTGACCCAGAACTGCTTGCATTAGTTCGTCAGTCGGCACAGGAACGGTCAAAAGAGAAAAAGGATGTCGTCGTACTGGGTGCTGGCCCGGGACTCGCAGGGGGCTTTATAGGCGCTCTCACGTCATTCGCTACTATGGAGCGAAGAATGCTGGCTGACAACATCGTTCACATTGATTTGGCAGAAGAGAAGATGATGAAGCCTTCTTTCTTGGATGAGCGCTCTTCGAAGCTGCGTAAAGGTCGTGGTCACAACAAGTTCAAGAAAGGAAAGAAGAAATGACTGATCGCGAACTTGTTACAACTTGTCGTAAGTTGGTCGGGATGTACGGCACTTTACGTTACTGCTCCGGTGGTTGGTGCGCTTGTATGGGGTGTGTGAATTCCTCTCTTACAAAAGAGCAGTACGAATATGCGTTGACATTGCCAGAGGTCAAGCATATGATGGACAACCCCGAAGAAGCGCGGTTGGATTACTTAGGTGACTCCGCCCCGGGCTACTACAGTCTTGAGAACAGGCTGAAACGCTTTAAGGAGAAAAAGCATGGCAAAGCCAAAGCTGAACCCGGATCTGCTTAAAGAATTCTGGGAGATTGACCGCTTTGATATGTGTCTTGGCGGTCTGAATTACAATGGTCAGCGTGTCTATTCCATCTGTGCAAAGTCACGACAGGAAGTCAAAGACGGTATCGCCGACTATCGCAAACGTATGTGCAAATAAAGGAGACCATGATGGTTGAATTAAAGCTCGACACAGCAGCGGTGAACGCGCTGTTTCCCGAAGGAACACAAGCGCGGGTTAACCTGCAACAGGCAGTGATCAACAACATCACTTCCAATATTCTGGATAAGCGCATCAATCAGGATGTTCTTCGTCAGATTGAAGAAACTGCGAAAGAGTACACGCTCGACCAGAGCTTGACTGCCCGTGTGCAGAAAGAACTGGATGCGTACCTGACCAAACGCGGGTGGAACTCTCCTGCTGGATTGACAAGCGTCCGTAAGAGCGAAGTTCAGTCCATCGTGAACGCAGAAGTTAAAGGTCTGTGCTACGCGATGTTTGAAGAACTCGTGAAGGAATGTACCGAGAATGCCAAAAAGGAATTTGGTGACGGCATGACCCGTAAGATCCGATATGCACTGGAAAATGCTCAGGCACACTTCGCAGCACGACTGAATGACGGCTTCAAAGAGATCTTGGACAAGGCCATTGTTCAACGCATGGGTCTGGAGGTGAAGTCATGAGTGTAGTTTACAAGGTCGGTGACCTGATTAAAGCTGCTCAGGACGGTGAAGTGAACGTGATCGCTCACGGCTGCAACTGCTACTGCACGATGGGTAGCGGCATTGCTCCGCTGATCAAGAAAGCGTTCCCGGGTGCTTACGCCTCCGACCTCAAAACCAAAAAGGGAGACCTTGAAAAGAAAGGTACACTCTCTTGGGCGTGTGAAGGCGAGGTGGTCATCGCCAATCTGTACTCACAGGGTGGTTACTGGGGACGTAACGAAGGTATACGTGACCTGGATTATGACGCATTGTACGATGCCTTAGTGCGCTTCGCGGGTCTCGCTAAAAGCGTCCGTGGCAACGAGGTTAAGATCGGCCTGCCGAAGATTGGCGCTGGATTGGCAAAAGGCGACTGGGACATCATTGAAATGATGATCAAGAAAACGCTGATTGGGATGGATGTGACGATTTATGTCCTTGATGCCAAAGAGATTCCTTTTGGGGAGACAGTGATATGCTAACTTTCCTTTGGTTTCTTGTCGGTACATTTTTTGGATGTTTCTATCTTAAAAACTTGAACTGGCGCGTTGACGCAATGGATGTCATGGCGGCATTCTTTATAATGGTAGGATGGCCTATCTATTTCTTCGGCATCCTTGTTATGCGGCTCTTCAATGGAGACTGGAAATGATCACTTTAGAAATCGGTATGGTTGCCCATGCCAAGAAATTGGATCTGCATGATTCAAACGGCAATGTATTCAGCTTCTCAGCCCCCGGGCGGGGAGAGAAGTTCTCGGTTCTTTTGCTGGGTGCAGAAGATCCTAAATCCTTGGAGCGTATCAGCGCCCAGGAGTTCCTGATTAAAGCAGGATGGACTCCACCGGAGACCAATTAATGAAGAACAAACCTCAAACGGAGATCTTTGTGATCTTCGATACTGAGCATCAGGTTTTCTGGCGTTCAGCGAATGAGAAGGTGTCCTGGTCTTCTAAGGGTGTGGCTAAAACCGCCTTTAGTTCCAGCCGGAACAACACAACTAAAAGACCTTTCGCAGAACAGACGCGCTACAAACTGGCCTCTGTGGATGTGACTGGTATTAAATTCATCGAATAGGAGAAAACAATGATTAAGAAATATACTCTGACCCAATCCTACAGCACTGATCCAAGCGCTAAGGCGGGGATTGTGGTGTATCGTGCAGCTAAACATGATTATGGCTTGGCCCGTGATGATACCATCGCCACAGGTATCCCCCATGTTTCGGTGACATTTAATGCTGACGGAGACTATCCATTCTTCACTGTACCTGAGACAATCCTCCAAGCAGCGGACGCAGAATTGGTAGGTGGAAAAAAATTCAATGGTGTTATTGTAAAATGCCGTCCATACATTGAAGAATTCCCTCGGTGCATCTATGGTTACAGACCTGGCGTTCTTACATATGTTCGTACCTCAACCGTTCAGAGCTTGCTGCTGGAAAACGGTAAGTTGTACGCGATCACACTGAATAGCGCCTATGAGTTGGCGGATGTTGACTTGGCTGCGTTCCTGAAATGCCCTGAGTGGATTAACGACCTCGATAATTTAATCAAGCAGGTTGTAGTGAAGCCTGCACAGGAGGTGAAAGTTGACTAAACCAATCAAATACCCGAGCACCTCACAGCTTCGCCAGGTGGTGCGTACCGTTAAGGAATCACTGACCTTCGACGGCATTGATTCTGATGGCAACATCAAGCGTAAGACGCCAGAAGATTGGGTGGTTCCGTACTTCGGTACGGTTAAACTACACGGCACTAATGGTTCTATCGTCTTCTACAGTGATGATGAGATCGTTTACCAGTCGAAAGAGCGTGTTCTGGGTATCGGCGATGACAATCAGGGCTTTATGGCCCGTATGATCCACATCGACCACAAACGACTGCTTGACCAAGTGCGTTACATCTGCGAGACTCGCGGTGTTGAGTTCAAATTCCCTGTTGAAGTAGCAGGTGAATGGGCAGGCCGTGGCATCCAAAAGGGTGTGGCACTGAATGAGGTTGACCCGTTCTTCGCTATCTTCCGCATTGCGGTAGGTAAGGATGAGCATGACAGCCTGATGTGGTTGCCGCCAGCGTTCCTGATGGGCCTGACAATGGCGGATGTAGATCGTGTCTTCAACATCTTGGACTTCGGTTTCTGGATGTTAGATATCGACTTCTCCCAGCCAGAACTCTTCACCAACGGTCTGATTGAGGTGACTCAGAAGGTCGAAGAAGAATGCCCAGCAGGTAAGAAGTTCGGTGTGAGCGGCATCGGTGAGGGTGTGGTGTGGTCACCAATGAACCCTAAGATGGCTCAGAACTCCGGTTTCTGGTTCAAGGTCAAGGGTGAAAAGCACTCGGTTTCTAAGGTGAAAACCCTGGCAGCAGTCGATCCAGAGCGCCTGGCAAGCATCCAGGAGTTCGTGGACTACGCTGTGACTGAGAACCGCCTGAACCAAGGTCTTGAGGAGGTCGGCAAAGACATCCAGAAGATCGGTGAGTTCCTTAGTTGGATGAATCGTGATATCATCAAAGAAGAAGGCGATGTCATGAAAGAAAGTAATTTGGTGATGAAAGATGTAGCCAAATTCCTGTCCAACAAGGCTCGCGCCTGGTATCTGGCTAAGTTGAACGAGGGGCTGTAATGGCCCTTATCGTCTCAACAACCCGAGCAACATCAAAAGGTGGTAAGCTGTCTTCCAAGTGTGAGACACTTATCTTTCTAAACGAAGACGAGGGAAGAGAATTTGTTAAGAAAAACAAAGGCTTGGTTTTCCACGTTCAAAAGGGGACTGTCACAGATGAACAACGTAGTGATTAACGGGCAGGTCATTGAAGGAGACCTCGTAGCGGGTAAGACCATCAATGTGACTTCGGATGGTGATAAAATCATCATCAACGGGCGAACCGTGATGACAACTTCTGACAAAAACATTACCGTTGTGGTAAACGGTGATGTGAAGGGGAGTGTTGAGACGCAATCCGGCTCGGTAAACGTGTACGGGTCAGTGATCAACGACGTGAAAACCATGTCTGGTGATGTCCACATCGAGAAAGACACGGCAGGTAACGTAAAAACCATGTCCGGCAGCGTGACAGCCGGAAGCATTGGTGGTAATGTAAGCTCGATGTCGGGTAATATCCGAACGCGCTAAAAGTAAAGCCCCTATCGCAGGGGCTTGTTAATTTGGGAGTTACACTTGAATAAATTCATCCTGGCAACCGCCTGTGCCATTTCTCTAACCACCGCCCCGGCTATGGCTACAGAAAGTGCAAAGAAGCCAAAGGTGCTACATGTCTGCAAGAAGACAGACACTGCGGTTAACATCTTAGCTTGCAATATCTACCGTGAATCCAGAGGCGAAAGCGATTATGGAATGCTTGCGGTTGGGTTTGTGACCATCAACCGAAAGGATCATGAAAAGTTCCCGGCAACAATTGGCAAGATTGTCTATCAGGCAGGCCAGTTTTCTTGGACGACACATGGCGGAACCTTTAAGGTTCACGAAGCAGAGACTTGGAACAAAGCGAAAGACTTCGCTACTACTCTTATCACTCTGCACAAAACCAATAAAATTGTGTACGACACCCTTGACATCACCAAGGGGAGCACGTATTATCATTCTCGAAAGGTTAGACCTTACTGGACGAAAGTAATGATCCGTACAGTGAAGATTGATAACCACATCTTTTATAAAGAAAAAACCGCCTCTTAATAGGCTAATCAAAGGAGAAACAAAATGACTCAATTCCAAACCTCTTTCGCACTGGTACTTTTCAACCTGTTGGCTTTCTGTGCTACTTGGTATGGTACAGGTCTCGTAGCTGCCAACTATGTTGTCAACTATATGCACGGCACTGTGACATTCAGTCAAGTTCTTGCGATGGGAGCTTTGATGTTTGTTGTGTCTTGGTTAGTTGCTTCTATCTTTGAAGCAATCGTTGCAGGCATCATCGGAGAGCCAACTAAATGATTGTAAACCGCGAATACACGGAGGCTTCGGTCTCCGCTAACGTGGAGTCTTACGCCGGGGGAATCGCCCTCAATGCGGAGACTTTCCGCATCATAATCTCTGGGATCTACAAAGACAAGCGTTTAGCGGCAGTGCGTGAGCCTTTGTTCAATGCCTTCGATAGTCACATCGAATCTGATCGTAAGGATGTGCCTATCCAGATCCATAGCCCGACAAACCTGGAGCCTTGGTTCTCGGTGCGTGACTTCGGTCTGGGTATGGATAAAGAAATGGTAACCAAAACCTTTATGGTGTTAGGTATCAGCACCAAGCGTCAAAACAACGAAGTTGTGGGCGCTAAAGGTATCGGCTCTAAGGCTCCGTGGGCATACACAGATATGTTCACAGTGACTTCGACCCACAACGGAACGAAGACAGCGTACTCCGCATACCTTCACAAGGGTCTGCCACGTATTGCTGTCCTGAATGAGTCGGAAACAATCGAAGGTAACGGTGTTGAGATCAAATTCTCTGTCGATCCTTCTGATGTGGACTCTTTCCGCACAGCACTGAAAAAGTGCCTGACGTATGTTCAGATGCCGTATGAGATCAACGATCCTTACGTGCGGGACTTAATTGTCCATGATGCGCCTAAATGCTGGCATCGTCAGGAGGTTGACGGGTGGGTTGTGGAGTTCTACAACAAACGTCAGGGCCACGAGAACGTTGTGATCATGGGTCAGCAGCCTTACGTATCTGCTGCGCTTAAAGACTACCCTGCTTGCTCTGTGACGCTGCCTATCGGAGCTTGTGACGTATCTCCTGGACGAGAATACACCGAAGAGGGTGAAGAGGACGGCGGCTTTGGTGAAAAGCTCGCAGCCGTGATTAAGCAAGTCTCTGACGGTATCGGTGATGAAATCATCGCCCAGCTTGAGAAGACAAACAACATCATGGAAGCCCGTGAGTTCTTCTTGAGTCGTGGTCACAGCTACTTTATCACTCGCTACGGGTATGAGTGGCTCCGCGACAAGCTGGAAAGCGTGATCGGTGAAGGAAACTTGGTTGTTTCTAAGACATCGTACAAGAAAGGGTCTCGTGGTTGGAAGATAGACTATGATACAGTAATGTCTGTATCTGGGGTCTTGAACGCACCAACGATCTTGTACGCGGATAAAAAGTCAGCATTGAAACGCCGTGCGGTTCACTTGGCACAGCAACACAGTGTTGAACGTATGCACATCGTACATCTTGATGATCCAGGCGCTTTGCTTGCAGAACATGATTACTTCAAAGCAGTTTTCGTGTATGCTACCTCGTTCAATGCTCCGAAGGTGCCTACGGAACGTGCAGCACGTACAGGCAACATCCGTGTCTGTGTGTTCGAGCGAGAGGGCAACGGCTACGAGCAATGGGTGAACAAGGATGCCTTAGAAGACGTTGAGTATTACATGGTCAAGCGAGCCAAAAACCAAGGTGACGCAACATGGCTTGGCGACTTCCGTGATGCAAAGCATTACGTGAGATCCCAGTTTGACAATTTAGGTGTGGAAGGGGATGAGATCTGGCTGGTGACCAGCACAGCGGAGAAACACATCTCGAAAGAAGCGAAGAAGGTGACAAAAGATGCGTGGATTGAAAACACGCGAGACAGTTACAAAGAATGGTTCATCAGAAAGAACCTGGAAAGCACTGTTCGGATCAAACGATCAATGCGTAAACTGTTTGGAACCCGAACGCTGAACTTCCGACCAACATCAGAGTCGTACCCTCACCGCTTAGGAAGGTATTTGGGCGCGGAGAGCTTCCACAGCACTCATAAAGAGGCTGCATTCGTGCAGGCAGTGCGTGGACGTTACGAGAAACAACTCGAAAAATTGAAAGCCGAAGCGACAAGTAAGTATCCTCTGATTACTAAAGTCAGCTTCCGCCACTACAACTCCCCGGAATTCAAAGAATACCGGGGCTTGATTGACGCAAAGGAGAAAAATAATGGCTAAGAATCTCTTTTCCTCTCGTTCCGCTGCCCGTCGCTTTGCGGCGGAGCACGGCGGGAAGATTAAAGACCGTGGCGCGTTCTTTGACAAAGAGCGTTGGGCTGTTGAAGGTGCCGGAGAATCGGCACCAGAGACAGGTGTGTTGTCTCGTCGCAATAACATCGGCTCCCGTGGTGAGGCTCGTGCAGTCGCCAAGGAACTGAATGGTAAAGTGATCGACAATGCCCGTAACAAGGGTGATCACATCGTCCGTGACCTGGAGAAAAAAGGTCTGCGCTGGTCTGTGGAGTACACAGATAAGTTGCCCATCGCAACGCCAGAAGACCAAAAGGTCTATGATTCGATTGTGGCAGGCCATAAGGCGAATGTCGCCCCAGTAGCTGTTCCGGTAGTGACTCCAGAGGTTGAACCCATCGTCATTATGACAATGAAGAATATCTCTGTTACACTTGCTGATGGCAAGCAACTGGTGATGTCTCGTGATCACGAAGACTTCAAAGCGGTGGCTGGCCTGTTCGCTGATGGTGATGTGCAGGCTATGGTCGATATGATGAATATCGAGAAGAAAGTGCGTGAGTGGTCGTTCGGTGAAGGCGATATTTGCGTGATCGAGGGCAAGCTGTACCATTACGGTATGGAAGTTCCTCAGACCAAGCTGGCTCGTCGCATCATCAATGACTGCGAAGCAGGTCAAGACCCGGTGAAGTTCGTGAACTTCTTCCGTAAGCTGATGACCAATCCATCGTTCATGGCAGTGAAGCATACCTATGACTTCATTGAGCACAACGATCTGGAGATCCTGGAGGATGGAAACATCCGAGCCTGGAAGAAGGTCACGAATCAGGGCCGTGCTGCACGTAATGTTCCTAACTTCAAAGGGATGACCATTATGATGCCACGTAACCAAGTAGAAGATGATCCAGCCAAGACCTGTTCTGCTGGTCTGCACATCGCAGCGAAGCATTACTTCGGTCATCAGTTCCAGGGTGGTTTGCTGATTGAAGTGTCTGTGAGTCCAGGAGATATCGTCTCCGTTCCCACAGATTACAAGAACAGTAAGTGCCGCGCCTGTCGCTATGAGATCCTGACTGGACTTGAACGTCCGAAGGATATCCCGCAGGTGCTGATCATCGACAAAGACGGTAACCAACTACAGGAGATCGGAACGGATGAGTAATGCTTTCGGAGTGGGTACGGATGACGCTATCAAGGCGGTAATGGGCGGTGGCAACGTGTTTGTCACCGGGCCAGGTGGTACGGGCAAGACTCATACCATCAAGAAAATCCAAGCCCTTTTCCCGGACACGACTCTGACAGTAGCCCCTACGGGGGTTGCTGCGTTGAACGTTGAAGGGATGACTGCTCACCGAGCCTTCGGCTTGAGCATGGGTGTCTCTTCCGATGAGGACGTTATGAACATAAAGCGTCGTCATGAAAAACTTATGAAAAGCAAAGACTTGGAGCGTATCATCATTGATGAAATCTCCATGATCCGTGCAGATAAGTTGTGGGAGATTGACCAAAAGTTACGTCTCGTTCGCAAGAAACCTAATGAACCGTTCGGCGGTATCCAGGTCATCAAGTTCGGAGACTTCTTCCAAAACCTGCCAGTGCTTACTTCCACAGAGGAAGACCTGTACCGTAGCCACTTCAACACTGAACTGTGCTGCTGGTCAGACACCTGGCGCGATGCCCAGCCTTACCCGGTGATGCTGGAGAAAATGTATCGCCAACAGAGTGATAACTTTGCCAGAATGCTGAACTGTCTGCGTAAAGGTGAGCGCTTGGACGATGTGGTGGACTACATCAACGACAACTGCTATAAGCCGTTGGACAACCCGCAGGCGATCACTCTGACAAGTACGAATGCTCAGACGGAACGGATCAACAAAAAGTTCTTCGATGACATTCAAAGTCCGGTCAAGATTTACAAATCAAAGGTCGAAGGTGACTTCAAATCCAAACCCGGCCCGGACGAACTGGCGCTTAAAGTTGGATTGAAGGTAATGATCACCGCTAACCAGATCAGTAAACCACACGAAGACCCAGCTTATGTGAATGGTTCCATTGGTTTCATTCGCAAGATGTTTGCAACATACGTTGTTGTGGAACTCTTAGACGGCACTGTGGTTGATGTGATGGAGAACGTCTGGGAAAACGTGGAGTACACACCGGAGAAAGTGATCGACCCGATCTCTGGGAAGCAGAAGTCCAAGATCAGTAAGAAGGTGATTGGACAGTTCTTAGCTCTCCCATTACGCGCTGCTTACGCTGTGACAATCCACAAAGCACAGGGGTTGACTTTGCCAGCGGTTAATATAGACTTCGGGTATGGCACTTTCTCAGCAGGTATGGCCTATGTAGCTCTCAGTCGTGCAACGCACACTGGCGGTCTCCGTATGGTTAAGCCTCTGAAAAAGCGAGATATTATGGTAGACCCACGGGTCATCACATTCTACAATCAGACTTTCCCAGGAAAGTAAAAGGAGAAAATCATGGCTTCATTAGCTCGTCTTGAACTGGTTAACAAGTTCCACAAGGAACTTGAAGACTTCAACGCTTTCAGTGCTCTTCGTGCAGAGAACAGCATGGACACAACCCATATCCAGATGGCGTCTTTAGACGAGATGATGTCAGCTTATGGTTATGTTCCTCAGCGACTGGCGAAGTATCCGAAAATCACTGATGGTCGTTTCGGTTACATTATTGCCTTCCCTGCGAAAGGCCGTCCAATGCACCTGAGTTTAGAAGCTGCGGTGCAGATGCACAACGGGAGTCTGGTGCGTCCTCGCACCGTCTCTCGTAAGCAGATGGAAGAGAACCCTGCAACCTTTGCACGTAAGAACCGGATCGTCGAGACGGTCTCTATCCAGCGTAACAAGCGTTGCGGAAATGATGGCTCTGGCATCAAGTCACAAACCCGCTGGGTTAAGTTCCTGGAGACTGCGGAATGATAGAACTTTCAGATCGTCCTGCGGATATGCTGGTCAGGAAACTCCGTAAGGAGAGTCGCAACCCGGATTTATCTCCTGAACACACTCAGGTGATGAACCGCGCCGCTGATATGATCAACTCGCTGGATACTTTAACTTACCAGTGTGTTGTTGCTTGCAAGCGGATGGGCTTCGTGTATGATGAGTCCGACAAGAAGTACAGTGAGTTCTCACAAGCATTCTTCTGGTTGCAGGAGAAAGGTGCAGACGCTTACAACGCTTCGATGGCTGATGGCAAGTATGAATTCCTGAAAGGGGTCGAAAGCCGGATGAAGGACTTGATTGCCTTTTATGAGGAGAACAAACGTGGATAAGGTTGAAGATTTTAGCAATCTGTCGCAGGTTAGCGACGAGAAGCTGATGAAGTTGCGTGATGTTGCCACAAGCAATGCTGCACGACTTAATCAGGAAGCTGCCGATGCAATGGGTCGGCTGCGTGAGATCCTGGCTGAACTGGACAAGCGCAAGGAGAACAAAAATGTTTAAATGGCTGATGAACTTCATCTTTGGAACTCCATCGCAAGAGATTGAGTTACCAGAGGTTTTGGTACATGACTTCACTGAACGTGTACCAGGGCATGATATTGCCCTTCAATACTACCCAACAGAGTCTCGTGCATCTGCTGTCATCACCTCTCTGGAGGTGATTGAGATTGGTCAACTGATCAACATTCGTGACGAGGATGTGCTCTTCTCTGTTGACTCTGTAACCAAACTGGCACCGATGACTTACAAGGCTGAGTTGTCGTTAGTTGATCCTGACGAGGATGAGGCTGAATGATCACCCTCGATGAATTCCGGGCCATGAAGCCCGGGACGATCTTCTACGTGGCTGCACCTGGGCGTATTGGTTTGGAAGCTAACAACCTCTCTGAGGAGTGCTTTCACAAGGTTCTTGATTTCCCTACCCACAACAACACCCATCTTAAAACGGATGGCGGTGGGATCTCCTTCTCTTATGGCAAGGATGGGGCCAGCTTCTATCGCACTCTTGAGGAAGCCCAAGAATTTATGGCAGAGCGTCATATCCGTCGCCACAAGCATGGCATCATGCGTCGTGCGGCGCAAATAGAAAAGCTGAAAGAAGAAATGGCTTTGATGGATAAAAACGGCCCTGGTGAACCTGATTATATTTTCCACAAGCGGAGCGGTGTATGAGTCAACGTGTAGAATTGGATTTCCCTTATGACCACCCAGAAGCCGGGGTGGTAACCGTAGAAGCGATTTATACTGTGCAGGCACCCGACCGTGCTGCGAAAGACAGTGACTGGGACTATAACGGATTCCAAGATATGGAATATTACGCTGTTTTCCAAAATGGTAAGCAGATCTGCGTTGACATTCCTGATGATGTTCTATACCATGAACTCAGAAACAAACTTCGAGATGTAGAAATCTCGGGCTGTTATTCACAAGAAAGAGGAGAAATTTAAAAATCATGAAGACTAAAGTGAAAATCATTGATTTCAACCGCCGTGACCTCCGTGTCGAAGATGCTGAGAATCAACTGGCAGACCTGCTCGATGAAGGCTACTCAATCGTTGGTCAGTCAGAATTCAACGGCGTTCTCACATACACCCTGGTGATGCGCCAGATCGACATCAAATATGGTGTTGATGATGAGCACATTCCGGCAGTGGCCCTGCTTGCAGGAATGAATACCGGGAGTCCAATCGCCCCGCGTGGTAACACAATCTCAAAGGTAGCTCACTAATGAGTACAGATCACCCGGTACAGCCGGGTGTGTCTTTTGACACGTTGCCCGATCATTGCATTCAGACATGGCCTGACTATGAACATCGCGTTCAACGCCAGATCGTTTGTGCAGCAAACCGTTTTGAGATGCGAGACGGTACACCGTTGATCATCCCGGCATCACGGCACTACAGCCCGATCATGCGAACCCTGGCTAAAATGCTTGCGGAGAAAGGCATCATCAAAACGATGATGGTATGTGGTGATGATCAGGGCTTCATTGACCAATACGACAATTACCACACCCGTGAAGTTGGGATGGATATTGTGAAGCACTCAGGCCAGCCGTTCAATGCAGAGCGGAATGGGCATAACCGTGAACTTTTCAGCGAGGGACTCTACTGATGATCATTTTACATGCGGCACTTGCTGCTTCTTGTGGTTATGCTGCCTACCACTGCATCCGAAACGACATTCGTTTCTTGGGCTTGACTAACGTGATTTGCTTCGGCATCAACGTTGGTTTTATCATCTCTATTGCTACGGGGAAATAAAATGGCTGCATTCCTGACTGTGCTGAACCTCTTCTGTGTGTTCTTTAGCGCCTTCATCGCTTATAAGTGTGCGAAAGACGGTAACTATGGCCTTTGTGCTTTGAACTTCGGAGCGTCTATGCTCAACGTGGTTGTGGTGGTGGCACGATGCCTGTAGTTAACTTCATGTTAGCGATCTTCTGTCTCTTCATGAGTGGCGTGACCGGGGTTGCCCGGTTCCATTTTCTGATGATCCTGTTCGGTATGCTGGCAGTATTCAACATGTGGCTGGTGTTCCAATGAACCGGGGCAAGGTAAAGGTCATATCAGCGTCTCGCGCTGTTCCTAAGGTTGTCGTAGGGCAAACCTATGGCGTAATCATTCGTGGTGGTAAGGAGTTCATTCTGGACGGCTACGGTGGGTATGTTCCACTGGCAGCGATCAAAGAATGTGACATCGAACTGGAGAACATTCAATGAGCACATTAGTTGAAGTGGATATCGAGACGATTTCTCAAGCATATGACCACTTAGCACTCTGCCAGAAGCGTGGCAATGAGGTTGTTGACCGTCTTAAATCTGAAAAGATGACAGTCAAGAAGTGGATTTTCTTCGAGAAAGAAATCACCATGTGGGATTACTACACCGGAGATTATCATGGATGGCACACCGCCGCCTATTATGCTCAACGTGATGGCAAGATCACCGAGCATGAAGCCCGTTGCGTTAACTTGCGTAATCGCTCATACGATTTCAAGGTGATCGTAGAACACGGCACCCGCGCTCTTCTGAGCACCTCAGATTTGCGAGCGTTGGGAAACATCCTGGATACCAAACTGGAGGATTGATTGACAAAGAAGGTTATCATCCTGTACGATTACACATCCGTCATGGCTATGCCTTGGCTCCGTGCAGGGTATGAAGTGTGGACGTTCGATGGTCAACATGCCCCGGGTATAACCCGTGAGGGCAATCTTGTGAAGGTGGGTATGTGGTTCTTCCACGACAAAACCTTAGAGCAAGCGAAAGAGATCCGTGAAATGGTGGGTGAAGGTGTTGAGGTTGTCTTCGGATTCCCTGAATGCACACACCTGACCAACGCAGGGTCTCGCCATTGGGCCAAGAAACGAGCAGCAAACCCAGGCTTCCAGAAAGAAGCGATGGAGTTGTGTCTGTTGGTGGAGAAGGTCGGTAACCAGTATGAGGTGCCGTGGGCATTTGAGAACCCGGTAGGTGTTCTTTCGTCCATGTATCGTACCCCAGACTACTACTTTGACCCGAAAGATTACGGTCAATACCTCCCAGAGGATGACACGCATCCAATCTACCCGCAGATTTATCCCCCCCGGGATCAGTACAACAAGAAAACTTGTATCTGGATGGGTAATGGTGCCAAGCAACCATTGAAGAAACCACTGCCAGCGTTGCATAAAGCAAACCCCGGCTGGCTATTGTGTGGTGGAAAATCTACCAAGACGAAGAATATCCGTAGCTGCACACCCCGTGGCTTTGCGGAAGCATTCTTCCATAACAATCAAAAGGTCGAAGATGAGAAACTTGGAAGAACTGAGTAGAAACGTACACATCCTCACTACAAACGGAGTTTTCCGTGTGCAGGAGATGCAGAGACTGCTTAATCAAGCCTTTAATCAAGGCTACTCGCTATCAGGTGGACTGACTGCGATTGGAACCACGCTTCACGCTGTGGTGACTAAACCATTTTAGGGAGGAACATGGACGCAGGTCTGTTTGGTGGCTACAAGAAGGGGTATGAAAACCCCAAGGCATTCAAGAAAAGTGGAGGCGGAGTGACGTTTAAGGTCGAAGAGACTATCGAAGACATCTCAGGGTATCCTTGCCTGGCAATCCCCGAGCGGGGGATCAGCCGTGAGACTGCGGAACACTTTGGGATTCGTGTCAAGCTGGATGGTCAGACGGGTATGAGGCATGACGCCCACTACTTCCCGTACTACTACGACGGCAAATTGGCAGGGTATAAGAAGCGTGACCTGACAAAGCCGAAGGCTGACAAGGGACACTTCACGGTTGTGGGCTTCCAGTCCGTGGCTTGTGAAATGTTTGGTGTACAGGCGGCAAACTCAACAGGCGGCAAGCGTGTGTTCATCACCGAAGGTGAATACGATGCTGCGGTTCTGTACCAGGTAATGAAAGAGAAATACCCACGCGGTAACCCGAGTGTGGTGTCTATCTCGAATGGTACGTCCAACGCCGTTCAGAACATCGGTCAAAAGGTGAACATGAAGTTCATCAAGCGTCACGGTGAGATTGTTCTGTGCTTCGATGCGGATAAGGCAAACGAGGCTGAAAAGCAGAAGAAGATCATGAAAGGTCGCGATGCGACTGCGGCGGTCTACTCCCTGATCCCTGAGATCAAGGTTGCAGATTTCCCAGACGACTTTGACCCGTGTGATATGGTTGCACAAGGTATGAGTGAACAGCTTTACTGGTCTGCAATCAAGCCGATTGAGTACGTGCCGGAAGGTTTCCGTACTTACGATCAGATCCGTAACAAAGCACAGGAGCTTCCTCGTTTGGGTCGTCCTTGGCCTTGGGCTACGATGACTAAGCTCACCTTGGGCCGTCGTGAAGGTGAAGGTTACTTCATCGGTGCAGGCGTCAAGATGGGTAAGTCAGAGTGGTTGAACCAGCTTGCGGAGCACATCTTCAAGGTTGAGCGGACGAAGGTCGCCCTGTTCAAGTTCGAAGAAGAGAACGCCGTTACCTGTAAGAAGATCGCGGGTAAACTGTTCCACAAAGACTTCACCAACGCAGAAAAGGTTTGCCTACCGGACGGCCTGGGCGGGTGGATCGATGTGTGGGGCAATCCGGTCACACCGGATATGCGTGGCTACTTCGTTCAGGAAGAGCTGGTCAACGCGACGGATGAAGTTGGTGATAACATCATCTACTACTCCAACTACGGACGCGCTGTTTGGGATGAGGTGAAAGGTGCAATCCGTCACGCAGTGCTCGTAGAGGGCGCGAAGGACGTGTTCATTGACCCAATCACCCGACTGACTCAGGGTATGACGGCATCAGAAGCCAACACCGAACTGGAGCGTTTCTCCGATGAGATCTCCAAGATGGCGAAGGAACTGGGCTTCACATACTACTGCTTCTGTCACCTGAACAAACCAGAGAATGGCAAGCCACACGAATTTGGTGGTCAGGTTCAGTCTGCTCAGTTTGCTGGTTCTCGTGCCATGATGCGTAACACGTATTACATGGTAGGTATCGAGCGTAACAAAGACCCAGAACTGTCACCGAAAGAGCGTAACACCTCTTACTTCGTGATTCTGGATGACCGTAAGCACGGACGTGCTGGTAAATTCCCAGTGTTCTACGATGTAGACACAGGTGACTACCTGGAACCGCCAGAAGGCTTCTTGGAGTCTGACTGTCAGACACTGCGTGAGTGGTATAACATCCACCCAGAGAAGAAGGATGTTGTAAACAGTAATGCTCTCCAAGAGTTATCTACGGATAACCAAGAGAATAAGCACTACTCCGACTTGACCGAGGAGAATATCCCTACCGATGGAGACAACGACGGAAAGTTGAACCCGGTAGTTCAGGAACCTTTGGCGGTAACACCGTCCACAGTGATCCCTGATATAGGTGAAGTCTTCACAGGAATGGACGACGAAGACGCTCCGTTCTGATAAACCATCCCGGACGGGTGGCGATACAGCTTAACCCGTCCACAAAGGAGGCACATGAAAGGCTTGTTTATCCACGATACCGAAGCTGACGGACTGTTAGACGAGGTAACGAAATACCACTGCACCCTGCTGAAAGAGTACGGTGTGAATAACTGGAACCTGTTCCTTGACCCGGCGCATGAAGAGTACGAAAGTGCTGTGAATTTTGCCAACAATCAAGGTGTTAATCTGACCATTCGTCCATACGAAGAGTTGGAAGAGTTCCTCAAGACTTGTAAAGGTCTTGCGTGTCATAACTCGTTCGGTTACGATCACCCGTTGTGGAAAAAGCTCTCGGGCATTGACTACGACATGTTCAAAGATAAGGGTTGCCGTGGTTCAATCAACGGTGTGCAGGTTGACCTGTATGATACCCTGTCAATGAGCCGTGTATTGTTCCCTGACCGTCTGTTACCACCAGGTTGTCCCGATAGCGTACCTAACCCGGTGACGGGTAAGCGCCAGAAGGTCGGCCCTCATGGTCTACAGGCGTGGGGCTATCGCGTAGCCAACAAGAAGGTGCAGATCGACGACTGGCGTAATCAACCCTTGTGGGAGTACGTCCATCGTGTGTGGGAAGACGTATTAATCAACGAAGCCGTATGGTCTGAGTTGATGAAGGAAGCCAGCGGAAAGCGTTGGCCCGAGGATATCTCTTTCATGTTCACTGATAAACCATCAGGCATGAAGCAGATCAATTGGAAACTCGCATTGCGTCGTCGTATGCTGACCGACTACTTGATGATCGAACAAGAGCGCCAAGGTGTTCACTTTGATGCAGCGAGCGGAAGGGCGCTGACTGTCCACATCGACGAAAAGATGTTGGAGATTGAGAACGAAGTTGAGCCACAACTCCCGTTGAAAGAGATGTCAAAGTCTCAACAACCGAAGTTTCCGGCTTCTCCTTTCGACGGCGCAGGCAACATCTCGCATCACGGTTGGAACTGGCTTGAATACAAGTTAGGCTATCCGGTAAACCGAGAAGCATTGGAGTACAAGGCTCCTCCGAAGACAGCATTCAAGGCTGATGGCACAGTGAGTGCTGCCGGGGAGAACTACTGCAAGAAGCACGGTGTGGAAAATCCAGAAGCGTTTGCGGACTTCATCCGCTCTCAGCGACTGTTGGAACAAAACCTTGAAGCGCTGCCTCCTGACTTGATGGCAAAGGCTAAAGCTGATCTTCGTGCTCAGACAATGCCTGACATTATGGTTCCGATGAAAATCTCGAACCAAGATGACATCAAAAAGTACCTGATCCGGGATGCTAACTGGAAGCCAACACTGTGGCGTGTCAAGGATGTGACTAAGGATCAGTTCAAGAAGTCTCGCTCCGAAGCAGAGATCAAAGAACTGGTGACGAAATACCTGGAAGAGTTGGATGTGTCAGAGTATAAGAACCTGATCATCGACTATATCAACCAGACAGATGAGAAGTTTAAGATTGGGATTCGTAAGTTCGATTCTCGTCGTGACAACTTCAAAACTGAGGAAGAGGTGTTCAAGAAGTTCATGCGTAAGGCGCGTCAACTTCCTACTTCACCGCAGTTGAAGGACAACTTCGGTAAGCTCTGCCCGAACCTTGAGAAGATCGATGTTCACCTGGCGAAGCAGATCGTTAAGTGGCTTTCGTACCGTAACCGTCGTTCTGTTCTTGATCCTATCGACGAGGACAAAAATGATACGGGCCTTCTCAACCACCCACGTCTGTTGGTTGATGGTAAGCTCCCGGCCCGATTCTCAGGAATCACCAACACCGGGCGCTGTAAGCACACAGTGTGTGCGAACATGCCAAAACCTGATCCGAAGGTTCTCCTCGGTAAAGAGATGCGTGGATTGTGGGGTGTTGATACTGAAAAATACTACCAAGTTGGTATTGACGGCTCAAACCTCGAAGGCATGGTTGCAGCGTGGGGTGCATACCAGTTCGATAACGGGGAATACCTGCGAATTATGGAGAGCGGTGACGCTCACGCACGAAACGCAGAAGCCTACACCAAAGCAGCGGGTAAAGAAGTAACCCGTAACGGCGGTAAGGGTGTGACTTACGGCATCATGTACGGTGCTCAGGCAGCGAAGATCGCGTCAATGCTGGACATCTCGATGGACAAAGCACAGGACGTAATCAACGCATTCTGGGATAGCAACTTCGGGTTGAAAGGTCGTAAGGAGTGGTTGGAAAACTTCTACGAGGCAACCGGAAAACGCTTCATCCCGGGGATCGATGGTCGTAAGATCTGGTGCCGATCTAAGCACTCCCTGCTGAACGCTTACCAGCAGAACGGCGGTGCCTCACTGTTCGACCTGGTTGGTATCCTTCTGCATTGGGAACTGATTAAGCGTGGATGGTATGAAGATGACGTTCGTCGCATCATCTATTACCACGATGAATATCAGTTGCAGGTGCCTAAGAAGTACCTCAAGAAGTGGGAGTTCAATACCTTGGAAGAAGCAGACGCTTTCGTAGCGGACTGCAAGACTAAGGGGGTTGTTCTCGATGGACACGACTACAAGGAAGCCCTGAAAGATCTGGAAGGTAATAAGATCAAGGGTCAATTTGTACCGATTCTGAATGAGAATGGAAAGATTCAAATTCAGTATTGCCCTGTCGGTGCAATGGTGGTAAGTTGTGTGGAGAAGGCAGCGAAGATGATGGGATCACCTGTTCACATCACCGGAGCATACCTGACCGGGAACAACTGGGCTGAGTGTCACTAACAGAATGCCCTTCGGGGCATTTTTTGTTTGGAGGAAATAGTGCGGCATCGTGATAAAGAAGAGTTTGACAACCTGGATGACATTCTGTACCATCTTGGTGACCCTGAAAGAGTGGGTAAAAATATGACATGGGTTGCGAAGAACTACTCTTTACAGCAGCTCATCCTTGACCTGAGAAAACTGAGGAGTGAAAATGAGTAAAACACTAACTGGTTACGGTGACTTCGTTACCTTGCAGAAAAGATCAGGCAGCAACAACGCTGCCAAACACCTGTTCAAACAGGTTCTCGCCCTGAATGCGTTGAAGCGCAATACTGGCGACCGTCGTCAAAACTTCATCTTCAACGGTGATCTTTACGGAGTGTCTGTTGGTGTGAAAGCAGAGTGCCGCCAGTTTGACGACGATTACGTTGGTTTGCTGCATATCAACCCGCTTAACGGTACGGTTGAAATGTCTCAACGGCATGACCTGAAAGAGAATCCTCGCCACAACCTGACGCGCCCGAGCGGTGTTAAGGCACGTACTGTGAAGATTCAAAGCTCCTATCCAACCGGATATCAACTCTGGGTAAAATAAGGAAAGAAATGTGTTGAACGAAGCGATAAAGCAAAGTATTATCACCACATCGGAAGAAGTTAAGAGTAACTACGGTATTGACCTGATGGACGATACGGTAAGACAGAATGCTCTCTTCTTCTGGGGTGATGTTTATCTGAATGAGCGTGTGTGTAAGAACGCAGATCCTCACCAGATGTATGCTGACCTGCTGGGTATTTCCCGACAGGGTGCGAAGACAGTTTGCTACTTGGTGCATTACCTGTCTGATTCATTAGCCTCGAAAATCTTTACTGAAAATAATCAAAATAAAGATTGACGAGAAGGTAAAAGGAGAACATAATGCTCTACATGAACAACGCACTACTCATCTTGAACTTGTTTGCTCTGATTGGCGGTGCCGCCAACGACAACAAGGGTGGTGATGGAAAACGTGCTCGTACTCGTTTTTACTCGTAAGTCAAACTGACTTAATAAAATAATCCATATAGGAGAACCAAATGACTGCAACTGCACAATACCCACAGAACCCAACCTTCACTCAGTTCCGTGACGCGATCAAAGCACAGTTTGAAGTGCTGAAAACTCTGGGTGAACTGTACACCGTTGACCTGTCGAAAGATGACCTGTATCAGTTCTATCTGGATTCATACCCAGAAGGCACCAACCAAGTTTATCGTACCCGTCTGGAATACGATGGTAGCCACGATAAGAGCTTCATCCGCTCTGCGGGTCGCGTAGTGGCAATCCACAACGGCAAACTGGTCTCTGTGTGGGATGTTCAGATCGGTGGTTATTACCAAGTGGTCGCTGATGCCATGAAAGAAATGGTTCAGGGTGCAGCAATCAAAGATCGCTTCTTCCACTTCGATCCAAACTGCGGTCTGGAAAGTAACCTGGAACTGGATCAGGAAACTGGTAAAACCAAAACCTGGCGTCACTTCCACGTTAAACTGCCAGCGGCGGTGGTTAAAGATGGTTCACAGATCCCAGCTCTGCGTGGTGAGCTGCGTACCAACTACGAGATGCTGTCTCGTTCCCTGAAAGACTTCACTGTCGATGCAGCGGATACCATCCTGGATCTGATTGCTCAGGACTCCCTGTACAAAGGTGCAGAGAAGAAGCATATCGTCGAAGCGTTCCTGAAAGCGAAACGCGCTTATGAGAAAACCCCGGTTGATCAGCGCGAACTGTTCTGCTGGAAAGAGAGCGAGAAGCTGGGCGAGAAGGGCCGCTTCCGTGGTGATGTAATCGGTACTCTGCTGGGTGACCTGTCAGAAGGTAAGGATCTGGAAGCGGCGGTTGCCAGCTTCGAAAGCAAGGTTGACAGCACCAACTACAAACGCACCACAGCGTTGATCACTCCTGCGATGGTTAAGTCTGCACAGGAGAAGGTTGTGGCGCTGGGCTTGCAGGACTCGTTGGCTCGTCGCTTTGCGGTGACCTCTGACCTGACGATCAACAACGTACTGTTTGCGGATCGCACTGCAAAAGCACAGATGAACGTGTTCGACCAGTTGACTGCCGATACCAAGACAGCACCGAAAAAGTTGGATAAGATTGAAGAGATCAGCATTGCTGACTTCATCAAGAATGTCCTGCCGAAAGCTGATAGCTTGGAACTGCTGGTTGAGAACCGCTTACAGCCTAACCTGGTAAGCCTCGTTGCTCCGGCAAACGAAGGTGCGCCTAACCTGTTCAAGTGGGATAACGGCTTCTCTTGGTCGTACAACGGTGAAGTGACTGACTCTATCAAAGAGCGTGTCAAAGCCGCTGGTGGCAGTGTAACAGGTGATTTGCGTGTGTCTCTGTCATGGTTCAACTCTGACGACCTCGACCTGTGGATTTACGAACCAACTGGCGGTAAGATTTACCACGGTAACAAAGTTGGTCACTCTAAGGGTACGTTGGATCTGGATATGAACGCCTATGGCAAGTCCGATGCACACAACCCGGTTGAGAACGTGACTTGGGCGCGTGAAAGTGAAATCACTGAGGGTGAATACCGTATTGTGGTGAACAACTACAACAAGCGTATGTCTGACCGTGTGGGCTTCGATATCCAAATGGAGTTCAAGGGTCAGGTGTTCAGCTTCGGTCATCCACAAGCGCTGGGCAACAGTAAGAACGTAGAGGTGGCTCGCTTCAAATACAGTCGTGCCAAGGGTGTTGAAATCCTTTCGAGCATCGGTCATACTAAGAGCAGCCAAGATGCCTGGGGTATCAAGACTGAGACCTTCCAGAAGGTTGCATTAGTCCTGAACTCACCGAACTTCTGGGATGACCAGACAATCGGTAACCAGCACTTCTTCTTCATGCTGGAAGGCTGTAAGAACCCTGAGTCCACTCGTGGTTTCTACAACGAATACCTGCGTGAAGAGCTTCACGAGCACCGTAAGGTCTTCGAGATGCTGGCTGGTAAGCTGAAAGCTGACTTCACCGAAGATCAGTTGAGCGGCCTGGGCTTCTCGGTTACCAAGCGTAACGAAGCGGTGGTTAAAGTGTCCGGTTCCTTCAACCGCACCTTAAAGATCAAATTCTGATGAAAACGGGGTTGCAACCGACCCCGGTAACTGATAGACTTGTTGCATGTCTGGAGGGGTTCGCTCCTCCAGAAAATCCCTACCACAGGGTGTGCAAGGAGTTTGGTTGTGCATACATCACTGCGAAGAAGATGTTGCACTGTTGGACTTACCGGGCAGAAGAATGGCAATTGGCTGCGATTCTCGAAGAACGTAGCTTACTTAAAAACTAAAAGAGGAGAAACAAAACAATGGCTATCACTACCGCACCTGAACTGTTCGAAGTAGCAACCCGTCAGAAGTTCCGCTTCGAATCCCCTCGCGGCCTGTTGACCGTAGAAGACCTGTGGGATCTGCCACTGACTGGTGCTGTGTCTCTGGATACCGTATCCAAGCTGGCTAATCGTGATGTGAAGGCATCAGAAGAAGAGAGCTTCGTAGCGAATACCACAGCGCAAAACACGAAAGCAACTCTGAAACTGGAAGTGCTGAAATACATCATCGCAATCCGTAAGGATGAGATCGCAGAGCGTCAGAGTCTGAAACAACGCCAAGAGCGTAAGCAGAAACTGCTGGAACTGCTGGCAGCGCAAGACGCAGCCGAAGATCAGAAGCTGTCTCGTGCAGATATTCTGAAAGAACTGGAAGCTCTGTAACAGGTAACCAGTTAATCTAAGCCCCGCGAGGGGCTTTTCTTGTATGGAGGATTTTATGGCTGGATATCATAGAAGGGAAATCAAAAAGCGTCTGTACGGATCGGCAGGTAAGATTCAAGAAGAACTGGACGAGCTGAATGATGCCCACGAGCAGGGCAGTAAGATTATGGTACTGGTAGAGCTTGCAGACCTTTACGGGGCGTTGGAGGGCTACCTGGAGGCTAATTATCCGGGTATGCAGATGCACGACCTCAAGAAGTTTTCCGATATCACCAAACGTGCTTTCAAAAACGGAGACCGCCAATGAATATTGACTTATCGTTGATTCAAAAGGCCATCAGGCACTACGAGGAGGAGGGAGTTGTCCTTGCTAAAGTGCCGTATCTGGTTGACCCAGACATCATGGCTTTCACTTGCCCTCCGGGGGTTATCGATAAACGGCTCACCCATTCGGATGGCAAGCAATACGTTGCTTCCGCAGAGCAGTCGTTCCTTCAGTTGGAGAAGGAAGGTAAGTTGGAAGAACTCCCACCCAGCATGATGGCTCTGACACCGTGCTACCGGGATGAATCTGTCTTGGATGATGTCCATCTGAACATCTTTTTGAAGCTGGAGATCTTCCACTACAACCCACAGGAACCTCGTGGGATTAACTGGGCGTACTTTTGGGCTGAGTGTATGCAATCCTTCTTTGCAGAGGAGGGTGTGTGGACGCACATAGTCGCCACAGAAGAAGGATACGACGTTCTAACCAAGTCAGGCTTGGAGTTGGGTTCCTTTGGCTACAGAACCTCTCCAAAGGGCGTACAGTACGTTTACGCCACGGGCTTGGCAGAACCCCGGGCTTCCATTGCTATCGGGGAAGAGAATGGCTAAGGTTCTTAACTTCTATCACATCGGGAAGGTGATCCCTTCGGGGGCTGTTTACTTGGGTCGCCCCATGAAGAAATTCAATTTGGCGGGGCACCCTTTAGCAAATCCTTTTCCAATGAAAAAGGACGGGTCTAATCGCGACGAAGTGATCGAGGAGTATCGTGAGTGGTTGTGGAGGAAGCTGCAACAAAAAGGTGGAACCTTCAATCTATTGCTTGACCTCGATGGCAAAGATTTGGTATGCTTCTGTTCACCAAAGAGATGTCATTGTGATGTCGTTTTGAGCGCCATCGAATGGGCCAAACAACCGAGGAGTAAACTATGAAAAAATTGATTATCGCTCTTGCACTTTTATGCTCTACCGCTCAGGGAGCAGACCACACCTTCTATAACGAGAATGACGAATACTCTTCCCAAAATACAGTCAGGGCGGTTGAAGCTCGCATTATGCGTCATGCAGAATTGCAGAACGATGTATCGATCGCTAACCTCAAGATTGCCGCTTTCGAAGTGGAGATTGCCAAGGTCAAACTCGAAAAGAGTATCGCGGAAGCAGGTCTTGCCCGTCTTGAACAGGAAGATAATAAATGAGGAAGAATCTCCTCTATATCGCCTTCGGTGTGTTCTTTGTTTTCTGCGTTGTGCAAGTGGTGCTTGACGCGGTTGACACGTACAAGTATGATTGCACCAAGAACGGTATCCAAAGAATGGTCAACACTATCGATGGTTTGATGGTTGAAGATCAACTCGTTTGCAAAGACGGGCGTACCAAATGGTCGCGTCAGTATAACTAAATATTCTCAGAAGGAGAAAGCTATGGTTCAGATCGTATCGCCACAAAAGCCAATGGAAGCCACTTGCTACAAGTGCAAAGCAGTTCTGTCTTTCGTGTACACAGAGATCCAGGAAAAGACCACACATGATTACGGTGGTGGTCGCGACTTGGTGAAGTACGTTGTCTGTCCGTGCTGCGGTCACGAAGTACAGGTGAAAGGATATCACTCATGATTAACGGATTAATTTTCGGTAAGTTCGCACCTCTGACGCTGGGCCACATTGAACTGATCGACCGTGCGATTAGTCATTGCGATCATCTGTACCTGTTTCTCTCCTTCGACCAGAAGTTTGTGGACACACAACCTGTATGGATCAGGGAGAAACTTTCGTTGGTCAACCGCCTCCGGGATCTGAAAGACCTGGTGCGGGATGCCAATGATAATGTTCGTGACAAGATCACGGTTCTCTATGTGGATGAATCCGACATCCCCGGCTACCCGGAAGGTGCCAAGGCTTATGAAGGTCTGATCCGTAATGCGTTGCCAGAAGGTGTGGTTCTGCACAAGGCGTTTTCATCTGAGAAAGAGTATGATGTCTACTTCTCGGCACACTTCCCTGAGTGTGAGCACGTAGTGATTGACCCTGATCGTAATGTAGTGCCGATCTCTGCGACTAAAATCCGTAATGATGTGTTCAACAACTTCAACATGCTCTCTCCTCCGGCGAAGCAGCGTTTTGTGAAGAAGGTTGCCATCGTAGGTGTTGAGTCTACAGGCAAAACAACCTTAGCCATTAACTTGGCAAAGCATTACAATGCCCGGTACACATCGGAGATTGGTCGTACTATCTGCGAGGAGGACTACCACTCTTCTGAGTTCTTAATGAACCGAGCAGACTATCTGAACATCGCTCTTGATCATCGTCAAGTGGAAGAGTGGCATGTGCGACAGTCAGAGGTGGGCGTTACCTTCTCGGACACCACGAACTTGATCACCCAGTTCTCTGCTATCTGTGCTGGAAAGATTGGTGTCATTGACCCGACCTTCGAAGCGTTGAGCAAAGAAGAGGGCGACAACTTCTATGATTTGGTTCTGTACCTCCAGCCGGATGTGCCGTGGGTAGCTGATCCACTCCGTTTGCAGGACACAGCAGAAAAACGCGAAGAGACCAACTTTATCCTTGACAGGATGATCAAGCACTCCTATAATCGTGTCCATGTTGTGAAGATTAGCGGCAGCGACTTCACAGAGCGTACAGCGGACGCGATCAGAGCGGTCGAGGCGCTGTTGTCAGGAACCTTACCGGAGATCGAATGATGAAAGAAGTCCTGGGGATGCTCCTCAAACATCTTGGGGAGTGGACATTCGTAGCCGATGTAGAAGACATCATCGGTAAAGAACGAGCACAAGGGATGATTGATGCCCTTCTTCGTGAACAGTTCATTAAATACTGCGGATGTAGTTGTGGTGGGTTCATGATTACAGAGAAGGGCATCAATCACCTGGAGGAAAACGGCAAGGGAAAGATCGCCGTATGGAAAACCCAGGACGGTCTGAGTATCCGTGTTACTCATATGTCTAATGAACATATCGTGAACGCGATCAACTGGTTACTCGTTGAACAAACATCAGGCCCAGAAGAAACATTTTCTGACTTGACTGACGAATACGAGGGTGTTATGATCGGCACCTGGCTACAGATTCTGAGCCAAGAAATTTTCAACCGCATTCCTAAATAGGAGAACTTCAATGACCAACACAAAGCTGTACATTAAGACAGCAGTAACCGACTTTTACGGTTGGAGCACGATGGAATACCTTTGGCTATTCATCTGTTCTGCGGCTATCGCTCTGACATCAGTTATCATGGGCGGCGGGGTGATTGAGTTCGTCTCCTCTGTTACCGGAATCATCGGTGCGATATTGGTGGCAAAAGGCCGACTGTCCAGTTACTACTGGGGGTTTGTGGCAACGGTTCTGTACGCTTATGTGGCATACAAATACCAGCTCTACGGCGAAGCAATCATGTACACCATCCTGTTTACCCCGATGCAGGTAATTGGTGGGGTCATCTGGGCAAGACAACTCGAAGTGAAAGGTGACCGTGCAGAAGTAATTAAGAAGTACCTGACCACAAAACAGCGCTGGGCGCTTGGTGTTGGGACTTTGATTGCGATTGCTTTGTACGCTGAGTTCGTTTCATTACTGAAAGGGGCGGCTCCGGGGCTGGATTCTGCGACAGCAATCCTCTCAATCTTGGCTACGTACTTGATGATGAAGCGATACGCTGAACAATGGTACGTCTGGATTGTTGTCAACGTTGTGGCTGTCACCTTGTGGATTCAGACCGCTCTCCACCATGAGACTCAGGGCTGGGCACTGCTGGCAATGTGGGTAGCGTTCCTGTTAAACTCTATCTTCGGTGCCTATCAGTGGCGCAAACTGGAGAAAAGCAAATGAGGAATGCAAAAAGATTGTTAGGAGTGTTTGTGATGGTGCTGGTCATCTTTGTTTTGGCTATCGCTATTGGTGTTGGAATTGCATTCTCTGGTGGTGTTGTGTTCGGAACCCCGGCTTTCGGACACTACATGGCTAATTCGGTAATTACAGGTGGGATGATCTCTGGTATACTTGTGCTGGGCATCCTCCTGAACGGGGGGGACTTATAAATGAAACTACTCGTATCTTTTATGATCACCTTCTGCTTCATTATGGGTTGTGTCGTAGCAGTGGCATTCTGTGGCGGGATGCAATTTGGCACGGCACCATTCGGATGGCTGATTGGTTTTGGCGTTTTCGTCGCTGTAATGTGCGGTACTGGTGCCGCAGCAGCAATTGATGAATCTACTTCGAGGAGAAGATAATGCTTTCATTTTTCAATTGGTTTATTATCCACAACAACTGGGTGCTGGCGCTGGTGTGGATTCTGATGATCATCTTCATGTTTTGTCATGATATGCCGGGTCGTCGTATCAAATACGCTCTGATCGGCTTGGTGATTGGCCTTATCCCAGGTGGATTAGCATCTTGGTCGGGTTATAATGACTACCAAAATCATTATACTACCTGTTCAAAACCCGCAGCCGTCAAAGCGTTCTACGTGTTCGACTTTGAGAAAGAGCGCTGCTTCCGACCGTTCGTTGGGTTAGTCCCAGTGAACCAGAAAGGCAACATCGAGATTCCGTTGCCAAAACCTGTGGAGCATAACAAACCACAACTCGTTTCAACCCTTGAAGGAGAGAACAATGCTTAAATGGCTGGCGAAGATCTTAGGCTTGGTGAAGGAGGAGAAATACATCCTCACCCAAGAAAAAGCTGACAAGATCGTAACCGAAGCTGCACAACGTGTAGCAGAGAAACGTCGTCAAGACAGCGCTATGGTGCAGGCTGTCGATCAGATGGTTCAGGAACAACGTGGCTTTACGACCCCAGACCGTGCTGCTGCTCCCGGGCCAGCTAAGTTCAACACTCGTGGTGTGCGTGTGCCAACGCCAGAAGAATCAAGACGTGCTCGTCCTGTAACTCCTCCACCACCGCCACCTCCGGTGCGTCGTTCGAGTTCGCCGTCACGGTCTTCCAGTAATTCTCGTCGAGATGATAGCTCATCAGATGTAGGTTTCTGGGCAGCAACCTCCGCAGCCTCGTGGGGCGGCGATTCTGGTTCCAGTTCGAGTAGCTCATGCGATTCGGGCGGTGGTGGGGGTTCTTGCGATTGAGAAAGATGCGAGACTTCAAATGCGAGGTTTGCGGCTTAGTCCAAGAACAACTCGTGTACGATGAGGTGAAAGAAGTAGATTGTCCTGAATGTGGCATCAAAGATGCCGCTAAAAGACAATTATCAGCACCCTCGGGCAGTGGTAATGCTGCTCATGGGTATATGCACAAACAAACTGGAGGAAAGAAATGAAATTCTTCGCCGCTTTGGGCCTGGCCTTTATCATCCTGAAACTCTGCGGAGTGATTGCATGGTCTTGGTGGTTGGTTCTGTTACCTTTGTATTGGGGCATCGCACTGCTGTTGCTCCTGATCATCGGTTTCTTCGGTAGCCTTTTCGGGATTGCTGGCATCGCTGCTGGTGTGGATCAGGTACGCGGTTGGTTCAAAAAGAAAGCCAAATAACCGCTTGACATACCACAGCGGAGGGTGTAAGATTATCCCTTCGCTGTGAAAAGGAGAGAAACGAATGACTGCTCAAGCAGAACAAACTGTCGATATGTACCTCGGTTTAACCCCTGGTCAGTTCGGCATGATTATGTCACTCACCAGTCTGTCACGCCAGTTACAGCAACTGGTTGAAGGTGAGGATATGAAAGCCTTAATGTTGAAGAGCATTGAGGATCACGGAAGCAAAACCACAGCCGACAACCTGGCTTGGGTGCGCTCCCAACGCAATCACCTCCTGAATATCCTGCACGGTGTGCTGGTGTCCCAGAATCTTCTGGCTCAGGTAGATGATGCACTGGTTGCAGAGCTGACTGCACCAAATTCCACGGCGGATGCCGATAACAATCAAAATGAAAACTCGGGAGAGTAAATGAGCGTAATTAACGAATACAAAGACCCTATGTCCGGCAAAGTGAACAACTTCGCTAAAGGCAGCATCAAGTTCATCAACATCAAGCCAGTGAAAGGTGCGGATGCTGATGGGGTTAAACGTACTCACATCCCTGCGAAAAACGGTCAACCTGCAAAGGTTATCGAAGCAACCCACACCATTAGCTTCCTGATGCAGGATGTTGACGCGGATAACAACGTGATCGACCCAGCGGGTCAGGGTGAGTGGATCGGCATGGGCGAAAAGAAACTGCACCCGAGCCATGCTGATAAGGTTCAGGTTAAGTTCGACGCGGGATACAAAGACATTCTTCCAGGTATGGTTGCGTCTTTCCCTCTGAAAGTTTCCAAGACCGGGGATAAAACCTACGTGAACGGAACTCTGAGCGGCAAGGTGTTCAACATTCTGGATGAGAGCAAGGCAGGCGCTCCCGCTCCTCGTGCTCCAGCCGCTGGTAATGCTTCTGCTCCGGCAGGCGGTTCTGTGAAGATCTACGGTGAAATCACAGCAATCAATGGCAACACTGCAACTGTGGCTGATGAAAAGCTGGGCGCTGGCGATGTGGTTCTGAGTGATGAGCAACTGGGTCAAGTAGCAGTGGGTGGTCGTCTGACGGCTTTCATTGTGAAAGAGACTGGTGTAATCACCTCTGGCTTCAAAGCGTATGGCCCGGTAGGTCAGAACTCTGGCTCCAACGGTAGCAAAGGTAAAGGTAAGTATGACGCGGTAGGTGTGTCCACCGGACATGCACTGAACGTACTTTCCAATCTTCGCCTGGCGGGATTCAAGGGTGACCTGGTAGAAGCAGGTAAGGTTGCACATGATGTGACTACTCGTCTGATTAAAGAATTCTCCGATGCCTCTGGCAAGGATGAAGGAATGTCAGTTGGTAACGCAGTCAAGTTCGCAGCGACTGGTATTGCTGTCAAAGGCAAAACTCTGTCCGTAGATGAGCTGGAAGCGGCCACACGCGAAGCCATTGCACTCGCAGCGACCCTGCGTGAGCATATTGCTGGTGTTACAGCACAAGAGCCTCAAAGCGCTCCACAGAGCGTCCCAGAGCCTCTGAGCAATGCACCTCAAAGTGCAGCGCCAAGTGTTGAAGACTTCGATCCTCCGATGGACTTCGATGATGACATTCCGTTCTAAGACGGAAAAAGAAAAAGGCACCCTTCGGGGTGCCTTTTTTGTTTGTATCATCCAGTGATAAGTTTGTCTGCTTCTGTACGCTCTACCGGGGTTCCAGTTCCTTGGTAGTCTTCGTACTTAGGTGCTACAGTATCGAGAGCATCAAGCTGAGGCTTGAAGAAGCCCATGTAGTCTCCCATATCAACACGCTTCATCGCGTAGTCAATCAAGGTGGTCTGCTTTGTGCTTCCTGCTGCAACGCGGAACATACTTTGTTCAAGAGTGTTCAATCGATCAACAACACGGGTCGCAAGATAGTTCTTGATAACCGTCACTTGAGCGGCGTAGTCAGCGTCTTCACCATCAGAATGCAGAGCGAGTTCGATGGCTTCCAATTTAGTCTGCATACCCTCAATCAGGACATTTTGAGCGTTGATCTGCTTCTGTTGTTCTGTAATTTGGGTCATAATCTTTCCGAGCAATACACTCAAACGTGATGGCCCTTGTCCTGCTGGCTGTTGAGCTGTCAGGTCGATAACTGTCCCGTCTGGTAAGGTCACCAAGCGAGGAGCCGCATCTTGCACATCTACAGAATAGGATGGTAGCATTTCATTTCCTTTTTTTTTTAAATTGAAAAAGGGGCCGAAGCCCCCTTTTTATTATGTTGGATAAGTTCCAACTGGTGTCATTGTCCAGCAAGACCCTTTCAGCAGAGCGCCCCATCCGCTACTTCCTGTTGCAAGTTGGACTTGTGGCCCATTTGTACCGAAGTAAGAAGAGTGCATCGTACCGTCCAGTAAGACCACCGAAACATCCGCAGGGAGTGTCATGGTGACCGCAAGGGTCGCCTGCTCAGATCTTGCCATTGCAGCAGCACCTGAGTCGTTCAGGTACTGAATTGACATACCGAACATATCCGGCCCAACATCTGACAGGTTAATGTCAACTGTGTTTCCTGCTCCGGTTCTTAGAAGCAGTACAGCCGAGAACTTGTAGATCTTGGTTGGGTCAATTGCCACACCCGAGGTGACGAAGGAAGAAGTTACCTTCCCCCCTGCTGTCAAGGCAAGGTCTGCCATAAGTGCAGATCCAAAGGTCGTTGACCCTCCCCCAGAACCACCCGCTGGAACCGCCCATGTTGCATCCTCACGCAAGAACTTAGTTGTCCCTGCTGTAGCGCCTGGGTCAGGTGCCAGACCTGCTGCGTGTCCTGTACCGGAAGGCTTCATAACCGCCGCAGTACCCCCAGAACCGCCTACAGCGACCCACGCTGTCCATGTCCCGTTGTTATTGTAACGAACATAGGTCGCCCCAGAGTCGTTGACAATACCCAACTGAGTAGCGTATCCTACTCCTGCTGGAATCATGATCCCTCGTCCGTAGGAACTCGCCACTGGTGTGTTAGTGGAGGTAGATCCCCAGTTGAAGAACTGACCCTTTGTCAGGGTGTTCAGGTTAGCCACTTCGTTTGTGTATGTGGAACCGAAACCTAAAGGCTCGAATTGTTCACGAACACGCGCTGGTGACATCGCCACTGTGGTGGAAGTCGCTGCTTGTGCCTCTGCTGTTGTCGCAAAGGTAACTGAGCCACTACCACCGCCGATTGCTGTCCATGCAGACCATGTGCCGTTTGATTGATAACGCACATACAGCTTGGCTGAGTCGTTCTCAATGGCAAGTTGGGTTACATATCCAGTACCAGACGGGAACACGATACCGCGTCCATAAGAACTCGCCACTGGTGTGTTAGTGGTCGTGTTGTCATAGTTGAACATATCACCTGTAACAACGGTGTTCAGGTTTGTAGCGGTTGTGGTGTATGATGCAGTGAAGCCATGAGCCTCCATGTATTCACGAACACGGGCTGGGGTTGACAGAACCAAGTTGCTGGTTGCAGCTTTCGCCTGGTCGGATGTTGCTAACGGAAGCATAACACCGATTTGTGTCCAGGTTGTGGTCGCGGTCTTGTAAAAGACTACGCCCGTAGCTGTGTTGTTGTAGTAGTTTCCTACCACACCAGTTCCTGTGGCTGGGTCAGAAGTTCCGTTCAGCCAAATCGTGCCACCGCCACCGCTTCCAGAAACAGAGATTGTTCCGTCAGCAGCAACACTCACACCAGAACCGATCTTCACACCACCAAGAACAGTTGCAGTTGCAACCGGGAGGGTGTAGCTTGACCCAGTGCCGTCTGCACCTTTGATGTTCCCAGTCACAGACCAAGCACCTGATGCTTTCACGTACACATCACCGTTCCCGGCAGTAGTGCTGACAGTCGTTGTTCTCAGGTAGTAGTCACCGTCCGCACCGAGAGATGCAACCGGAACACCTGTACCATTGAACCACTTCGCTCCGTCACTGCCAGTGCCAGAACCATCACCATCTGCTCCACGGATATTACCGATGTATGTCCAAGTGCCAGAAGCCTTGTTATACACGTCTCCGTTTGAGGAGTCAGTTGGAGGGACAGGTACAACCAAGAAGTAGTCACCGTCACGGCCTACTGTGTCGGCTGGTGGTGTAGCACCCCAAATCCAAACACTTCCTTGCTCACCATCGTCACCTTTGGTTCCCTTGATATTCGTCTGAACAGTCCATGCGCCTGCGGCCTTGACGTAAACGTCGTTGGTTACATTGTGCAGATAAAGGTCAGTATTCTTACCAAGAGCAGCCGCTGGAACGGTTGATCCTTCGAACCAAGTTGCACCGTCAGCGCCCGGGTCACCATCGTCACCCTTGCCGCCCTTGATGTTCCCTACAATGGCCCACGCGCCGGAAGTCTTTTTATAGACATCGCCAGTTGTGGTCAGGTAGTAAAGGTCGTTGTTGACGCCAGTTCCCGCTGCTGGTACAGTGGTTCCTGTGTACCAAGTGGCACCATTCGTACCGTTGTCACCCTTGTCACCTTTGAACGGGATACCATCAGACCAGTCTCCGCTTGTCGCAGAGTTCTTGATGTACAGCATACCAGTTGTGGTGTCAAGGAATGAGAATCCTTTTGGCTCTGCGTCGTAGTTTGCACGTTCAGCAGTTGTACCTGTTTGGTTTACAGAGAAGGATGAACCTTGCAGAGAAGCAATCCATTCTTCTGGCTCAAGAGGGTCTTCACCTTCTGGCACAGTGGATACGTAAACCTCATATGCAGATGCTCCTGGCAGACCTTGGTCGCCGTTGTCACCTTTTGGCCCTTCCTTACCTTCGAACTCAACCCAATCACCCCACACTCCGCCAGTTAGATAACGGACGAATAAACGGTTGTTGGTGTTCTCCAGTACAAGCATACTCGCCTCTCCCGTAGAAGAAGGCATCAGGATACCACGACCACCGACATCCACGAATGGAGCGTTGGTTGTTCCTGCCATGTATGCGAAGATCTCTCCTTCTACCGCGTCGTTCAGGTCAGTCTTGACTTGTACAGTCTGAGTACCGATACCGAAGTTGGCTAACAGAGCCTTACCGCTCTTTGGAGACAGAGATTTATCTGTTGATGTTCCTGCCACTGCTTCAACGTCAGAAGCGATTGAATTGCCCCATGCACCAAACGTCCCGTCTGTCATGACACGAACCCATGCGGACTGGGAGTTGTCAGGCCAGGTAACCTGTGTTACATTGGTCGCATCTTTTGCAATTGTGATACCTTTACCGGAAGATCCGAAGATCGGAGCATTCAGGGTGTTTGTATCCCAGATGAAGTTCGTGTTTCCAACTTCTTGGTCGAGGTTGAACGAAGTTTCCAGTGTACCGGAAGATCCAATGTTGGTCAGGTCGATGAGTGTACCATCACCCAACGTCACAGTGTTACCGGAAAGTTGGAAAGCTCCGTGCAGCAATGTATCACCGCCGACTTCCAGTTTCTCAGTTGTTGTGATGCTCTTCGGAGCAATGTCTTCACCGTCAACAGAAGTCTGGATACCAGTAACTTCACCAAGAATCTCAAGATCCTGTACGGTCAGTTTCTCGGTCACAGTTGCATTCTGTGCGGTCAGTGCGAAGATGTTTGCGTCACCAGTAACATCCAAAGTCGCAGTCTGGACAGCAGTTGCGTCCACGGCTTCTAAGATCTTCTGGATAAGTGCATTGACGAAAGCAGTTGTCGCGATTGACGTACTCACATCATCTGCATCCATTGTTGGTGCAGTAGGCAGACCTGTGAAGTTAGGGCTGTCAATTGTCGCATACAGACCTGTCAGGGTAGCAGAGTCCAGAACTACACGCCAGTTGGCGTCAGTCGCAGGAGTGTCTCCCATGCTCACCGGGTTGGTTGCTGTAGCAGACGGTGCATACCACCAAGATACCGCCCCAGAGGTCGGCTCGGTGAACGCATAAAGCTGGTTGAAGATCTGCGTCACACTACCAGACTGCCACGGCAGAACCGGGGTCTTGTAGTAAAGGTTTTCCAGCAGAGCCTTACGCAAGGAAGGAATCAGACTACCGTCTTCTACGGTGATCGATTCAACGGCGGTTCCGTTGATTACCTTGTGCATTCTTCCAGAGTCGATCACCAACTGGTCGATAGCGTCACTGGTAGAAGAGTTGATTACTGACATGTCGGACATTAGATCCTCTCTTGGTTATTCTTGGTCATTAGATTTCTGCTCGGTTGTAATTCCGTATCGCAGAGAGATCAATTTACTGATCAGGTGAGGAGCAGCAACCGTAGGGGCATAAACCCAAAGATACCACTCAGTGAGTAATCCTTTGAATCCCCAGTACAGGAAAACAGCGGTCATAGCCGCCATTCCGATGTTGCTCCAGAATTTGGTGTGGGATGCCTTGTTGGGATCAACTGGTGATCGAATAAGGTCTTTCAAGAATTTTAGCATAATCCCTCAGGAATTTCAATGCAATAGCATAGGAATAAATCGAGCCAGCACCAAAGCACTGATTACGACAACGGTTTTCAACCACTCCTTGATCGTGTTATCCTGGAACGAAGCACACAGGATGATCATCTCCATCGAAGTTTGATAGGATGAGTCAACCACGAAACCAAAGATTTCCGGCAGCACGAATGGATATTGCAGTGCAAGCATTTGCGAAAACAATATGGGAACCGAGACAGCCAGCGTGAGTTTCTTTCTCCACCCTTGTAGCACACAAGCAGAAGCGAATAGCAATCCGATGTCGAGGAACCAGCAACCCGTGAAGTACAGATTCCAGTCAAAATACTGGATGTGTTTTGTGAACCACCAGTAGAGTCCATTTTCCGACAGGATGTGGGTCATGCCGAATACCGACATAACCCTGATCCCTTTCTCTGTGTGGAATAGCAGCACTGCAAAGCACAAGAAGTACAGTGCAGAAGCTATCACCTGACTTGTTTCTCCATGAGCAATTGGAATTGACGGCTGAGGTCTTGTCGAAGATCCCCAACGTCTTCTTTGATGTCTCTACGTAAGTCTGAAACGTCGTCACGGATCGTTTTCAGTTTCTTATCCAAGATGTCATCCAGTTTTTCCTTAGTCACCATTTCGGCTTTAATCCTAATGATGTCTTTGTCAAGCTCATCAAGTCTTCCTTGCGTCTTCTTGTAGTCGGAATAGACAACTCGTAGCACCCCTACCAGGGCGAACGAGATGACAGCCCAAACCGCCTTGAGAATGGCAAACAGGTCGATGGACATGATGGTTCTCCTTACGGTTTCTCTGGAAGCTCTTCCAGCGTAGTTGCTTTTCTGACGGCGATACGGTATGCTTTCCACTGTTTGAAGGTTTCAAGCGTTTCATCCGTAGCGTCACCTGTGTCAACCTTGTCTTGAAGGTCTTCAATGGTCGGCGCAATCTCAGCAAGGATTTGCTCCTTGGTGTTTTCGAGAATGGCTTTCTCATTTAGCTTGACAGCTCTCTTCTTGAAGTCTACCATGAACCTTCCGTCGATAGAGATATCATCAGGAATGTTCTCGGCTTTCAACTCGATGAGGCTGGCATCGGCAGGGTAAAGTGCGCTGGCGTCGGTTGAGAATCCAACAACGACATCATCACGGTACAATACCTTGACGGTATCCTCTTTCATATCTGCAAGGATTTGGTAGAAATCCACACCATCTTCGGATTGAAAGAACACGACTTCGTGTCCCAAGAAACCGTCTGGGACGGTCTCCGGGGTGTAGATTTTAAAATTTTTCAGGTGGATCATACAATCTCCTTAGATTACTGAAACGGTCACCCAGACCCCGTTGAGGAATTTCTGGAGAGGACGGTAGAATAGACCATAAAGTTGGAAGTCAGGCCCGGTTACTTTGAAACCGTTAAGACCTGTAACCAGGCATCCAGCAGGAACTGTGAAGCTATTCGAAGCACCTTGGTTCCCTTGAGACCCAAGACGAACGTCAGTAACACCAGGAGAAGGAATGGTCACTGTCACGTTACCGTTCTCGTCTGCGATGTTTCCGTTCACTGCTCTCGCTACATGTCGTCCACCAACTGTTGCTGCGTTATTCTGCACCGTAAGGTTGGCAGTTGTTGTGGTTCCTGCTACACTGGCGTTACCAGTTGATTCCAGAGTTCCACCACGAACTGTAGCGGAAGTTACCAGAGAGCCGTTCGGCTGGATCGTTACACGACCAGTTTCCGCAGTACCTAATGCGTTCACGTTACGGAATACAAAACCACCTGTCCCACCACCCTGGTTGTTGACAAAGAAGGTAGCGCCTGAGCCGTTGGTCTCGTTCCAGCGAATAGCAAGACCTTGTGAGGTGATATCAACTGCGGTGTTACCAGCAATTTTCAATCCACCTGACAGAGCGCCACCCGTTAGCTGCAAGTAACGGTTGTCGGAGTCATCTTTCGAATAAACACCCAAGTTACTACGAGCCTGTGGCTTATCAGTCAGTTCCTCAAGGTTTCTTGTGCGTTTCAGGTAAAGGTTATCAAGACCTGGAAGCTGCTCTTCCTGCATGTACTTCATCCACACAGTCAGCATGTACCACACGTAGTTCCACGCCTGGACATCAGGCTTCTCGCCCATATCATATCCCTTATCCCATAGGTCAGAGATAGGTCTGATTTTGTTTTTTGTCAGGGCATTAGGCAGATCATAATCTAACCCTGCCCATACTTCGATCTCGATCTCAGGTTGTGCCATGATATCCTCGTTATACTTGTGTGATTACTGCATCGCTAATGCTGATGACAGCGAGTGGGCCAGCGTCAGTGGTGTAAATCGTACACACCGCTCTTGTCCGGGCGATTTTGGTAATGAGTTTTCGATACTTAGATGGGTTTGACAAATCGAGGAAGAAGGTCTTGCTCGGGGTGCCTTTCGGCTTGGTCATTACATCAATTGAGATTTGCACCTCTACGGTGCCTGCGCTCATGGTGATCCGTCCTGACTTTGCCACATAATCAACACCTGCAATCGCGGTGCCATCACTTGTCGCATAGTCCAGAGAACTAATCTCCGCGAAATTGTCCCTGCTAAGGGTGAAGGTAGCTGTAACCGTTGCCATTTATCTCTCCAAAAAAGAGGGCGGTTTCCCGCCCCCCTTGATCAGATCACGTCGCTAAAGTAACGATGGAGAGCCGCGAGACTGATCGCGAATTCGGCTTGCGCCCAGAAGCGGTGGTATTTGAACACTGGTGGCACGTTAGTAGCACCTGTCGCATACGCCTGTACTTCTGCCCATTTAGGGTCATCGTGCAAGAAGGTACGAAGTTCATGGAACTTAACGCCCGTCTTGATCTGCTCGCCGTTCGGCATCGTACCTGTGAAGATCTCTGGCACATACACCGTGTCAAACAGACGCTTGTAGCTTGACATTGAACTGTCAATCGCGAGGCCAACGTCATCGACGTATTTGTTCCACATGCGATCCAGCAATTCTTTGGCAAACGTCAACGCAGTTTCTGCGGTGTGGTTTGTACTTTTGATCTTGGTGGTGAATTTACCCATGTTCTGCTTCGCTTTCGCGTAAGAGATCAACATGTAAGCCAAGGACGCTGCAACACCGAGGTCGGTTGCATACTCAACAATGCTGCAATGCAAGTTCGGGTTAGGAACTGTGGACGCATTCCAGAATGCTGCTTGGTTACCTGTTCCGTCCCAGTTAAGGGATGGAAGGTATTCATACACACCTTCGTGGTTTGGCGCGGTCGCCGTCTGACCAACAACTTGCGTCGGGGAAGTCCAAGACAGAGTTCCCGGGAGCAGGAATGAACCATCAGAGGACAACGTAGAGTTGTTCAGGAACCACACAACCAGAGGATCAAGGATGACCTCAAGGTTGGCTTTCAATGTTGTTGCCAGTGGAGTTGCCTTATCAGACACTTCCAAGAACAGATCCGCTGTACGGCCTTGACCCCATGTCTGGAAACCAACCCAGTCGTTTGATGGTGGATCGTGCCATACTGGAGCATAGGTATAAACCATTCCGTAGAACTTGGCGTTCTGACGACCATCGGTAGGAGTCTCGTAACGAGAGTTCCAGGAGTTCGTCACACCACCTGCTAACGGGCCTTCTGCTGATTGCAACCAACGAAGCATTTCCATCTGACGGTAGACAGAGCCTAACCAAATGTCAGAAGCGCTCGGGGACAGAGGACTGAATCCACCACCACCTGTTGCCATGAAATATGCTGAGTCGATTGCCTGATAACCTTGGTGACACTCAGAGGAACCGATACGATACGACCAAGAAGCTGTAGCTCCTGCTGCCGGAATCTCACCGCCCCATGCTGCATACCAGTTTACCAGATAATGGCAACTTTCGTAACCCGTCCCACCTAATTGATTATCACCAATTTTGCGGAAATATTTATCGAAAAGGTTGTAACGCATGTAGTCGCCCATCTTCTTCGCTTTTGTAGTCGAAGCAGAGATGGCTGTACCTGCGCCTTGTTCGGTTGCAAACTTCTGCGCCCAGAATGACCACTGGATCGCACGGCCTTCTGCATCGGGTGCGTTAGTGTATGACCACTTCTTACCCCAATCGTTGGCTGCTGCTGGATACCACTGAGATCCTTGGGTGAACAATGGGTCATATCCGTAGATAGAACCACCGTTAGCAAAGTCGTTCCACGCCGGGTGCGTTACCGTCTCGAAAGAAGATTCCTGCATACCGCGTTCATACGTGTTGATATACACGTTCTGCTTAGTACCATCGCCATTTCGGAAATTGTACAAGCCTTCAACGTCCAGAATCCAGTGCATGAGATACATGCGCTTGTTGCCGTAGGTTGATTCCAACTCATCTGCTAACGGGTCAGTACCGTGGGCTGCTGTCGGGTCACCCAGTGTCGGGTAAGCACTCGGCAAGTCACCCTCTGGGGTGTAGTCCGCTGGTTTCGCTGGTAGATACGTCGCAATCGGCTGGTTAGTCGCAGACGGAACGTAGAACTTATCGATCTGGTTCCAGGCGTTGTTATAACCTGACCAATCGGCGGTTCCCAGTTGTCCGCTTACGTAACCATTCCACGCTTCCAGACCAACCCAGAAGGAAGCAGTTTCTGATACGGTTTCACCACCGTGGTCAGGCGCTTCGTTGATGATGATACTATCAACACCCGGGATGTGACGTGGCAGTGTGCGAGCATTCGCCCCTGTCTGCGGCCCAAAGTATTTGTTATCGACATCATGAACCATGTTGTAAATGGTCTTGAACCGTTCCAGATAGTTCGTCTTCGGTGGTTCTTCTGAACCCGGTACTGTAGCCGTACCACGAGAAGTCCCTAAGACGCCGTTCTGCGGATTGGTCAAGAGAACATAGAAGTTCGTCTCTGTCTCCGCAGGCGCGTCGTCGTTCACAAGGACGATGATGTCTTTAGAGGTTTCCCCTGCTGCAAACGTCAAAGTCCCAGACTTAGCTGTATAGTTAGCGGGTGCCACCGCAGATCCGTCCTGGGTGGCATAGTCAACCGTGACCAGCGATTCGCTGGCCTGGTTGAGGGTTGTTGTAAATGTAGCCTGTCTCATTGTTACTCCTCTCAGTCGGACAATGCAGGAGCGAGCAGATCGAGCTTCACAGTTTGAGGAGTTACCCAGTCGTCTTCTACAAGACCACCTGTATCACCACTGTTCGGGTTGTAGCTCCAGTAGCTGTAGGAAATTCCTTTCTTCCCTGCTGCCAGATCTTTTGTCCCGTTGCCGTCAAAGTCACCATTCCAATATTTGATGAGATTATTGAGCCATTGCTTCTCATAGGTTGCGTGAGGCTTAGTTACGTTTCCGTTACCATCGACACCGAAGTGTCCACCAAACTCACCGACCCAAAGCGGCGCAATATTCTGTGTGAAGATGTAACCCCACATTGGTTGCCAAACGCCGTACAAGTTGTTAGGCCAGTTCACCGGAGGTGTCTGATTGTCGTATGCCAGCCAAGACTGACTTCCAACGCTCTGTCCGTATTCGTGAGGGCTGTAAGCCACACGGTTCGGTTGAGTCAGAGTTACCGGACGAGTTGCAACACCTTGAAGCTGACCGCCCCACCAGTAGCTGACATTCTCGTACTGTCCAACACCTTCAACGAAGATGATCCAATCAGTGGTCACAGCGTGGATAGCATTACCAGCTTGTTCAGCATAGCCTGCCCACGTTGCCCAGTCAAGGTCATGCGGTTCGTTGTGAACGTCTGCCCCGATAACGTTAACCGCTGATTTATAGCGCGTTGCCAGTTTCGTCCAAGTGTCCAACCATTTGGTCAAGTTGTAGCTTCCGTCAACCGGAGAGCCATCTGCACCTGTACCCGCAGCACGACGGTGATGGTCAAGGATAACATAGATTTCTTGAGTGTTGCAATAAGCAATGATGAGATCCAAGATCTCCAGCGCTCTCTTGTCAACGAATTCAGAGTTAACCTCTAAGTCCACAGCACCATTCGGTGGGTATGGGTTGTTCTGTACCACTTCTCCAGACAGAGGGATACGGATCGTGTTAAATCCGAATGTCTTGATCTGGTCAATGATGTCTTTCCAGTAACGAGCACCGACCCACGTTCCGTGAGGGGTGAAGTTCAGACCTTCCATACCAAACCAGTTTACAGATTTGATTCGGAAATTCTCAGCACTCTGAGTGGTCACGAACTGGTTACCAGATGTCACCAGGCGCTGCAATCCAACAATCGGAGCTGCCTTACCAACACCAGAAAGAAGAACTCTTAACGTGCTTGCTTGTCCTGTTGTGGTAACAACCATGTTTCCAGAGATGTTCCCGACTTCTTGCGGATTAAAGCTAACAGCAATATCGGCTGTCTTTCTTGGAGCAATTACAGTTCCCACTTGAGCACTGCCAGATGCGAGTGTGTACCCGGTCGGCATGGTCAGGGTTGCAATCGTAACCGTGAAGTCAGTGTTGTTGTTCACAGTCATCAGCTTGCTTGCTGTTGGTTCCCCAACGGTAGCTGTGCCGAAGGCTACAGACAGTGGTGCAATTGTCACACTATCACTTGATTCTGTCAGAACAGCATCAGAGATAGAGATCACGATACCTACAGGTGCTACCTCAGAGGCGTTGACAGTGATGTCATCGACTGTGACGGTCATGATGTATCCAGTGTTCTCTTCATCAGAAGTGTACACCAGACGAGCAATCCCACCTTGGGTTGTCGTTGTCTTGTTTGCATTCACAGAGGAGAACCCGAAGGTGTCCTTATCGCCGTTGAATCCGAAAGCTCTGCCATACGATTCAATCAAACGCAGATGCGTTGGAAGGGGCAGCATATCTTTGATCTCTTGAAGGAGATCTTCCAGTCGGAAACAGGTTGACATTACGTGAATGTCGATACGATAGTTGTCACCTTTCCAGGTGGTGAAGTTTTGGTCACCAAACAACTGACGTAAAGTTTGAATAACTTCCGGGCGTGTCCCGTGTTTTGAAGCACTCGCCAGTAGGATCGTAATGGAAGCACGATAACTGTCATCGCTCATACCGTTACGGTCAACACCAAGCTGTCTGCCAATCTCGTCCAGGTTCTTGTAAGCGGCATTCGCCAGCAGTCGGCCCTCAGAGAGATTGACAAGCATTTCGTCAATTACGCGAAGTCTCTCAAGGTACGTTCCCAAGAACTTTACAAGGTTTTCTTTCTGGCGAAGGAAATCGCCAGGTAGATAATTAACCCCGTCCTGCACGAAGTCAGGCAGCACATGGATGTGGTTTACATCTTGCAATGTATCTGCCATGCTTCCCTCATTAAGTGATTTGTTGGAACAAGATGTTCGCTGTGTCCAGAGCAAACACTTCACGCATTCCCAACACTACGTCGGAAGAGGTGTAAGCGGACGTTGGTTCGCTGGCCTTCTTCACAGCAGCCGTAAGCTGAGTGAATCGACCTGCTGATACCGCCCCGGCAACCGCAGCGATTAGCTGGATGTTGTAAAGGGTATCTGCAATTGTCAAACCGTCAGTCATCAACTTGATCGCACGACGGATAGTATCCTGCTCGGTTGAGGAGAGAACCTTACCTTGGTAACGGATCAGTACGTTGTAGCTCGTGGACGACGCCTTGCTATGGTAGATTCGCTCGACAGTATCATCCTCAGTGGTGATATCGTAGAACGTGTTACCGTATGTCCCATTGGACAAAGCAATTGTGTTGTACAGTGCCTGGCTGATCTGCTCCGTTACACCACCATACACAACTGGCTCGAATTTGTAGGCTGGAACACCGTACTGGTCGCGCTGATCTGTGTTGTTGGCGAAGATCTTGACTTTCTGAACACCTTCAACACCCAGAAGGGCGGAGATTACAGCAGGACGTGTTGCTTTGGAAGCCTCAGATGTGATTGACATCGCACGAATTTTGTATTCGTTGTCCGTCTCCACGTCCGCACCATCAGCAAACGAGGTCATGTTGTTCAGAGAGATGAATCCGCTCGGTGTCGGAGAAATCTGCGTCACTGTATTGGCTTCTCTTGTGAGAACACCCGCTTCTACTGCCACAACTTCGAACTGCAAGGTACGTGTACCAGCAATAGGAGAAGAACGGAAGTCGATGCGACTGTTAAGCCCGATAAGCTCTTTCGTCGAGTTGTATCCAATGTACAGTGCGCCTGCGGCGGAGTCAACATAAATCAGATCTGCGTTCAAATCTGTGGTGTTGGTTACGATAAAGTCCTTGATCGAATAAAGGAACGTGTTAAGCTCTGTTGAACCCGGGGTCTTGTTTCGAAGGGTAACACTCATTGACTTCATTGAGTTGTCAGCAGAACTCAGGACTTGGAACGTGTATTTACCAAGAACCAGATCAGAGTTTAAAATCTGCTGTGCAATCAGACTCCCCGCAACGGTCGTGTTTCCCGTCAGGATGAACGTACCATTGTCAACGGTGAATGAGTCTGGAGTATAAATAAGGTTGTAAGGGACGGTTGCGTTGACAGCCATCTCAATTGAACCTGTGCTCTTCGTTTTACCACGGCGGTAAACACCACGACGGCCCAGCAATTCATCAAGGTAAATGCCTTCGGCACCTGCCAGTGTCCCAGAAGCGTAGATCGCCTGTCCCAGAAGGATGAGTTGATATTCACGTTCGTTCAGGATCGTTGTCAGTTTATCGACGATGGAGTTGGATTGTGTGTTGAAGGTCTCGCCAAAGATGGCGATCAGAGATTCTTTTGTTTCTGCAATCAGTGTGTCCAGGGACGGCACGGTGAAACCGTAGTCGTTTAACCCGAATGTTTTCTGGTCGGCCACCTGAGCCTCCTATTGAATTTAGACATTAATAACATGTTGCTATTTTATCATACAGGGTATTGATTTGCAAGAAAACCCGCCGAAGCGGGTTTGAGGTTAGGGGTTGCCAGTCCAAGTGTTGATCCATGTAGAATCACCAGGGCGAGGTAGACGGAAGTTGACCAGGTAGTATAGCTTGTTAGACCATGAAACCCAACCATCCTCGCCACAAAGAGAAGCTGGAGAGCTTGCATCATCTGGAATTGGGTAGGCGTAGTCTTCTGACCCTACAAAGGCAATACGAACAATATCTTGCTCCTGTGTCAGCACCTCGAAGTAGGCTTCGTATGAACGTCCCGCCCTGTCCATGACGGACTCAAAGTTGTTGATCGCCAACACATCCGATTCGAGACGTGAGATTTCCTTGATTTTGTTATCGAGGATGGTTTTCATTACTTTTTGACCGAGGTACGATCTGTATGGGAAGCCAATCGTGGTATCAAAGTACCAATCTCCCTGCCAGATATTGAAACGAAGCCAAAGCCTCTGTCGCAAGCTAATCTGGTTTGAGTCGATAATCTGCAACCCTTGGGAGACATCTAAGTCTCCCGTTACAGGGTCAAGCAAGAAGTCACCATAGAATGTAGACATGTAGTCTCCTTATGCGTTTGGTGCCGGAGTGACGTTGGAACCACCACCTGCTGTCCATGTGTAGTTGTGACCGTGACGTTGGAACCAAGCATAGAACTCGTCCAAGTTTGTGCCGCTCTTCGTAATGACGTTTCCGTCAGGTGTGACCTTGGCTCCATTCATATCGAAGTTCCCATCTTCCTGAGCAGTGAACTTGGCAGCTCCGTTGTCGAAAGACCAGACACCTGCCTTGTCGATCTTCATAGTTCCTTTTGGCCCGGTCAGTGTATAATCCCCTTCCGGGGTCATACTGAAATGAACTTGGTCATTCCACAACTCAACATTTTCAGGGTCTATTGGAGTGGCATTGCTGTCTGAAAAGATCTGACTGATCGCCCAGCCTGCAAACAGGCCGTGGGTGTTCATGTCAGTCTTGTCTCCTTCGTTTCTTTCCGAGAAGGTCAGCCCCACAATGTCTCCAGCCTTGACAGGCATGGTCAAACGTGCTTTGCCTCCATTCCCAGAAGGCATGTAAAGTGGCACATCAAACATTGCCGGGTAAGCATCAACTGTCCCGTCCGAGAATTCAGTGGAGGCCATCGGCTGCACCGTTACAGAAGGGATTCCAACATCCACATCAACCACTTTTGCACGAATGTTGGTATGGACTTCACGTAACGCACGGTCTACGAACAGACCCAGCGCTGCGTCGATTCTTTGAATAGCTGCCATTAACCCTCCTCAACCACGCCACCGCGTGTTTCTGAAAGCCCCAGTTCCGTTGTCCAGTTTGACCCTTCCAGCTCCCCTTTGTGAGTCAAGTAGACAACCTTATAGAAGCCTGTGTATTTCAGGCTCTTCAAATAAATAGTGCTCTCCGGTAGGATTGCTCCATTTAAAGCCGTCACAACAACAAGCCCCGCATCCTCTTTGATTTCCGCAGCGGTTTTCTCATGAGGTTTGGTTGTCTTCTTCTTGGACTTGGCCTTTTTCTCCAAGCGACGTTTTGCGGGTTCTGGGTTCTGGGCAGTAGGAGAGTCGTGCATACCTGATTCAACACTAATCTCGAAGACCGTCTGCTTCAACCTTTTTCCTTGCTTTGTCCAGTAAACCGCGCCGTCTTGAACACTGAATGTAGACCCTGTGTTCTTTGCCAGCTTCGCAAGATTTGTTGCTGCGTTCCCAGAAAAAGCCATTGCCTGTTGGGTGGTCTCAGCACCAAACTTGACAATCTTCCCGCTTGGGAGTTTAAGGTCAGAGATCAAGTCATTCAGAACCGTATCAAGGGAGGTTCCCTTGCGGTATGATCGCGAGGTCTTTGCCGTCATAAGGTTCTGGGTGGCGTCACCCAAGATCATCTTGGTCTGACGGGTCGGGCCGTCCCATTTGTCTTGAACGAACTCAATCGTGCCAGAGAAAAGGATTTGGTTATCACCATCATAACCTGCTTCAAGGACTACCGCAAGCGACTCTCGTTGGTTTGCATCGAGGTAGTTCACTGTGTCTTCTGACAGGTTGTATAATGTGATATAGCCTTTATTCGGCTCTTTGCTGTTGTCCTTCTTGACCTCGAACTCGATGTTGGCAGCTCCGGTCTCATTGCTCACATAGTAAGCATTGTTCTCACCACCCATATTGATGTACGAGGCGATGTTTGTCGCAGCAGAACCAATGTATACGGGCTTACCGAGCGTGAGTTTAAATGTCCTGGTTCTGTACTGCGCCATTATTCCTCCTCGATGTCTTCGTCTTCTGGGCTGACATACATAAGTTGCAAGTCAGACAGGAATCCGATATTGTATCTACCTACGCGCTTCTTGTATTCCGTGTACGAGACCACCATCAACTTCCCAGAAGGAATGTTGTCGAGGTACTGGTATGGTTGGAAGAAGTCCACGAAGGCCGTCATTTTGAATGAGATTGTTGGGTCTGACCCCACATCCCCGAAATAGACAAGCCAAGACTCATCACGCTCATTCCACTGGAATCGCATTTCATAAGTCTGGCTGTCCAAGACCACACGCATGGTCTGGTCTGGGTATCCGTCCAGATCCCAAGTATAACTGATATAAGCCATCTCAGTTCCTTATTTGATTGGGTCGCCGTTGGAATCGTAGTATTGACCTGTGTCAGGGTTCCACGTACCAGTCTGCACAACAGAGGATGTTTCGTTCTCATAGCCAAGGTACTTAGCCACACCTTTGATGGCATCCGTGTGAAGATTGGATTTCTGCTCGTAGGTAGCTCGCTGCTTGTCCGTTGAAGATGAGTTGACAGCACCCTTCTGCTTATTACCCGATTTCTTTGCGTCTCCAAAGTTGGAAGCCAAGACTGTCTTCCCGAGGGTGAAGGTTCGAAACTCTGTGAATTCCAAATTGAATACCAGTGCGGCACCCTCTTCACTGCTACGCTCTGCGGACATCGAAGTGCAGATGTAGTTCTCAAGGATAATGTCCTCGGTCACCAAGGTCACAACTTGACGTTTGTCGATGATCTCCCGAAGAGCATCCAGAGCCTTCTGAGGACGCTTGCTTTGCACGGGATTACTGGTGTCAGTGTCTTTGTCGATAAGGTTGTTTTTAATCAGGTACATAGGTGAGCTGTTGACACGAGCATTGAAAGAGAACTTTCCGTCTTCGATCACTGCATGGTCTGAAAAACTAACCTTGTCTTCTGTTGCAAATTGTGTTTTACTAATGGTTCTTGAATAGGTGTGTGAATCAACAACGTCAAAAACAATCGCCAGGTCAGTGGATGTGTTTTTATTTTTCAACTCAACATCTCTACCGCCGTGGTTGATCCCACTGGCAAATAGTGTGTAGGTGACACTGTTCGCTGTTTTTACGGCATCGTCACGCTTACTGTAAAGTGGGCTTGTCTTTTCTGACAGTGTTGTGGTTGACACCTTCATATTCTCTTCGGCGGCAACCTTATTAATTGCCTCCTGCATAGCTGTATAGTCTGCCATTCTTGAATCTCCTAACTAAATGGTTCATTAAGAGTTTATCATGAAACCCTTAATAAGACAACAAAAAAGGGGCCGAAGCCCCTTTTGGTTAGTATGGCAAAGAACCCGCCAGTAGGTTGTAGTCGCCCATCGCAGACACTTCGATTTGTTGGTCGATGATGTCTTTGAGTTTTCCTTCGTCGAGTTTAGTGGTCACCTCAACTTGTACCTTACCTGGTTCTGGGGTTGTGCTGGCTCCAGAGCCTGGGGAGTTACCTGTCGGCATGATGCTGTTCGTTTTGAGGTAGTTCAGTCGATCTTGTTCATGGTTGGAACCTGCTTTGGAAATAGAATCTCCAACACCACCCAAGGCATTCTTCCACCAATCGATAGAGTCATCAACTGAACCAAGTCCAGTCATCTCTCCGATGGCATCCGTAATCCCCCAAGCGGCTGCTCCGATCCCTGTCCACTTCATCAGCCCTTTGAACTTTCCTCCTCCTCCACTGCCCTTCTTCTTTTTCTTCTTCCCATCACCGTCTTCGTCGGCGTCACCACCTGCGCCCATTCCCATAGCAGCACCGATAGCTGTGATCGCACCACGAAGTCCAGCAATTTTAGTAAGAATGCCAAATACCTTTTTCAAAGCACTGACAAAGAAGAGCGCACCAACAATCATTCCTGCCCAGTTCCAGACCTTACTCATCTCAACGTTCTTGAATCCGAGATCTTGAATGAACTTGGTAATGATCGCGTTGATCAGGTAGAAGGTGTCATAAGTGATATCAATGATGTAACGCATTGACTTCACAAACCCACCTGCGAATTCACCAAGCGCTTTACCTACCGGGCCATTTGTGTTAAGCATGTCAGCTAAGGAGTTGAACAGGCGTGTCATCTCCTTACCAAACCCACCCTTGAAGAGTTCGTTCTGGAAGACCATCCAAGACTGGCTCAGACGTTCCTGTGCCACACGGTTGGATTTAAGCTGTGCATTCAATGCGCCGTTCTTACGGGCCATCTCAGCAAAACCTTTCGCAACCTCTGGAAGGATATCTTTCGCCAACAGCTTACCATTCTTCATCAGGTCTTGCAACTCAGGGACACCAATCTTGTCGTCCTTGAAGTATTTCTGCGCCGCCTTAACGAAGATCTGCATTGAACCAGGAAGTGCTTCTGCAAGCTGACCTTTCAGTTCTTCCGCCATGATCTGGCCTTTACCCAACATCTGACCAATCGCGGTGATACCACGTTGGTATTTTACTGGGTCAGCACCGGATGCTGTGGAGAATTCTGACAGCCCTTTGAACAGGGCGTTTGTATCGCTATCGCTGATAACGCCTTTGGCGTTGACAGACATCTGGGTGTATCCCTGAGACGCAACTTTCAGACTCAAACCAAGACGATATGCTTGTTTCTGAACGAACTCCATCTTCTCACCAGCTTGCTGCTGAGTGTCGGAAACCATCAACATGGTTGCGTTCATACTCTCAAAGAACTGCCCGTTGCTTAGGATACTCTGTGCCGCGCTGAAAGAAGTGTAGGCAGCAGTAGCTCCAATCAGGCTGCTACGCAGACCTTTGATACTATTGCCCAGATTGACGTTCTCACCCGCCGCAGCTTTCGCCTGGCGGATCATCTGTCCGATCTGGCTGTTGTACTGAGAGATACTCCCGGCGTTCAGTTTAAGGGAATCGGATAAGGTGTCAAACCCTTTCGTCTTCTTTCTCCACTGTGGCCCAAGGGCCGCTTCCAGACGACGCTGTGCGTTGCCTACAACGACTTCACGTCTCGCCCATGCCTTTTCATCTGCACGGTCATCTTTATCACGTTTTGCCTTAGCTCTCGCACGTTCTTTTTCAACGTTCTTGTTGCTCTTGGCCTGACGTGCTTCTTCCGCCTGACGTTCTTTCTCCATCTGACGGTGACCACGGTTCATGGCATCGACTTGACGACCCGTGATATCTCCGTTAGGATCTGACGTTTGACCTGGCTTACCGAAGTGACTTTGACCTGATGGTGTGTATCCAGCAGGAGAGTTCATTGTGATCGGCTTACGAGGTGCTCCGTTGGTTCTGTCTGGGCCATGCTCTTTTTGAAGAGACTTGTACCAATCACGGAGGTTATTGTATTCTGCTTTACCTTCGGGTGTACGGCTATTGGTTAGATTGCCTACCACTTGCTTACGACGAGCACTTTCACGCTTAGAGATCGCTGCACGAGCATTGGCTTCCTTCTTTGCCATTGCAATTGCGTGTGCGGTGCTCTTGGCCTGTTCTGCACGTTCTGTCTGAGCAAGACGTTTCGTGACCAATTTAGCCTGTTGAGCAGCAGACAGGATCTTCTCTGCTGGGTTGTTTCTTTTGGTAACGCCTGAGCCGACTTTCTCCCACTCTTTCTTGAGAGACTTGACTTGCTTTAGTGCTTTACCGTATGCTGTTTTGTCTACCTGCCACGTTACTTTGTTGACAGTAGTGGTTACAATGATATTGCCTGCCATTGAATTCCTCTCAATAAAAAAGCCAGGCTCCCGAAAAGGAACCTGGCTTGAGATTAACCTCTTCTGCCTGTACGTGAAGCAGCGGCTTGTGCCTTCGCTGTGGACTCTTGATCTTTCTCACTCACATCGTTGATGAAGTCTTCAACATCAAGGTACTCGTTCAGTTTCAGGAGGTATGCCATGTCTGCGCTTTCAAGGGAGCGGAAGTTCTCACCTTTGAATTGTTTTAACGCTCTGCACCACAGGTAGTCGAACCAGGATAACGAGCTATTGGCTCTTGCGTAGTCAATAGCTCTCTGGACAACTTTGGAGATTTTCGGCGGTGTTACTCCGTCGGTTCCTGATCCATCACGTTCACCTGATGAACCATCCCCAGTTTGCCCATGAGTCCTTTGAGGTCTCCGAAACCGCCCTTCGTGAAAAAACATCCGTAGTTAATCTCCAGAACTTTGGTGACCAGTTTGATCAGGTCGAAAACTTTGTCCTGGAAAATACCGTCGATGTCTACCTTGCCAACACTGTCCACAATCACATCTTCAAGGATGAGTTCAAACAGCTTGTTCAGGTCGTCTTCTTCCATCTGTTCGAACAGATAAAGAATCGCGGTTGGTAATGCTTCTGAGAGGTTTTGTCCACCATTCATGATGGAGCCACCGATGGTTGCCATCGGAACTGCTACGTAGCGACCGATCTTTGGCAGGTTCTTCATTACCTTGGTCGGAGACCAGTGGGTGATTTCGAAGTTATGTCCAGCCAGATCAATCTCTGTCGTTGGTCTAAATTTCATCGTTTACGCTCCTGCGTCTTTAGGTTAGAATATCCATGCGTGAGAGAAAGGCCACATCCATGTGGCTCACGAAACACTGTTAAACGATACCAGCCAGACCAGCCAGACCGAAGCCTGTTGCAGTCAGGGAATCGTTACTCAGCCATGCGTCCAGGATACCGATTTCCCAGTCCATCTGACCAACTTCGGTGCCGTATGTCAGGTCAGGTTGACGCTGAATCCAGCCGATAGTTGACAGACCAAGACCTTGAGAACCTTCCAGGAGAACCGGGAAGAAAATCAGACCTGTGATGGCTGCTTGTTTTTGCCACGTCGAGAAGTAGCCATTCCACTTCGCGGTGTTCTGTAGAGAAACCGTAAGCGTACCAGACTGGTTACGAGACAGAGCAGCAGAAAGCTCACCATCAACCCCCATGTGAGGGATGATGTTGTCTTCGTTACGAGCAACGACGATCTTGGTATCCGCAGCAAACCCGGTCACGCGCTGAGTCATCAGGTACAGGCGTACTTTCTTCGGGTCATACGCATACGGGGTTAGGATAGCTGTATCCATTATTCACTCCTGATATTAAACGGATGCTGTGGTGGTTGTCTGACCAGATGTAGTGGTCGCTGATGCAGTCTTGTCCAGCAGAACCGTGATTCGGATCTTAACGAAGTGTAGTGAGCCGTTGTAAACAACTTCCACTTTTACGTTGTTAAGAGTACGAGTCGCAAGATCGTTGGTTGGGATGCTGCTACGAGTCGGAATGGTGATTACCGGATCATAGAACACTTTGTTCGTTTCGTCGTAACCCGTCAGGATTGCGCCGTTGGCGATACCAGTGTTGATCGGTGAGTTCAGCATCACAGACTTGAGGTTCGGCAGATCATCATCGCTCATCTTCACGGACAGACCCATGTTAGAACGGCGAGACATGTACCCAAAGATTGACTCTTCGGTACGATACTTCATCCAGTGTCCGAAACGGATCACGTCAACGTACTGACCGGATGCTACCTTGCCTTCCCAGAATGCGCCAACACCGTTGATTACACGGTAGAAGTTTACATTCTGATTCCAGATGTTTGAACGCTCATCCAGTTCCAGGTCTGGAGCCACAACACCAGGCATCGTTTTCAGGTGAATTGAGTCACCGTAAGATGGGTCGTTGGACGCCATTGCACCGATGATACCAGCTTCCGGGAAAGTGGTGTCAGCAGTTGGATCGTACATACCGATTGAGGTATCATACGCCAGTGCTTTCAGTTGCATTGGAACAGTACCTTCTGAACCCGCTGCAATGCCTTCGTCTTGACTTGAATAAACGTGTAGTTTATAGTTAGTTGAAGCATAAGCAGCCGCAGCCAGAATGGTCGCGTCAGTGTGTGATTCAGTGGTCAGGAAGTACCAATCGCTGCTGCTTGCGTTGATAGCTGGCAGTGCAGAGGTGATAGTTTCACTGGTTGTGCTGGTCACAACATAGTTACCCTGGTCTTTACCAATGCTGAACAGGCCACCATTTTCTGCAACGACAGTTACTTTACCTGCATCAGCGGCGGTGCCAGCAGTTGCGGTCAGAACGTCTTCCAGAGTGGTGTCAGCAGAGATCGCAGCTACCAGAGCAGTTGCAATTGTTGCCGGGGTTGAAGCAGCAGTAACCGGGATCACGAAGCTGGTGGAGTAGTTGCCAGAGACAACGTTAACGCCAACTGGGGTCGTAGGGTCAATGTTACTTTGTCCTGTGAAGTCAATCACAGTGTTGGTCAGCGCCATGCGCCCAATACGGATGTACTGAGGTGGGAACTTACCAGCGAAGGCTTTGGTCGCGTAGACGTGGGCCGGGGAACCTGGAGCAAATCCATCAGATACCATTGAGTCAGTGTCACCGTAGATACGTTGACGTGCTGCAAAGGCATTGTGAATCGAAACAAACAGAGGGGTTTCGAACCCGACTGTAGTGATCGGCTGTGTCCCGAGGTCAACTGTTACATCAACCACTTTATCGTTATAAGCCATTGATATCCTCTTCTTTATATCTGCTCATACAGTTATTGACCAGCACAGGTGTGCCATAATTGGAGGCCGAAGCCTCCGATACGATCACTAATAAGCGCTCGCTTATCAATAACCGACTGTTACGGTAGCGTGGGATCATTGAAAGAATAAATCATTTGCATGTTGATCTTATCAATGTCTTCGAACGCACCAGTATCCACAGCCATGAAGTTCACGTTGAAGGTGATGATCACCGTGGCGCGGTTTTCGAACTTCTGCATATTCAACGGCACTCTGATACGGGAAACCGTAGAGGACGAAGCATAAGCAAAGGCACATGGAGTGGGGAAATATTTTTCGTAGAAGAATGGGAGGTTAAGTCCTTGCAGCACCTTAGTAAGGGACTCGAAGGCTTTTCCTCGGAAAGATGTCAACGTGTACGTAACCTCGTAGTTGTGGGTCACCGCAGCGTTGCCTAACTCATCCTGCCATTCATTGTCTGTCCAATCCAACTGCGTAGCGGCTGATTGGGAGACCATGACGAACTCTTCATTGACCTTTGGGATCGTTTCATCGTCGTCAAGAACGACCTTACGACCAGTCACATCTTTCACAAGACGACCGACCGTTTTGGTCAAGAGGTCGAAGACCTCATCAGTATTCGCGAACCCAGCCATCAGATACCTCCGTCAGTGCCAGCCGGAACCGCAACCACAAAGGAGCGGAATCGTGCAACACCAGAACTCGGGTATGGATCAGACTTGATTACCGTGAACCAAGTAGGAACGCCATTCGAAGCTGGGAGAAAGATTTGGTCGGACAGTTCGGTTGAGCCTTCAACTGGCCCACGGAGTGGGATTGAAGAATAGACTGTGAATGAGTCATATTGTTTTCCACCTTCCAGCATAAGCTGTGCAGTGTAATCTCGCGCTGCCTTTCCTGTCATCGGCTGAACCACGCATTCGATCACGTCGAACGGGACATAAGTCATCTCAACGCCGCCGTTTTCGAACGGGTTGTCTTGGTCAACCTTTGCATATTCCCTGTGACGACCCGGATAGGTCGGACGGGGGATAAGTCTGTTTTTGCCAATCAGTTTATAGCCGACAGCCATTATGCCTCCTTATCCTTACCTTTGGTTACCCTGAACGTTGCGGACTCTTGCAAATCCCCATAATGAATCATCGCCTCACTGAACCCCTTTACGCCAGCCCAGGCATCAGATACCATTGGGTGTGGGAACTTACCTGCGTCGATAACGAATTTGATCTTCTTGGCTCCCGCCTTTCCAATCATGTTAAAGATCGGCGTCGGGTCTTTCCCGCCTGCCGCAAAGTAGGTGAACAGATCCCTTTGGAATCTCTTGAGTTCTTTTTCGAATAGGATCGCAGTGCTTGTGATGAACGAACGTGCAGGTAATCCATTCCACCCTTGTTCGTGAATCGCTGCAAGTGTTGCAGTATTCAGGCCGGAATAGTGCGGATCATCATAGAAACCATATGTGACTTGGCGATAGTCAAGAACTTTTACCGCTTTGAAGAAGTTTTCAAATTGGCTCAGGTCTTGCTTGCTTGTGAATTTCACAGTCATAGCCGTATCCGTTTAGGTATTTTACCACGTTATCTTAGCAAAATCAATGGGATTTTACCAGCGTGGAGAGTATGATGGAAAATTACCTGGATAACGGCGCGGAATACACGGAATTCCTGTCTGCGGAATGATTCCACCAACGTCATAAAGGCTTTTTGAGTTAGGATCGTTCTTCACTCTGCGGAATTCGTCCTGACGGACGCCGCCAATAATTACGTAACTCTTCACAGCGTTGAGTGAAGGGTCAACATAATCTGGATTCAGCAGCAACCAGTCAAGGAAGTCTTTCCAATTTTGGTATGAAGAGCCACCCTTGACCGAGATAGTTTCGTCGCCGATCTTCTCCATGCGTTCTGTGATGCTTGATTCACCACTTGCCACTTCTTGCATGACGAGCCAACGGACGCAGGCTACCAGGGTATTATAGATAACCAGGGGCATACGCTCTGGGTAATTCACCACATCCTGTCTTACCTTCTCCATAGAAAGGAAGGTTTGGATGACAAGATCTGGGAGTGCCTCTTCGGAGATTGAACCGAGCAGGAGGCGAATGTAGTCGATGATTTCTTGGTCGGTCATCTTGTATTCCTCAGATTAGTGTACTATCATTATGTTAGCACAGAACGGTGTGATTTTCCACCGAAAGTTCTTGACATATAGATACGAAAAAAGCCCCGAAGGGCTTTTAATTAAGTGACCGTTACCGCGACTGCATTCGTGGTCGCTTGGTTTGTAGTGACAGTTGCATCCGCCGCCCCAAGTTGACCTCTAATGACCGCCCGGTATTGACCTGCATCTCCAATCACAACGGAAGCCTTGGTGTAGGTTGCCGCAGTAGCGTTGGCGATATCCGTCCAGGTGCTGCCTGAGTCCGTAGACTTCTGCCACTGATATGCTGCCGCGTCGTTCGCTGCTGTTGTCAATGTCAGAGTTCCCCCGGTAGCTACAGTTTGAGCAATTGGTTGGGTTGTGATAACCGGGGTGTACGCATAGTAAGGCATTGCATACTCAATCCCGTTTACGTTGACACGAAGCCACTGGCGTGGTTTGGATGTATCAACTGGAGTTGTCCCAGACGCTGCTGATCGACTTGTGATCGCCGCAACGTCACCGCTCGCCCCAAAACCTGCCTGCCCGGTGTGGAAACTAAAGCGCCCTGGGATTCTTGTGTACCCCGGGTTGGCAGTCTGGCTGAATCCGCTGGCTGTGTATCCTGCCGGAATACCCGCTTCCTTCCTTGTAAGGCCCGTTCCCTCAACAAACACAGTGAACTCACCACAGCGAGGGCGGATCGGAATCCATACTGCCGGGACGATATCGTTCGATGTCTGAGGCTGGTACTGAGGGAATACAGTGGAGGTTACGTTTGCAATAGGCCCAGATCCCTCGGAATACCAAGAGATTTTCGGAGTTGTGCCTGTACCACGACCAATGTTAATAGTCGCCTCACCACCAAGACCATCTGAGAGGATGTTCTGTGCAGTAGTGGTGTTGTAGTACGAACCACCAAGGATTCTCACTCTCCAGAAACCACCGTTGGTTGGGTTACGGAAGTTCCCGATGTTCACCCACAGGACACTATCTGAGTCGTTTCTTCCACGGAGATATCCACGTCCCCACGGGTAGACCACAGGGCATTCGAAGTAGGCTCCGTGGTTCTGCATCAACCAACTGCCCTGATCATATCCTCCTGTCCAAGCAGTGATGTCCGAACCATCCGGGTTTTTAGGATAGCTGGCCCATGTTCCGCTGGTAGGTGAGCTTCTGTCAAAGTCATTACCTGTTGGTACAGAGAGAGTAACACAAGTGGTTTTTGAATACCACAAGGATGGGTTCTTTCTGCAATCCTCCACGCAAATCATTCCCAGATCCCACTGACCATTATTGATGTCAAAAGGAATGGTTCCGTGCTCGAACCAACAGTTGTTCATGATAGCCTGGCCGCAACGCGGTGCCCAAATAGCTGGAGCTACTGGAGTGCCGAAGTTACAGTTTCGGATTTCAAGAGAGGTTGAGTGATCCCATACCCCGGCTGTTTGTCCTGACCAACCAACCTGGATAACCGGGCCTGCGGTAATCGAACTGAACACTTGCTCCACTTTAGAGTCTAAAGTATCCAGCAAGTAGAACATGTAAGAGCCTGTGTTTACTGCGTTGATACAAGAGATTCGAGCGTAGCAACCACCAGGGCATTCATTTTTAAGGAATGGTTGTTTGTTGGACGCTGTATCATTGAACACACCTTGGGTCGCGCCGATCAACAGGTTCGTACCTGTCGGGTTGGTGTTCGCGTTGTACTGGTCTACCTTTGTTGTTTGCTGCCCATCCCAGATGAAGTTATGGAAGGAAACACGACGGTGGTTGATCAGGAATACTGGTGCGTCACTCTTGTCAGAGATGATGCGTGTTGCCAGCATCTTGCCTTGTTCCACAGCGACACCCTCAATACGAACACCACCCGCTGCGTAGTACCCTGATGGGTTGAAGGAAGCATCTGCTGCACCGGACGCAACTTTCGATCCGTACTTGTTGTACTCACCAGGTTTGATGAAGTAAGTACCCGCGCCGAAACGAAGAGCAAAGTTAGGAGAATATCCTCCAGCACCTGCTGATGTACCACCGGATTTTGCACGAGCATACGTTCCAAAAAGGAAGTTTTTGTATGCCAAGAATGCAGGTTGGGCATCTGTGATACCGTCTGCAACTCCTCCGAAGTCCCCGATGTACAGGTCTTTCAGATCTTTGTCTCTTTGCCAGTGCCAGTTTCCACCCGCCGAGGCGACGTATCCACCATCGTCAGCTTGTTTTGTTTTTCTGCCGATAAACCAACCACCACCTTCCGGTAGGTAGACTGAGAGAGCAGGAGCTGTATGACATTTGATGTATACACGTTCGCCCTCGTAGGCTGGTTCGCGGCTGCGAAGTGCTGCAAAGTTTGTCAGTCCGTCGATATCTGTCTTAACCGCCCCGCCCAAGTTTGAAAGTGCAGTGGCTTTGCTTGCCAGGTCAGAGAGATTGTCCGCTTTCTTGGAGTACGGTGTCAAGTCAACATTAGACCCACCGGATGACGAAAGCGTTCCGTCTGCTGTGACAGAAAGACCAGAGCCTACCTTCACACCACCAAGGGTGTCTGCTGTCGCAACTGGGAGGTCTTCGGCCCCACCACCCTGATTGTCTGCGAGCTGTGAGACTTCAATCACGACCTTCGTCTTCAAATCGACCAACTTTGTTGCATAAACCACTCCGCCAGAACCTGTAGTTGCCATTTTTGTTCCTTACAGAAAAGAAAAGCCCCGAAGGGCTTTGATTATGCGGTCACGATACCCGCTGCACGGAGTTTGGTCAGCAAGGCGTTGAGGTCAGATACCACACCAGCCACATCTGTTGCTGTGGATGCTGCCTGTGCTGCTTGCAGTAGAACCCCGCCACGTTGGGTCGCAGTTGGTACTTTATTACCTGCCATCGCAGTAGTGGCTGTTGTGCCGATCTCAAGGCCAGCCGCTTGACCAATCAGGTCACTCAGGTTAATCTTTTCACCTGTACCCACATCCACAAGGGTACGTCCGTAGATCAGACCTGCTACACCGGAAGTTGCCATTCTTTGCTTCTCCTTTTATGATTACCCCAAGGCCGATGCCCCGGGCATTTGAGCCGCCTTACGCTTTAAGTGCAGCTTCGAATTCTGCCAAGAACGTGCTGAATGATTTGTTACCTTTCAGTACGATGTTGTGCTCTGCTGCCAGTTCGACCAGCTTGGCCTTGCTGCCAGCTTTGTCTTCTTCGTTGTTCAGCGCCGCTGCTTCCACAAGGAGAGCTTCAATCTGAGGATTGGTGTCCTCTGGTTGTTTCTCGATGGTTTGTTCAGCGATGATCTCACCATCTTTGTCTTTGATCTGAGTTGGAACGTCAGAGAAGATCACCGGGCCTGGTAGCTCTTTGTCGTCTTCGGTTTTGTTCCAGAAGACAATATAGTTGCCCATACGCAGTGTGGAGGCTTTGGTGTCCAGATCCTGACCTGTCAACTCTGCCAGTGCAGAGAAGAACTCAGGATAACTACGGAAAGCCTGCATCTTGGAACCGATTGCCAGTCCGTTCAGCGGAAGACGTGCAGATACGCTGACGTTGATGTCCTTGTTGAACTGACCGAAGAATTTAAACAGTTCTACCTTGTTCGGGAAGATCTTGTAGTTTTGATTTGCCATCTTTTATTTCTCCATTCATTTAGCCCTACAAACCCTTGACATCTTTTGCGGAGAGTTTATCATAAGGCAGATAAGAAAAAAGGGAGAGGTGATTTCTCACCTCTCCCTCTTAGAGGTAGCCTACGCGATTAAGCGAAAGTACCAGTTGAGCGAACTACCAGTTCCGGGCGGCAGTTAACCGTCAGGAAGGAAGTTTCAGATTCAACTTTCTGCTCACGGTGGTAAGCAGACTCTTTGTACCACAGGTACAGTTCAGCAGCCGGGGTGTTGGCTTCATGAACGTCATCTGCTGGTGCATAGTGAATCTGGAACATGTCGTCGATACCACGAGGCAGGACGTATGCTTCACCCGCTGGGATGTACCCAGAAATGTCTTCGATAAAGGTGAAACCTTTATGAACGAACATACGGTTGTTGCTGTTCTCTGAACCATCACCCAGACGACGACGAAGCGGCTCTTGAGTAGATGAGTAGTATTGGTAGGCGTTCATGATCAACGGGTGGTTGATCAGTGCAGCGAACCACTGACGAGAAGCGAGTACCACGATGTCGTAGTTGTCGCCGTTGTCACCAGCTTCGTCGATGATGTAACCGCGAGCCTGTGCTTCAAGAGCATCAGTCGGATCGATTGCAACGTCGGTGAAGTCGATGTTTGCTGTGTGCTGTGTAACACCCCACTCGGTGAAGTAGTTATACTGTGCAGTCGGATCAGAAGGTGACCAAGACTTGCCCATAACAGCTTGCAGCATCGCTTTTTCTTTCAGTTGCTCATGGCTGATGCGGATACGACGTACCACGCGAGCGATGGCATCCTGAACGGTCTTCGGTGCATCGACAGAGAAATACTGGCGGAAGTTCTGCACGTCTGCCGCTGTGATCTGACGATCCAGTGGGAAGAACGGGATGTTGAAGTTTTTCAGTTGGGCCTTTTCAGTACCAACATAGTTACGTTCGCCTTGACGACGACGCGCTGGGAAGTCAGTCACAACTTCATCAACACGCTCAACCTGGGCCACAGTGGTAACACCGTGGTAAGGGGTGAACAGGTTCATGTTCGTGATCAGACGGAACTGACGTGGAACGATTTCCAGGGTTGCGCCCAGATCGACGATCTGGAAATCATTACTGCGTACTACTGCCATGTTATGTCTCCTTAAAGAGGGATTAGACCGGAGTCACGTTGATGTCAACGGAACCGTCATAGTATTTGTCGGTGATTTTCAGACCACGAGCTTCCAGCGCGGCTTTAGCAGCGGCATTGATAACAGTCGTCCCATCAGCGAAGAAGATCTTACCCTGATTCAGAGTCAGACCACGAACACCAACAACCAGGTTGTAGGTAGTACCAACAACGAACTCGCGTGGAGCGTCGTATGCAGGGTACAGGTCGCGGTCGGTGATTACACCGTATGCAGTCGCAGCATCAGCAGCGGCTACCGGAGCACCAGAGGCGTTCACGATAATACCTGCTTTAGTGGTAGCAGCGAAAACAATCGGCATCTCCAGGAAGGAGTAGCCCTGGTCAGAGGAGTCAACCTTGCCCAGTACCAGATCAGAGTAGTAGCCTTGGATCGGATTTGCCATTTTAGAAGTATCTCCTCAGATTAGTTGGCAGCAGCAGCTTCGCGAGCTTTCGCAAGAGCTTTCTGTACGTTAGCGTTCAGGATGTCCTGTGCAGACTTGTTAAGGTCATCAGCACCAGCGGCACCATCAAGGCCATGTTCTTTTTCGCCGAACTCTTTCTTCACGTCAGCAACTTCGGCAGTCAGTTCAGCAATCTTAGCCTGAGCTTTTTCCAGCAGTGCAACGATAGGAGCATTTTCAGCTTTGATGATGAAGTCAGCAACGGCTTCACGAGCGCCTTCGTCAACGAATGACAGGCCAGTCGCTTTGGTAACGGCAGCAGCTTTCGCCACTTCAACGTTCGCCTTGATGATTTCATCGGCAGCAGCAGCTTTCGCATTTGCGGCTTCAAGTTGTTTCAGCAGATCCAGGAATTCTGGACTTTTCTGAACATCTACAGTTGTGGTTTCGGACACAGAGGTCTCCTTGTTTTCATTTGGATTTTCAACTGGCACCGGGGCATCCCCAGTAGCCTTGACGACCCCAGTCTCCTGAGTGTCTTTGGTGTCGAAGGTGACACCGTGTTCTGCAACACCCTTTTCAAACTGCTGTTGCAGCTTAATCAGTTCGTATTGCTTCACGAGATCCAGTTCTTCGCCTGCCTGAGCAGACTTGGCGATGGAGATTGATTCCACCTTAGACGACAGCCATTCCTGATTGTCATCGTTCCAACGTTGCAGCCATTCATCGTCAGGATTTTCAGCAGCAGCGTTTTCCAGTTCAGTTTCGAAGCCCAACAGTTTGGTCAGCAGTTCTGCATCGGAAGACCACATATCGAAGAAGCGGCGAAGGAATTCTTCGAAGCTCATATCAACAGTGACTTGGCGCAGTGCCTTAACCACGTCTTTGGTAATCTGCTCTGGTGCAAGGTCAGACTTCATCAGAAGACTTACCGGACGCAGGTTTGCAGAATAACCTTGACTCTCGTGGCAAAGGGCGATACCCTTTTCCTTGATTGTTTTGGCCTTGACTACGAGTCCGCTCATTAGTTTTCCTCGGTGACAAGTTCGATCCCGAAGTCGAGTCCGGTGATTTCACCAGTCTCTTCGTCAGTGAAGCCAGAGCATTGAATGCTGAGACCACCAACAGCGTTGGCCTTTTTCAAGAGCCACAGTTCAGGATCATTGTATTTGACTTTGGCTACCCAAGTGCCAGCTTTGATAATCTGCTCACTTCCGATAACCACGACATCGAATTCTTCTTGAATCCAGGTCTTCTCAATCGTGAAGGCGTCAGTCTCAACGATGTGGAACAGGTTCTCTTTTACAAGACCCGCAGCACGAGCAGCGTCGAAGCTGTCCTTACCTTTTGAAATTGTATCAGAAGACATCCATTCGCCGTGGGCATCTTTGGAGTTTGGTTCGTAGATAACTTCGTAAGAAATCATCTGCTCATCTGCATCCTTAATGACCGCCACTGGCTTGGCATCCTTCTGGATTGCTGTCTTCACAAGACCGATATGGAGAACGTCTTTGCAGGCTTTCTCGATAGCGTTGTCAGGAGACTGGCCTGAATCAATCAGGCCGTTCGCAATTTTCAGCACCTTGCTCTTCTGAACGAGAGACAGATCAGATACCGATGCAGGAAGGTCAGCAATACTTTTGTATTTCATCGTTTTCCCCGTTGATAGTTATTTTAACACCGTTCATTTTCTTTTGCAAGCATTTTCAGCGGCTTGACTTAGTTCTCGTTATTTGAGACTGAATTGTCTCTCGCAGACGAGTTCTTAGACGTTCCGTTACCGGAAGTACCCGCTTCCATACCTTCCCCTGAACCAGATTCATTCTGTCCAAGAATCTCTAAAAGATCCTCTTGAGACATATCCTCATCAATGACATAATCGAATCCACCAACTTCAAGAATCTTATTGATGACTTCGCGTGTCTTAGGCAGGTAACCAACAGCACCGATACGCTGTACAAATTTAGAGAAGCCTTCCATGTCAACTTCCTGAATTAATCCAGGCTTGAGCTTAGGCATGTCTTCATCTGACAGGCGGATGCCATTCATTGCCAGCAACTGAGGGATCAGGTTGCGGTTGATTGCTTCAACGATAATGTCAATGTCGCGTTGTACGAAATGACCGTGGATAGTCTGTTTGGACTCTGACAGGTTGTAAGAGCCTTGACCATCGTTACCGAGGTTGATGAATCCAGCACCGAAGCGATCAAGGATTGCTTTCTTGCGTTCCTGGATCAGGTCTTTGGTACTATACTGCTTCCCAGCACCGTCAATCCCTTTCAGAGACATCTTGAACTGTTCCCCACCCTGCGTGTTATAATCCGAAGGTAGGATGAAGTATGCTTGTTCACCTGCGTGTGCGTTAGCAGCATCTGCCATCAATCCCTGAACCATCATAGCTTCTTGGGAGTTAGGGTCGATGTTTGCCTTGTTCAGGATCTGAGATGGGATCTTCAATTCGATGATACCACCAAGGTCTTTACCCGCGCCGATAACCTCAAGGTTCTCGATCAGGATCTTCTCACGGAAGGCACGATAGCATCCAATCAGCGGAGAGACACCTGCCGGGTTGGACTCAGTTCCACCCAGAGACATAAGCATGAGCTTGTTTGCCGGGATGAACACTTCCACACCACGCTTTGACACACCTGCGATTTCGAGGGAAGAAAGCACTGCTCTCAGGTCACCATCGAGGTCATTGAAGGCGCGAGGCGCTTGCCACAACCCAGTGAAGTCACGACCACCATTCTCGAATTGGAATGGATTGGAGCGAGACAGGCTGGCCTGTGGACGGAATGCTAAACGATCCAGAACAGTCTTGCCAAGGAACTTCGTGTTGGATGTCTCTGTGCGATAAACCTTTTCGAATGCGGCGAAGCCATACTCGTTGAAGGTGACTGCACTTCGAGCAAAATCACGAAGGCTTTGGTTGTTCATATTCTTGAGCGCAAATTCAATCAGTTCAGCGGCGTCCTTAGATGCCTGGCTGTCACGATTGAAAAGCATTTTGAAATCATTAAACGCTTTGGTAACGAAAACGTACTTAGTATCGAGAGCGGTTGAAACGGTATGATCCTGCTTCATTGCTTCCACTGTGCCGATGAAGAAAGGCCAGCGTAGCTCCTGCACCATCATGCGTTCTGAGTCTGCACGGATCTGAGACAGAGCGCCAGACCCGAGTTCACCCATGCGGACACGGCTAACTGCTAAGGACTCGTTACCAGCCTTTTGCACAGCTTGCTTTGCCATGACCTTTCTTTTTCTTGAGCTTCTTCTTGACACGACTCATCCCCTCTGTTATCGTCTCTTGTACAAGGTTGGAGCAACAATCTTAGGCATGACAATGGCTCGGACAATATCCGCTTTCTCCAGGTAGTTAACACCAGAGGCCACGGCATCCACCCAGTCATCCTTACGAGTCGTTGTGGAACGTTCACCGTTGAAAGACTCAAGTTCTTTCATCAGCGCTTCGTAAGTTTTAAGATCGAAGCTGGATTTGACGATATACACAAAACCTTGCTGTGCAAGCTGGGCGAACGGAGAGAAGCGAGTCACTTTCGACTTGTTGCCCGGTGTCGGGTCTTTCTCTACAACGTAACCATCAGCAAGCAATGCTCTGGAGGATGTGACGAACTCACTGATACCTGCTTGACCGGGGTCAACAGAGAAAATGACTATTACGTCATCACCATCTTGTTTTGCCTGTTTGCGGATAATCAGATCGCGTTCACCTGCCTTCTTACAGAAGCGGCCTTGCGTCTGCGTGGAGTAAAGACCATCGTCTACGAACTCCGGGCAGTAATCGCCTGATAGATAGAAGAACCCGTTTTCATCCTTGCTGACTTTGATACCAGCCGTGAAGTCGGGAGCTTTGTTGCCAGAGGTTCTCTCAGTACCTGCCTTATCGTAAGAGCGCACCGACTTGGCCCCGATTGGGACGACCTCGGCTTCTTTCAGATATGTACGCAGGAAGTAGTTTGCACCTTCTGGACGGGCATTCCAGTTTCCGTATAATAGCTGGGCTTTCTCAACCTCCGGCAGACCTTTAAGGAACGCCAGGTATTCACGGTTGTTTTCCAGCATCGGTGGGTTATCAAAGATATTAGCAGAAATGAATGAAAAGGTCAAAGCATCTTCTGCCTCTTCTCCATAAATTTCATACAATTCCTCTTGACTTTCACCCCACATGAACTCACCGTCCTTACGCAGGAACCAACGGATCACTCCGTCTCTCTCTGGGATTGGATATCCGGCATCATCGAGATACCAGTAGATCAGCTCTTTGATTTTGTGGTCGGGATCGGGGTTACAGGAAATTACCATGCGGCTCGGGTATTTTGATTCAGAACGAAGACGGGAGATCAGGTAGTCGATCTGCTCCCATTCAAACTGACATCCTTCGTCAAAGCCGACGAATGTGTACTGTAGACCCTGGTGGTTAAGTTTGTCCTTCACATATTCCATGTGCGACCACTTTACCTTCGCCCCATTAGGGAAGATTGCTTCCAGTTCTTTTTCACGGAAGCGTGGCTTCCATGCTTTTGGCAATTCGTTGTAAATGCCACGGGCTGTATCAAACAGACCGCCCTGACCCTTTAACTGCGGCGTTGTTCGACGGAACATGATGCAGTTTGTTTTAGGATCGTCAATCAGTTTTAAGGGCATAAGTTGCAAGAGATAGGATTTACCGGAGCCTGCTGCTCCCCCGATGATGAGGATCTGGGCGTTGTTTTCCAGAATCATCTTTTGCTTCTCACTGGCTGGCCCGAATGTCTTACTCAAGGAACCTCCGTGATATAATTTGGCGTATTAGAGGATTTTACCACGAAAGCTCATAAAAATAAAGCCCTTAACGCAATGTAAGGGCTTTGTCAATTACTTTTCGTCTTTGAACAGGTTGCGGACATACTCCTGGAGGGTTCTCAGCTTGGTTCGATCTGTCAAACCATTCAGGTTATTCTGCCTCATGATTGCAGTGTTCCCGGCTGTTGTATCACCCTTCTTGAGCGGAATAGGCTCCATAGGGTCTTTCATTGCCTCGGCAGGGGGTTTTGCGATGAGGTCTGATACCTTCGGCTTCTCCACAACTGGAACTACCGTAGGGTGGACTGTGCAGCCCACAAGAGTCATTGCGAATAAGATCGCGATCAGCTTTTTCATTTCCCAATCCCCAAGCTCTCGTTGTAGATGTCCACTGCCTTATCGTCCAGGCCCGTCTTCTTGCCTGCATCTGATTTGGCATACTCATCCTGCTTCGCACCGGAGGATTTCTCCAAGTCAGCAATGCGGCTGTTAGCCTCTGCCAGTTGCTCTTGCAGCTTATCGGTCAGTGCTTGCTGGTCTGCCTTGAATGCGGCCTGAGCGATTTTGTTATTCTGCATCTGCTTCTCCCACTTGGTGTCTGTTACCGTCACCCCTGAGTTGTATTGTGCAGTAAGTTGATCCTCGTACCAACTGTGAACCCACAAAGCCCCGATTACCAGGGTTAATGCGAATACTCCAGCGACGATGATCTTCTTGTACTTCCTCACCATAATGAGAAAGGCTTCAAATGTGATCACGTAAAATCTCCATTGCTTTCGATGTACTTGCGGATGACAGCGGATGGTTCAGTACGTTTGACGTGACCGCCTTTAACGTTCATGTTTACCGACCCGGTGTCGTGGTCTTTCTGATGAAGGTGTTTCAGATTGAGGATGTCAACCTGCAACAGCACTGCACCACCATCCATTGGCTTTTTCCCCAATTGCTCGTACCGTCCACGGGCGTCTTCCTCGTCAAAGAAAAGCTCCACATGGTGGTGGAAGTCACTATCCACATTGGTCATGCCAACGTGAATCTTCTGTCGTGACTTCTCTGGTTCAAGCAAGTAGAAGTCTTTGCTTTTGCAGACTCCCCACATCTTGCTGTAATGTGGGCGACCTGTATGGTAGCGCAATGTGTTCAATACCGTGAACTGTCCAACTGGCTCAAGAGAGATATGGTTGATCTTGGCACGATCACCTTTCTCCTTGTCAGTGGCAATCATCGAGATTGTTTTTTCACCAGCAGTGTCCAGTTTATCAAATAACAGTTCAAATGAAAACGGCCTTTCCTCATTGAAGAGTGTTTCAACATTTGTCCCGTACATTCCGCTCAGGTGTTTCTTGGCGTCCTCCCAAGAAGAGATCTCCAACTTGGTCATAGCCAGACCCAACTTCATCGCCTCGCGGCGAGAGATTGTGTAGCCACGGGCTTCGTACTTCGCAGCACGTAAGAGGCTGATGATTGGATAATCAGTTGCTGGGTTGACAACCAACACCTTCTGAGCTAAATGCTTCATGAACTGGTTATCCACATGCCACTCTTCTGTCTTAAAACAGAAAGCACCCATATTGATCGTGTAATCAAACTTGGCGAAGATCTCCTCTGGTGTCTCGAAGACACTGAACCCAATCACCTGCATTACCGGGCCTGATTGCATAGAGTACATCACACTCTTATCCGTCATACCAACCATCTTGATGTGCGAGGCATGATCCTCAGTCTCATCAAAAGGCTTGATCATCCCAAACATCTCGCGGATTTTACGTGAGACTTCCTCTCCGCCTTCCTCTGGAGCGCAACCATCCAGTTGGTCTCGGATTGATTTCGTGCTTGCGATCTTGAATGGGTGAGTAGCCAAGTCAATACCATCCAACTTCTTGAATCGACGATAAGTACGCTTGTACTTGTTCCAACCCATTGTGTGAACAGTCAGGTCATGCTCTCCGCTTAGGAGCTGTTTGTCGTGCATATACGCAACGAAGATCTCCAAATCGTCCCATGACCGGAAATAGATATCGAGGTCGTTTACTTCTCGGTTTGAGAAAAGAGATGTGAGCGTACCTCCCGCGATCATGGCATCCAGGCGTTGCAATACGCCGTAGACATCTGCCGGGAAGAAGCTGCGTAAGATGTTTGCTTCTCGACGGAAGTCATCTCGGGGGTATTTGTAGATCATCGTGGTCTCCTTTATTCATTTAAGATTTACAGGATACCAGAAAAAGAAAAGCCCCGCAAGAGCGGGGCGAGGCAAAGGAGAGGAGATTTTGAATTATTATTATTAGAATTTTGGATGCGTGAGTGGGAGTCGAACCCACAATCTTCGGCTTATGAGGCCAACATGATCTATATATCCGTTTCACTACCACGCAACTGTTTGACTTCTCTGCCGTTAACCACATCACGCACACGACCTCGCCACCCGAAGGCTTTGCCGTCCTGACAGGAGTCGAACCTGCATCACAGAGAATGTTTGGTGGGGACGACTGGATTCGAACCAGTGACCATCTGTTCTTCAAACAGGCACTCTACCAACTGAGTTACACCCCCGAGGTGTTTGGTGGGCAAGGAGAGACTCGAACTCTCACACATTTCTGCGCCAGAACCTAAATCTGGTGCGTCTACCAATTTCGCCACTTGCCCTAAATAATGCCTCATTAACCGGGTGCGACCCGAGAAGCTCACCGCCGAGGCGATGCTTGAGGACTCTTTAACGCTGAGGTCACGAAGAAATCCCAGCCTTCATTTGGTGCAGATACAGGGATTCGAACCCCGATTCTCAGCTTCGTAAGCTGATGCTCTGTCCAGTTGAACTATACCTGCATAATAAAAGCCCAGTGAAGACGACACGTACATGTCAGTTTCCCAGGCGTCATTATGGTGGAGAATAAGAGATTTGAACTCTTGACCTTCTACGTGCAAGGCAGACGCTCTACCAACTGAGCTAATTCCCCATGAATTTACCGTCGCATGGTTAACTGAATACCCATCGCCCCACGATAAATCTTATTGGTCGGAGTTGCAGGACTCGAACCTACGACCTCCTGGTCCCAAACCAGGCGCTCTACCAGACTGAGCTAAACTCCGAAATATTTGCCTTTTAATTGTCCCAGAGGCATTTCTAAAACTGGTATCGCTGGCTTGCTAATTTTGGCGGGAATGACGAGGATCGAACTCGCATAGGCTCCATAGACAGTGGAGTACATTACCAATCTGCCACATTCCCAAATTTGGCGACGAGGGTGGGACTCGAACCCACATAGAGCTTTCGCTCGCGGATTAACAGTCCGCTGTTCTACCGGATGAACCACCTCGTCATTTGTATTCGTCGGCCTGCATCTTTCAGCGTCACAGGGAGAGTGCCGTCTCTTTTCCCCTATCGAGTAATTACTTTATCAGTGAAATCAATCTTCTGCAAGCCTTATTTTCACTAATTTTCAAATTGGTGGGTCGGGTGGGATTCGAACCCTACGTCTTTCCGCTTAAAAGGCGGGTGCCTGACCGCTCGGCTACCGACCCGGTAGCACCAATATTCCAGCATGAACCTTTCTGTGACAGTTGGCACACAACACAACGCACTTGTTCATCTCTGCTATCAGTTTCTTAGTCCCTCGACGCATAAGGTCTGAGACATTTGCATCTTTGGTCTCTTCATCAAGATGATGAAGATCCAATGCGACTGGTTCCTTTTCAGGACACAACGTGCAGCCTACAGATTTGAACTCAAGGAGAAGGTCTTTGCATTTCTGCACTTCTTTCTCATTGTTCTTCCTGATTCTTGACCTGTGTGTGTGATCAGTAGCGTACTTCTCATTATTCACACTCTTGGTACAAGGTCTGCACCATACTTGGACACCATCTTTACGTTTGGAACTCTTGTTAAATTCCGTTAGTAGCTTTGTTTCACCACATTTAGAACAGAGTTTTTCCATGAGTCCCCCTGTTGTTTGGCGGAGGAGGGGAGAGTCGAACTCCCAAGGCGCTCATCACGCTCGACTGTTTTCAAGACAGCTTTCGTCGCCATTCGATTTGCTCCTCCATGTCTGGTGGAGAAAGAAGGATTCGAACCTTCGGGCCTCCGAAGAGACCGCTCCCTTAGCAGGGGAGTGCCTTAGTCCACTCAGCCATTTCTCCATTAATTTCTTTTCGAAGATCACGCTTCTCTTTGGATCTGCTGATCGCGATGGATTGAATCTCATCTGCAATACCGCAGTTGCTTCCGTGTAAACGGCAGCGACCAAAGACCTTCTTGCAACGAAGTAGCTTTTGCATATCATCTCCTAATCTGGAGGAGAATGTGGGATTTGAACCCACGGGGCCAGGGGTTACCTGACCCGCCACCTTTCCAAGGTGGTGTCATAAGCCTCTCGACCAATTCTCCGTATTCGCGGCAGATGCGTACTGATGTCATCCTTGAGTAGAACCAATTAAGGGGAACAAGAAGGTTGACTCGTATCTGCAAATTGGGGTGACCTACGGGACTCGAACCCGTCACCTTCTGGATCACAACCAGAGGTTCTACCTGATGAACTAAGGCCACGTTTCAACGCCCTCGTTAGAAGGCGCTCAAAGATGGCAGGGGATGGTGGATTCGAACCACCGATCACGGTTTCAAAGACCGTTGCATTAGGCCATCTATGCTAATCCCCTATTGGTGCGGCAACACAGGTATCGACCCTGCTCGGACGTACAGGCGATCAACCTGGGATTCAACGTCACCCGTGACATTAACCGGTATTATTCACAGGCTCACCTTCGTGGTGACACGTTACCGCTTTGATTTGGCAGGGAGGACAGGACTCGAACCTGCAATGGGGTTTCCCCGACGGATTTGGAATCCGTTGCATTCAGCCATTTTGCTACCTCCCTACACACAGCCCTCTTCGGAGGGCTGGAACTTCTCATCCCTTTACAGAGATGTTACAACAATCACAGTTCCGTCACTTCCTGCTTTAACGAAGCCAGATACAGTATCTCCCAAGGCTGTCCATTTGTCAAGCACATGATAGTTTTTTGTATCGACTGCCGGGGCAGCAGACCCCTGTGCAAAATGGCATGAGCCACCCAACACTTGGATAGTCACTTCCGAAGCTGCTGTAGCCACTGAAACCCAGCCATCGGCGATGTTCAGTGTTCTGCGTAATGTAGCCATCGTATCCTCATTCGTTTTAAATTACAAGCTAAATTCGATACCTGTTAGGTAACGAGTCCCCCAGTTCGTTGTTGCTTTTGGCAGAACGAATGGATTACTTACGTTTGTGTATGCAAGCTCAGAGCCGTCATTGAATTTCAGCTTCACACCGCTTGCGCCTTGTGTGTCGATAGAAACGTTTGACTCTGCACGGGTCACCCCGTTTGCAGTGGAGTTGATCGGGCTTGTCACCAAAGATCCGGCCTCAATCTGAGGGAGGCTCTGGATAATACCCGAGGAGGTATCCTTTGCACGGAACACCGAGTAGAGGTACTTGGTATTTGCCAGGCTTTGTGCCTGGTAATACAGGTAGTTCGCAGTATCACGACGAGACGTGTAATAACGAACAATACCAGCGGCATCTGGTGTTGCATCATAATAATGGCGATTGTAAGTGCCAAAATCTTGTTGTGCTGGCACAACAGTATCTAAATTCAGCCACTTAGCTGTCCCACCCACTTGGTATACACCAAAACGTGTCCAATCGATATTTGTACGACGGGCTGGACGACCATTGATACCGTTCACCACATCTGCTGTTGCTCCGATATTCGTCACCCAAGGTGTGTTTGCGGAGGCATTCGAGACGTTGGCAAACTCTGTATCAGTGACCAAGTTTGTCGCTGCTGGTTCGGGCATATGTCGTCCTGCCACGATACCATTCACATACTCTAAGGGCCATGAATTAGCTGCGGAAACACCGATGGTTCCTGCTTGCTGCATGAATGCGTGTACTGGCCCAGTGTAAGTCACACGACTATCCAATGTCGGACTGGTTAGGTCGATTGGGAGGATAGAAGGTGGGGTGTCTTGTTTGAACGAACCGAAGTATCGCATGTTAGGAACAAAGATCTGCGGTTTGTCGCTTTTCCCGAAAATCGGAGAGCTTGGTGTTGTAATCATCTTCTCTTCCTGGAAAGCTGAAAGTGGTACTCCTACCGGGATTCGAACCCGGATTTGACGAGTGAAAGTCGCCTGACCTAAACCAGTTAGTCGATAGGAGCATTTGTAAAATGATAGGCTTCGGGTCTTTCGGGGTTACTCGTTTGTCTACGCTACTTTAAACCCTTGTTCGCGTGTGTGCTTTCGCACTTGTAGACCTAAGAGCGTTTCTGCCTATAAATTGGAGCGTACAACAGGACTCGAACCTGCGACCGAGTGCTTGGAAGGCACCGACTCTACCAACTGAGTTATGTACGCATTTGAAGTGGTGGGAGTAGGTGGGATCGAACCACCGACCTCTCGATTATCGGTCGAGCGCTCTGTCCGTCTGAGCTATACTCCCAAGATCCGTCAGAACTTTACAGGCGTTGCGCCTAACCCTTTCGGGAAGTTGAGGTATCATTTCTGATCGACGGTTATCCTCATTTGTTTGGTGGGGCCACCTGGATTCGAACCAGGGTGTGGTATGCCAGATTTACAGTCTGGTGCGTTCGGCCTCTCCGCCATGTCCCCGTTATTCTTATTTCGCCTTGGAGATTGGGATGATATCTGTCGTGAAAGGCATTTGAGCCGATGGTGACGATCCCACTTCTGCAACACGTTCTGTTTCTTCTGCCTCATCTTCTGCATTGTATTGCAGGTTGAGGTCTTCACCTTTCTCAATTACGAATTTCGCAATTGCGGCTCGGATGTTGTCCTTTGTACCTGTAGCCAGTAGAAGGTCTTTAATAACCTTATACGCATCAGGCATTAAGGCAATCATGTTAGTGTTGCCATCAAGGACAGCCTTTTCAACAGCGATTGCGTTGGATTCCTCTTTCAGGGGTCTTCCACGACGACGCTTGATTGGTGGTTTGACTGCCATAATTTCCCTCGCTTAGTAAGAAGGTTATCACTGATAACCATATTCGTCAAGGGTTATTTTATCATTTTTATCAAAAAATTACAACCAGTGTTGCATGTTTGGAGCAAGGTAGGAGACTCGAACTCCTAATCATCTCATTTGCAGTGAGAGCCGTTACCAGTTCCGGCAACCTCGCATCGACAACTGCCCCGAAGGGCAGTCTTATTTAACTCTTAACACAAGGCTTTATTACCACTGAACCGCGATACCCACACCGACCGTCCATTGGGACTCGGTATCGTTAGCTACAGAGGCTTTGCCAATCACGCTGTCAGACAGACGAGAAGACATACCTACTGCCACAGCTTGCTGGCTACCACGGTTGCCCACGCCTGCTCCGAGAGAGAAGCGACCACCTTCGGTGACCTGTGGGATACTTGCCATTGCTGCCACACCTGCGATTGCTGCATCAGCTTTTTGTTTGTTGTCGTCAATGCGTTTGTCCATGTTAGAGAAACGTGCATTGGTTTGACGCTCCAGACCCTGGATACGCTGCTCGTGATTTGCGATATCAGCGGTATTCTGAGCCACAGCTTTATTCGTGTTCACCAGCGCCTGACGGTTAGCCTGGATGTTTGCATTTGCCACATCGACACGGGAGTTGACGTATTCATCACCTGCGATACGAGAACTTTTCTCAGAAGATAACGCCTTGTCCTGACGATCCTGGTCTTCTTTGAAGACTGATTTATCAACCTTAGTTGCAATCACCTCATCTTGCCCCGCATCACGCACTGCTTGTTCAGTCTTGTTTTTATCGATCTTTTTATCCAGAACCGCATCAGCCGCTTTGCGGTCAATCACTTCTTGGTCAACTTTGCCATTTGCCATGATTGCAAAACCTTCTGCATTCTCAGCCTTACCATATGCCTGGTTAGCTTTGGTTTGTGCTTTATCAGCAGAGACTTGAGCTTTATCAGCTTTAACTACTGCAACCCCAGCGGCAGTCAGGGCAATGTTAGCAGTGCCCTGAGCGGTAGTTATTTTTCCATCCTGAGATTTGTCTTTCGCTGACTGGGTAGCTTTATCACCATTGTATGCAGTCTGGTCAACTTTGGTATCAATACGATCACTCAGGGCTGAGTCAGCAATCTGGCGGTCAGAGGACTCCTGAGCCAGTGCCTCATCTTGGCGCTTCTGATCTGCAATTGCGTCCCCGATACTGACCTTATCGTTGATACGGTCGCTCAGTGCGTTGTCGGCATTGGTGCGATTGTCCGTCTCTTGAGATAAAGCGGCGTCCTGACGATCCTGATCTGCTTTGAAAACAGTCTTATCGACTTTCGAAGCAATTGCTACGTCCTGCTCGACGTTCTTCTGCTCCACACCATCCAAACGAGTTGCATTATTGATAGAGCGACCATCAGTCACTTCCAACTGTGCATTCGTTTCTTTGATGCTGTCAGACAGTCCATCTGCACGAACTTCCAAGTTTGAAGCACGATCATTTGCTGTCTGGGCTGCACCCTGTACGGCGTTGATATGATCGTCTTGTTTGCCATCAACGACTTTTTGTGCGTCATCTTGTTTCTTTTGATCCGCTTCCAGCTCAGGATGGGTCACATAGTTTTTGTCACCACCTGAATCACCGCCTGTGGAGCCACCACTACCACCACTACCACCTGTTGATGGAAGTGTTGCATTGAAGTTATCAGCGCTCGTTGGGACATTGCCAGCTTTGAGGGACGCCAGTAATGCTTTAGCCTCTGCTTCGGTGCCATTGAAGCGATTTGCGAAGGTGCTAAGGAAACGGGATTCGTTCCAATTGCCATTCTCATTTGAGTTCAACAGGTCAGCCACTGCTGGCCCCCATTGATCACCAGATGATTTCAGTGACACAGCAGCTTGAGCTGTCATAGCTGTAGATGCTAACAGTACCGCTGCAATAATTGCTTGTTTGATGCGTTTCATGGTTTGTTTTCCCCTCTGTTTGGTTGATGAGGAGATTATGGGGTAATCCAGAAAGGAGGTCAAGCGATTATTTCAGGAGATTTGTAAAGATTTGGCCTGAGCGGTGGGACTCGAACCCACATATGATCGGATTAGAAGGCCGATGCCTCTCCAGTTAGACTACGCCCAGAAATTGGCGGGGACTTTCCGTGCTCCTCCACGCGGTGGAAGCCAAGGAGCGTACTCGGCTAAGTACCCCATTGTTTGGTGCAGGTTAGGAGTTGTATCGGCCCTCCTCTTAAACGATCTCCAAGGGAGACCTCTCACACCCACTCTAAGTAATCGGGCGCAACCTGCATAATTTGGTGCGGGATGAGGGATTCGAACCCTCAAGGCCGAAGCCTACGGGGATTTAACTCCCGTGTGTACTGCCAATACCACCAATCCCGCAAAGAACAAAACCCCGTCAAGCGGGGTTGTGAAATCTATTTTGTGAAGCCCCGATGTCCTGGTGACCGCCGTCACCGCCCCGAAGCGTCCCCGTTTGCGAAACAGAGCCTACGCCATTCCATTCATCAGCTTGATATCAAAGCCGACACTGAAATCACATCCCAATAGATGCTGGAGCTTTTAAGAGGTTCAGTAGCTTCACGAAATAAATTTGGAGCCGGGTGACGGAATCGAACCGCCTATGTATTTAGTCGTACTGTTAGTTCGGACACATTTTTCGGGCTTTGATGGCCCCGCCCTTGCCAAAGAGCTTACCCGGCAATGGTGCTTGCAGCAGGCTTCGAACCCGCGACCCCTTCATTACAAGTGAAGTGCTCTACCAACTGAGCTATACAAGCAAGCATGTTGTCTCCGATAGACGCCTGGAGGAGTGGTGCGGCATATCTTATGACCGACGAACCTTTAACCCAGGGTTTGAACGAGACTTGGTATTTAAGATTTTAAGTTTGATGGTTTAAACTTTAATCTTTGCATACTTGAAGGGGATTCCACAACCTCCGAAGAGCCGAAGTGGACTCACCCAAATGAGTCTTGAACGATGAACGTTGAAAGGCTTTTTCGAATTCGATTCGAAATCAGATTTTCAGGTTATCATACCAGATAAACATTCTTCAATGTATGTTTGGGGCAGTTTAACCTCCCACCCCAGCAGAGGTAAGATGTTTCCACACCGTGATACCGAAAACAACATGTTGAAACTTTATCAGCTAATCACAGGAATCGCAAGGGTTTATTCAAGGATTCCTGAAAAAAGTTTATGCAGTGAACTCAACCTCGGTACGAGCGTTGGATTCAGACAGAGCGAAATCTACTTCGGTCAGGAAGTCATCGATCTCTGTGTCCAGCTTCTCGGAATATGCAACCATCCCGACCGGATCAAGCAGTGAAGGTTCACCACGTTCACGCAGAGGCTTGGTGATGCCCTCAACGTCTTCGCCTTTGGTAGCACGGTCACGACCCAGCAGGGTGTCCAGCTTAACGGACAAGCCGCCTTCGAACTCTGCTGTACGCTTAACCAGAAGTGCGTTGCCCAGATTTACCTGGCTCTTAACTTTCGCTAAGAGGTTCTGACGCAGGACAATGCTACGCTTCTGCTCAATCGCCTGGGCGACTGTCACTTCTTTGCCACCGATGGTGATTTTAGTCACCGCGTTGGACTGGATGATCGCAGCTTTCAGTGCGTCACGGGTGTTCAGCATATCAGTCAGAGACTGAATCTGCGTTTCTGCTTTGGTGCTAAAGTCAGCAATAGTACCGAGCTTACCAACCAGCTTGCGGAAGTCACCTTGACCATCGGTCACAGCAACAGTGTCCAGACGCTCGGTCTGCTTAACGATCTTCGCATCGATTGACTTGAGAGTCGCAAGAGCACGAGTGATAGAAATATTAGCCATGTAGCATTCTCCTCTATGAATTTTGAAATTAATGTGCCAAAGGTAAATCAGGTAAATCTGCCGACATCCTTGTCGGCGGTGCAGTTATTACTGCTTGCCAGTCTGTACCACTACAGCGGCGCGGTTAGCGTCAGCTTTAGCGATTTCCAGACGGGTATCACGTTCTGCTTTGATCTGGTCACGCAGTTCGGTAACCTGAGCTTCCAGGTCTTTGATGCGGCTGTCTTTTGCAGAGTTGCCTGCGTTCAGTTCAGCAACAGCGATCTTATGCGTTGATTCCTGCGTCGCCAGACGAGCTTGCAGTTCACGAGCACTTGAAGCCTGTGCAGAGGAGACAGCGGAGTTCACTGCGTCTTCGTTACTGTCAAGTGCTACTGCCAGGTCGGTACGAAGCTGATTCACTTCCTGAGGATTGATGCTTACCAGCCCACGAGCTTTCAGGATGTTGTTAACAACCGCGTCTTCGTTTTCCAGTGTTTTGATTTTCAGAACCGACTTGGCTTCTGCCAGTTTTTCGTCGTACTGAGTGTCAATCTGAGACAGTTCTTTTTGCTTGAACTGGATTTCCTGAGAAATCTGCTCAGAACCTTCTGCCAGGGTTTGCAGTTCCAGAACAACCTTGGTCAGGTTGCCAGCGGCTGCGGTCACGGCTTTGGTTGCGCGTTCGGTTACGGACACTACGGTTTTGGTATCAGACATTAATTTTTCTCCTCTAAGAGTTTATTTTGAACGTCCAGACCGTGTTTACGGCGGGACTCAGCAATGATTTCTTCGGTTGTCATGCCGACTTCTTTAGCCGACCAATGATACCAGAGAAATATAACGACACAGGCAACGCCCATAATCGTAAAGGTCATACCCGGGGAAGGAATCATACGACACTCTTCACCGAATCGCAAACCTCTCCAACTACTTCCGCAGTTGGTGCAACGATCATCTGGTCAGCGGCTGCAATAGCCTCACCAGCGATTCCTACAAACGGTTCAGCGACCGCCGCAACGACTGTGACGCCCGTGGACACTACGTCAGTTGCAATTTTCAGCAGAGATCCGAACATTCTGTTCTCCTCTAAGTGTTTGAAATGAGAGCACTTTCTTCCATTTAAGCTATCGCCCTGTCCCACTACAGGAGGCCGGGCCAGCAAGAACGGGAGTCGAACCCGTATCTCTCTCATTTCAAGGTTGGTGGGCGGAGGTAGGGATTCGAACCCTACGTGGTGTCCCTCTAAGCTGGAGGGCCAGGGTTTCCTCACCCGTAATTAAACACTACTCCCAAAGCCCATTGTTTGGTGGGGCATGAAGGACTCGAACCTTCGACCTACCGATTAAGAGTCGGCTACTCTAACCAACTGAGCTAATACCCCGAAATTGTTTTACTTTTTCTTTTTGGCAGAACCTTTGGTTTCTACCGGAGCGGCTTTAACCACTTCACGCACTTTGGCGTTACGCTCACGCTTGGTCTTGCCAGTGCGGATACGATGTGATGCGGAGATAACCTGACCGCCTTCTACGTTAGACTTCGACTCGTACACGAATACGACATTACCGTCTTCATCACGGGCCTTCTTACGGACAGAGACAGTTTTCACTGTACCGCCCAAACGAACGTCTTTCGCCGGAGAGTGTGTCTGAGTCGTTTTGGACTCGTACTGGAAAGGCTGCTTGATTGCATCAATTGCAGAAACTTTCTTAGGGGCGGTTTTCTTCTTGGTCATGTTGTTCTCCTCTTTGGATTAATTTTCCAGCATTCTTGCTGGTCTCTGTCTCAACGATGCTCATACTAAGCTATCAGTGTGGCATTGTCAAACAATTTCTAAATTATTTTTCAAATCGTCTTGGTCGTGCAAGGTGGACTCGAACCACCGACCGTCACCGTATGAAGATGCTGCTCTACCGCCTGAGCTACTGCACGTTTCGTTTCGATGGGGTGAAGATTACAGATTGTGGCTTCCTTTGTCAACACCCCATAGAAATTATTTTAAATGATTTCGATATCCATTACACTCCCCAATTCTCTTCTTGGGCAATGCCTTCTCCGAAACCTGTTGAAATCAGGTCTGGACGTTCATCGAAGAAGTCCACGTCTTCCGCCTGGCGGATGATGATCTCAATCAATTTCATTAGCCTTCTCCGTATCCGATTTCGTTAGCGCCTGATTCCGTGCAACCAGAATCAAAGCTACCTGAGTCTGTGATCTTTGCACACAGAGCGCGTACACGGTTCACACAGGCTTCCATCTCATTCAGCAGACGAGTTACCTCTGCATGATTGTAGTTCTTCATCGTTTCACTCCTTTTCTTTTTGAACGTTGAACAGCCGCATGAGCACGACGCTGTTTCCGGTTCTTATTCAAAGAGGCGGAAGATCCTGATTGCATATTTAATGCTCCGGTTTCCGTCCACGGGGTAGAAATAGTATAACCCGCCTTCGTCGCCGAAGGAGGCAACATATTTCCAGTTTTCAAGGTTAAAGCCAGTGTTGTCAAAAGCGATATCATTTGCTTCGTCAGTTGCTTCGTCCAGCGTTTTATGAGTTGATTCATGTTCGAGGTATTCTCCATTATCCGAGGTGTCTGATTTGTGTACGAGTTTTAATTTAAACATATGTCCTACCGTTAAGTTAAGTTATTGAAAGTGTTTTCAGACTCGATCTTATCAGTGGACACAGTTTTTGTCAATCAGCAGATGCCGCAGGCATTGACACCACGTTCGTACTCTGCTAAGGACAAGGCTCGCAGGCGATCACGAAATTCTTCAGTGCTTTCTCCCGGGTCAGGGAGTCCGTCATCGAAAGGAATTCCGTAATATTCACTAAGACCTTCTTCGGTGTCTGGTTCCCAGGCTTTCTTCTGGTCAGTATGAACCGAAGCGCGATTAAAATCGTTCTTCGCTACCCAGTTACGACTCATCTTTTTCCTCCAAGTCGATGTTACCAGTTTCGTTATTGCGCCACTTAGTCACGCCTTTCTCAGCGATCATCGAGTGTTTGCAATCGAAATCTATTATGCAGATACCCGGGCCATGACAAACGAGGTCTGCCTCGAACTCCGACTTACACACTTTACATTCCATCATTACTGGGCCAAACATAATTCTCTCCTATGAAGAAAGCCCCTTTAGGGGCTTATTTAATTGATTTTGTTACGATTTCTGTCCGATGAGACGCTCACGGATTTCCGTCAGGGTCGTATTACGGTACAGCTTACCGTTTCGGAAAATGATTTTTAATTCATTATCCTCGTCCTGGATGTCTACCAGGCTCAGACCGTCCACCAGTTTGTACACACCGTTTTTGTCGGTGATCACTTTCAGGAAACCATTTGCAGACTTTTTCTTCATGTCTGTTTTTGGCTCTTTGGTCACCAGGATTTCTTCTCCGGCGATGATGGAACCAGTCGCTTTACATGCAAAGCCCAAGCTGTCGCGAGTGCTGTAGTTGTAAGTGTACGAACCGATACCGAACACAATGTTGCTTGACGCATAACCTTTCTCTTTCAGGCGCTGCATAATCGCTTTGGCACGTTCAACAGTGATTGAGTCACCATAAATCAGGCCGATGTGCGAATCAAGAACACGGTAACCTTTCGAGTTCAGGTGACCACCGAAGGTATCCCACAGACACTCAATGGTGCCATGCACGATGTGATCCGGGACGAATTGCTCTTCTTTGAAATTCGCCTCGGTCAGCTTCGCAAAGTGATAAGCAACCGGGGTATCGTCGCAAGGAATCGCATCGTACATATCGCGAGAAGATACGAACTTGCCGCCTGGCAACAGAACCATCTCAGCATTGATGCCAGAGAACTGTTTCAGTTCAACCCAACGATAACCTGCAATGATGCGAATCGGGTCACCGGAGTCTGGACGGATTACCAGCTTACCTTCACGAGCCATGATCTCATCTTTCAGCTCTGGCAGCATTGCCAGGATAACCGCCCAGTAGTCGTAGCTGTCAGAAACATACGAACACAATCCGTTCGGATAAATTTCAGTGCTGTACTTTTCCAAGAACACGAGTTCAGCCGCATAACGCAGTTCGTCCAGCGTTGCACCTTTGAAGTTCGGGTCTTTCAGCAGATTTTTGATAATCGCGCCGATGTTTGTTGTTGCAACACTGTGCTCAGATGCCGGGATTGAACCTGCAACGAACTGTCCCTGCATTCCGTAGTAACGACGAGCGTAACGAATTGCCGGGATGGTATCAGTACCGTAGAAAGAAGTTAAGTGACCGAAGCCGTTTTTGTATGCGTCCGCAATGCCGCTCAGACCACGGAAGCTGAAATCGTGGCACTGGAACATCAAGTGATCAGCAGTATCACACGTTTCGTCACTGAAACCTTTGCACAGTTTGAAATACTGGTGTGCAATAGTTGCGTTGTTCATAACCTTCCAGGTCTCAGCCGACAGAGCGGTCTCGAAATAGTTGGTCAGCCAGAAGAAGCGCGGGTCAGTGTTGTGGATGGTGTACACCGGAACTTGTACCGGGGCCAATGAACCTTCCGGCAGTGAACGCAGTTCTAACGGCAGATAACCGAGATCATGCAGCGCTTCGATGTGTTCAGTGCGAATTTTGTCAACCGGAATACCCAGAGACAGGTTCAGTTCTTCAACGTACTCGCCGATCACTTCGTTTTTCGGTTTTTTGAAGAATTGGTCATTCCAGTATTCAACCAGGAAGTTAATCGCTACACCTTGTGTGCCGACAACAACCACACGATGGTCATCATCTGAGAAGTGTGGGAACAGTTTGTCTGAACGAGGTGTGAAGTTCGAGAAGATTACTTCGCTGTTCTGATTGTACTGGTCAGCATGTGACGGCTTGTAGAAATCAGTTGCGAAAAGCGGGTTCATATTAATCATGAAATTTTTCTCCTTTGCATTTTTGAATGGGGACAAGTCGTCCCCGATGTCGATAATCTTACGCTTTAACGTTCTGCCTTGTCAAGCGATAATTTTAAAAATTTTGCAGACGAGGATTACCCCGAGTGCGGATATGAAGGCCAAGGTAAACAAAAGGTAGGCTGTCAGCAGCATCAGAAGTTCTCCTTCCAGTCATAATAGGCATGAACCTGCTCAATACCTGCGTCGAGAAGAAACTGTTTACCGTTTGAGAAGATGCCGTGAGTAACGTACAGGATTACCTGGCTTGCACCTTTCTCTTTCAGAGCCGCCGCCAGCGGAACGAAAGTACGACCACCGTCGCAGATATCGTCCACAATGATACAAGGAAGTCCGGTCACATCATCATGAACGGAAGTTCCGGTGATCTTACCATCCCGGACATCACGAACTTTTCCAGCCTCTACAATTCGGAAACCATAACGGTCAGCAACCTTCTGGGCTTTCTTGCGAGCGCCTGCATCAGGGGCGACGATTACCGGATTACCACGCCCCACGGTGCAAATGCGAGTGTTGCGTTTGATCTCACCAGTGTTTCCCATATATTCAGAGAACAAGGTGTCCTGAGAGATTACCTCCAGGCGAGCACCGATGTTATCCAGCAGATTGGTAGCAACATCGCTATGCGGATCAGCGACAACAATTTTGTCGAATTTCAGTCCCGCGATCACGTTCACGAATGCTTTCACCGCAGCAGCTTCACCTGCGTTCATCACACGGTCTTGACGAGCGTAAGGGATGTATGGCATATGCAGAGTGAAACGAGCACAATCATCCAGGTTGTGGATGTGACGGCAGGCATCAGTCAGCATAACCAGGGTCATAACATCCATTGAGCTTTTCAGCTTTGCAGTGATATCCACGTAGGCCACACGACCTTTCGGGGAGGCTGCTTGGTCGATAACAACCTGTTCCTCACCACCGTTGAAGGTGAAGTGTTTGACAGGAACCTGTAAGTTGTTCAGTTGAAGTGTTACGTTGTTCATGTTTTGTCTCCTCTGTTGACAATTATGAAGTGTCTTGGCTTCGCGTTACCCGATGTATCGACAAACCCAGACCTGATTCGTTTAATGTACCCTAAGTCTTCCATCCTTTTCAAGAATTCTGAAACCTTAGGTTGCGATTTTTCACTCAACCCGAAGAGTTGGCAAAGCGATTTCTGTGACGGGAAGAAAACTTCTTCACCCGCACTTGGGTTAAGGCTTTTGAAGTAATCATATCGCCACCACAGCTTCATCAGTCTTTGCAAATCCTGCGGGGAGAGTCTCTCATCGAAAACCCACTCAGTTGGAACAGTAAGGTATGCCCCTTTCCTGATCTGCACTGTGGATTCCCCAAGCCTTATCTCCACACACCCTCCTATTTATTCCCTCTCGGGTATATTTAGGGTCATAGCCTACACTTCATCCCAACACCTGTCAACTCCTAATTATTCCCAATCGGGTATACCTAATTATTCCCGGTCGGGTATACAATACTAACTTATGATCTAAACTAACTTATAAAACATAAAAACAAAAGACTTTAAGATCTTAAAGACCTTATAGGGGGTTTGTTGTTTCTTTTTGTTGACTCCTGAGTCACTCAGTGTATGATAGCAGCATCTTAACAAGGAGACCGGAATGAAAGAACGTAAGAAGCCAATGAGTGCAGTTGAGGTTAGTCGTTTGATGATGGCTCGTGAAGTATTTCACGAGTGCATGAAAGAACAGGAAGTTTGTGTTGTTTTACCTGATGGTGTTTCTGAGGAGCAGGTCTTCGGTAACTATCTCCCGGCTGTACGCCAACGAATGAGGCGCAGGAATGTGTCTGTAACAACCCTGGCCGGGTTGACAGACGATCATATGCAAAGTAACATCAAGCTGGTGGATCTCAGTGGAATCTCTGTAACGCTCTCAATCGAATCCTAAGCGATTCTGAGACTGTGGCAGTACATTCGGGTGGGTAATACTGATTAAACGCAGCAGAGAGCCGCTCAGAGGCTCCTGCACCTATTGTGGAGGAGAATTCATGAACGTAAAGCTCTTGGCTGACGAGAAGTCAGTTTACAAGGATGCGTATGCACGATTGTTGGAACTGATCCTGGAAGCGGAAGAACGCTACGGAGAAAAAGTGTATGTGGACACAATATCTGAGTGTGGGAAGCGTTGGGTTAATGTCAACGTGTACCTGCACGGGGAGAGACACATCATAAACTTGATCATCATCAAGATGGTCAATTGGCAAAACAAGAACGTAAAGGCTTGGGATTGCAAGCTGTACGTATACCCTGCGGAGGAACGTCGTGGCAACACCTAAGAAGCCAGCAGCGAAGAGAAAACCCGCTGCAAAGAAACCAGCAACAGTACGTGTTGCAAAAAAGCAAGACATCAAGAAGCCTGTAAGAGCAGACGGTTTTGATACCTCCGCTTTCGTGATTATGACTCCGATTGAGGAGTTGGAGAAGGTATTGGTGGATCGTCTTGCTGAATTGGTGGATCTTTTGGAATACCGCTGCCCTGACTACGAGCAGAAAAAGCGGATAAAGACCCTCCAGTATTGGCTGGGTATCTGGGAGATGACACTGCCGGATGCAAAACGACGCGGAATGACCTCAGTCCCAATGAGTGCTATTGAAAGAGCAACACTGGGATTTGTAAGAAAATCAAATAAATAAGGAGAACAAATGATCCACATTACGTCGGATACGCATGATTCCCATAAGAATATTTTGGGATTTGAATCATGTGATAAATACCGTTATGACCTGTACGGGCCTAAGACAGACCCTGCAAGCGTTCTGCGAATGAATGCTGGGATCGTTAAGATCTGGAACAGCACAGTGAAGCAGGGTGATACGGTTTACCATTTGGGGGATGTGAGTCTCGCCTACGGCAAGAAGGCAGAAGACGCCTTGCGTCGATTCCTGGATCAGGTTTATGGGCATATCATCCTCTTGCGTGGCAACCATGACCACCGTCTGACTCGGAAAATCTTCCTGGAGTATGGGCATGAAGTCACGGACTATGTGGAAACGGAAATCGAAGGCAACAAAGTCGTCATGTCGCATTATCCTTTCGCGGTGTGGAACAAGTGCCACCACGGTTCTGTTATGCTTCATGGTCATAGTCATGGTTCGTACTCCGCACCTGGACGCATTCTGGATGTGGGTTGGGATGTGCATGGGCGTGTCCTGACCTTGAAGGAGGCGTATGACATCGCAATGTCCAAACCCGTCGCGAAAACGGATCACCACTAAGCCTGATGTGGACAATGTGGTTCATTTCCTGGAAGAGGCGTATTGGATGCTTGACATGGAAGATACCTACCAGTATGATGACCACCTCGAAATGGCGCTGGCGAAGAAAGAAGCCATGCGCCTTATTAAAAATCTCTCATTACGGAGACAAAGATGAACAAATTTAATGTTGATGACCTGATCGCTTCTGGTTTGGTTCGCGTAAAGACCTATGTTGATGGGCCGTTTGATGGCCTTAGAGTCTTTAAGTACCACGGTCGCGTGTTCTGGGACAATATGTGGAAGCGTGACCCACGTCTGCTGGAGTGCCGTGGCATTGTGGTTGATTCTGACGATAATGTGGTGCTGCACCCATTCACCAAAATCTTTAATCGTGGCGAGAATAAGACCGACCTCAACCCTAACAACATCGTGATCGAGACGGTGAAGGTTAACGGGTTCATGGCTGGCGCAACGGTATACAACGGGAAATGGTTGGTATCTACAACCGGAACGCTGGATTCTGACTATGCCCGATTAGCGGAGAAGGTCATTAACTTCGATCAGAAACCAAATCTTGTTAATAGCAAGACGTGGAACATGCTGGATTTGATGTTCGAAATCGTTGATCCGTCAGACCCACACATCGTTCATGAAGAACCTGGTGCGTACCTGATCGGTGCTCGCGTCAAGGACACGGGCCAAATGCTCTCAGAGAGCGCTCTGGACGGTTTGTGTCTTCCGACATGGAAACGCCCAGCTTGGCGCAAATGTCTCTTCTCAGACACCGTACAGGCCGCTAAAACGTGTACCCATGAGGGCTTCATCGTTCGCGATGTAGAATCGGGGAAATTGCTGCTGAAAATCAAGTCACCACATTACCTGGCGAAGAAATTCTTCATGCGTGGTGGCGTTAAGAAGTGCGAAGCAATCTGGGAGCACGGTGATCGCGTCAAGAAAACAATTGACGAAGAGTATTACCCATTACTGGATTACCTTCGTGGTAACTTCACCAAAGACGAGTGGACAGTGATCGCAGAACAGGATCGCCGCGTACACATCGAAAAGTTCCTACAGGGAGGACAAAGTGGCTAAAAAGGTATACATCATCCGTGGATGTTCAGGCTCCGGCAAGTCAACGCTTGCCGAAGAGCTGGAAGTGGCCCTGAAAGGTCACCGTATTGAAGCGGACATGTACATGTACAACGCGGATGGGGTGTATGATTGGCAGGCAAGCAAGCTGCGTCATGCTCACAACTGGGTATACAACATGTTGAAGCGGTCAATGGAAGCAGGTGTAGGGCCATTGATCATTTCTGATACGAACGTCAAACAACGCGATTTGCAGGTTTATCTTGACCTGGCTGCGGAGTTCGACTACCGTGTCACCTCAATTGTGGTTGAGAATAGACATGGAAACAGCTCTTTGCATGACGTACCGGATAAAACCATGCGCCGTCAGGAGTCTGCTCTCCGTGAATCTCTGAAACTGAGGTAGGTTATGTGGTCACCTGTCAATGATGGTGTTGATCATATCAACATCTACACGAAAGGTGCCACACCCCTTGGGAGAATGCTGACAAATCTTCATGATTGTGAATTCACAGTCCCCGGTTATGGTAGTTTTCAGAGCCTTGAGGGGTTCTGGTATTACTTCCTGACCGGAAGTCAGCACCCCGAGTTCCTAACAGCGAAGGGGTTTGGTGCCAAAAAGATGGGAAAGGTAAAGCGTGATGACCGAATCGACAAAGAAGGCTTGACGGAGGAACAGAAATCTGTCATTCTGGAGGCGATAAGGTGCAAACTAAGACAGAACAAGCAGATCTTAATTGCTCTCGCGAAGTCTGAACTACCTTTTGCTCACTATTACTACTATGGTTCTGCCGACAATGCCAAGGTTATCGAGTTGCCACAGTACGACTGGATGATTGAGGAGTTCGACAGACTCAGAAAACTACTAAAGGAGACCAATTATGGCGTTCGATAGTGGACTGAGTGACCTTGGAAAGGCATTTATCCGGGATAACCCCCCGTTAATGTCCCTGCTGTACGATGTCAATTGTCTCCCAGAGGTGATTGTCACGTTGCAAAATCCAGCAAGACGTGCAACAATGCTTACCGCAGTGATTGCATTTGCCTTAGGATCAGGTCACAATGACCCAAACTCACTTTTGAAGAAGGAGACACAATGAAAAAGCGTATGAACATGGCCTCAATGAAGGCAACCATCGAAGCATTTGAGCGTGGCGAACTGAGCGAGTCAGTTGCAACAGCCAAACTGCTTGGTGAAACCCGTCAATTCCTGAAAGGTGTCCACTCACAGAGCAATCTGATGGATATCCGTCCTTTCGAAAGCCGCATGGGTCACGCGAAAGCGTTCCGTGGTCGTAAAACTGCGAGCAAGGTGGCATAATGCGCCGCCTTATCGTAGTGTCTGGTGCTGGATTCTCCGCTGAGAGCGGAGTCCGTACCTTCCGTACCGATACGGATAGCGGAAAAGCGCTCTGGGATGAGTACGCATTGGACGATGTGTGCTACGCCCCGGGTTTCCAGGCGGGTTTCCATCACCGTAACAGTGAAAATCCACCTCCGAACGCTGTTTCGGAACAGCCAAACACCTTTGGCGAGAACCTGTACTATCTGACGCATAAATTTTACGAGAAGCGTCGTAAAGAACTGCCTACGGTAGGCCCGAATCTGGCGCACCTGCGTGTGGCGGAGTGGTACAATCGCTTCCCGGGTCAAGTTATCAATCTGACAACCAACGTTGACGACTTACTGGAACGTGCAGGTGTTCCTCGGGATGATATCATTCATGTTCACGGCTACCTTAATGAGATGCGTGTGATCAAGAAGCCGATGGGCCACGAAGAAATGTTGGAACTGGCTCCGGGTGAAGACTTTGACCCGAAAGATTATCACTGGGCGAAACCAAATGTGGTATTCTTCTCAGAGAGTGCGCCTCTGTACAATGATATGTACGAGCTTGGCTACACGATTAACTCTCAGGATCTGATTCTGGTCGTTGGTTGCTCGATGCAGGTTATTGACTTCCGCTATATGTTGAAGCCCAAGCTGAAACTGGGGGCGAAGGTTGTGGAAATTAACCTCTACAATGCAGAAGCGGCACAGAAGGCAGCTATGTCTACCGATTGGAACAGTGCGGTCTACTCGAAAAGCGACATGCAGAACCTCGACAAGGCTGGAATCTTACACTGGGATAAAGGCGCGGTTGATGCGTTCAGTGACCCTGAATTGATCAAGATGGTTGAAGATCACTTGGAGGGCAAAACATGTCTGCAAAGCAAGTAAGCCTGTCTGACCAAATAACCATCTCCCGTCTGGAGTTGATCACCATCGTTGAAGATGCTTTCGCAGATGGTTGGAAAACCAAGGACAATGACTGGTCGGGGCCGGAGGACTATCTCCGTCTCCACAAAGAATACGGTGATAGTTGTGAAACGACCATCGCCCTGGACGGACTAAAATCAGGAGAAACTGATGTCGATTAATATTGACAGCACCCCTACGCTGTATGCACTGAACAAAGATGGCTCTTTCCAACAATGGAAAGTCTACACCGAAGGTGCAGATGTCATCGTTGAGTTCGGAAAGGTGGGCGGCAAGCTGCAACAGAAACGCACCACCTGCGAAATGAAAAACGTTGGTCGTGCCAATGAAACTTCCGCTGATTTCCAGGCGCTGCTGGAAGCAAAATCCAAGTGGGAGAAGCAGGTTCGTTTAGGTTATCGTGAGAGCACTGATCAGTTGGAGGCCGAAGAGGTCTTCACCCCAATGCTTGCTCATGACTACCTGAAACGTGGTAGTGCCATTGAAGTCCCCTGCTATACACAGCCAAAGCTGGATGGTGTTCGTGCATTGGTGCTGGTAAAAGACGGGGTTCCTTCTTTCAACAGTCGAGGCAACAAAACCTATCCTGTGCAGGGTAAGCTGGTGGATGAAGTTGTCTCCCTGAGCAATCATTCAGGGTTTGACAAATTCGACGGCGAGTTGTACATTCACGGGTTGAGCCTGCAAAAGATTGTGGCGCTGACCAAGAAGTGGCGTACCCATGCAACAATTGCCGCAGAAATCCAGAAGGATTACGAAGGTGATGTGAAGCGTCGTGATAAAGCTATCTCGATAGGTATGGAGAAATACAAAAACTTCGACGGTGACATGATCGACGTTGATGTTGTCCCGGAACTGGATGTTAATCGCTACGGCGGTTATGAGAGTGCGGACTTGCAGTTCCACATTTTCGATATCCCGGTAAACAACAACAGCCCGTGGCACTCAGTTGAATTCCCAGAGCAGTGCCGCCTTGCTGACCTGTTCACCACTTATTCCACAGTGGCGGAGCAGCAGTACAGTAAAATTGCTGTTGTGATGGGGTGCTTCTACGATACCATTGAGCAGGTCGAGTGGTCAGTGGGAGTAAACATGCAGGCTGGCTTTGAAGGAACGATGATTCGCAACTTCAAAGGTTTGTATGAATATGGTCAGCGATCTTCCGATCTCCAGAAATGGAAGATCTTCCAGACAGCCGAGGCGAAAGTCACAGGCTCAAAAGAAGACAAGAACGGAGAAGGCGTTCTGGACTGTATCGAAAAAGACGGTACTGAGTTCAGTTGCAAGATCAAAGGTACACATGCTGAACGAACTCAAGCGAAGATGCTGAAACTTATTGGTAAGTTCATCACCTTTAGCTTCCAGGCGCGTACCGACAAGGGTGTTCCTCAGTTCCCGGTGGGACAGTATGAACGCGAAGTTAATCCAGAAACATGGGAGCCGCTAAACTAATGGCAAAATACCGTAAGAAGCCCGTTGAAATCGAGGCTCATCGCTTTACAGGGTCGAGCACTTCTGTCGGGCAGATCAAAAATTGGATCGAAACCGGAACCTTCCGTTCTGCGGAGATTGAAACTCGCGACTGCGGTCGCACATTGGAAATTCCAACACTGGAAGGTCTGATGACTGCAACTGCTGGGGACATGATCATCAAAGGTCTCGCTGGTGAGTTCTATCCATGCAAACCGGACATCTTCGCCGACAGCTATGAGCTTGTTGAGAACGAAGACCGTGTGCCGGGTGTATTCAAGGCTGAGAATGTTCAATCGGGTGACACTTTTGACTATTGCGGTAAAATGTATTTAGTCAAAAGCGTTGAGAACTATCATGACGAGACAAAGATCTTCCTGGAAGACAGCACCCACATTGCTGTTCGTCCTTGGACAGAGCTTCGTGTCACGGAAGTAGGAGCTTAACATGATCTGGTACGTGCTGGCTTTGCTCGGTGCTACCATCCTGGTTGGAAGCGGTGTTTACACCGCTTTCTATTTCCGAAAGGATAAACTGGATGATTTCATCGACTGGATGGAAGGCAAGCGACTTCTTGTCTTGAAGGTTTGGGCTGTAGCCCTGTTGGTTGTTACTGTTCTACTGATTAAACCTCTGTGGAATACAATGACATGCCAGTTCGATGGTGTTGCCTACAAAGCCACCACGACCTACTCATGGTACAAGAATGGCACCTATGAAGATAAGTGCTTGTTCCAGAGCAAGAACGGAACTCTTCTTCCATTGAAAATCAACCGAGATCAACCGGAGGGATCTGATCATGACAATTAAGGCGAATACGGTGGACTTTGACGCTCACGTCTATTCCAATCCGCACAATGCGGACTTCCGTTGGTCTGTTCGTCCTGACCCGGATCACCCGGGTTCTGTCAACCTCTCCTATGAGGAGTTGGCGTTTTACGATAACCGCACCCGTTCCGGTTACGAAAAGAAAGGCGTTGTCGGTTTCGACAAAGCTGAATGGGAAAAAATTAAGTACGCCATCGAAGGCGTCTTTGAAAAAACAATCTGAGGAGAAAAAGTGGCTGATCTATTATATGAAACCCTGACCAAAATCGCTCGTCCAAAAAGCCTGCGTGAATATGCAGACCATGTTGTCACCTGGAACGCGGTGGCAGCATCTGCACGGGGCGGTGCTCTGACGCCTTTAGACAAACAAATGGGATTCTTACGCGAGGAATTCAAAGAGACTTTGGATGCCCTCCGTTTGGGAGATATGGTCGAGGTTGTTGATGGCGTTTGTGATATGTTTGTCGTAGCTTCCTACGCTCACTATCTCCGCCAAGGTGGAACCTTCGGTAACGGATACCTGTGCTCGTATGATGAAGACACCCAGTTCAGTCTCTTGTCGCTGGAACGTGCTGTTATCTTTGATGACAACCCCTCTACGGCATTAAAGCAGGTTGTTGCTCTTGCTTATAGCCTGGATGTTAATCTGCGTTATAATATCGAAGAGGTGTTAGCCTCTAACGACAGCAAGTTCCCAACTATGCTACAACTAAGAGCGGCGTACCCTGATTGTAAAGGTCTTTCAGACAAGGAGTTGTTGAAATTCGAATCTGCTCAGATTGAGCGTCGTGAAGAGGGTAAATACTCGGGTGTTTACTCTGTGCTGAACGAAGAGACAGGTCAGTACGTGTTCCTGTCCGATGGTGGAAAAATTGTTAAACCGATTACTTTCAGAAAACCGAAAATTATCGTTTGACAAAAGATTCGGGGCCAAGCATAATGGCCCCATCGAAACAAAGCGGAGAACAAAGTGGAAGAGAAATCAAAAATCGAAATCGCTCAAGAAGAGCGTGACACCAAGATGTTGCAGGTTCGTAACCTGTCTGATGTCTTCGGTTTCCCGGTAACTTTCCGTGGAAATGGTAAGTGCATTATCCTTTGTGGACAGAAACGTCGCTGGGGTAACTCTTACAAGCGTTATGCTGTACCTTCCGACAGTGATGCACTGCTCCAGAACCTGATGCAGATTCTGAGTAGCCCAGGCGGAAAAGTCTTCGGAGTTCAATAAAACTCGTTGACAAAGAAACAAAAGAACGTATACTGAAAGAAATAAAACCACATAGGAGAAACAAAATTATGGCACGTCAAGCTAAAGCAAAAATCGAACTGATCACCACCCTGCCTTCTGATGCAGTTGCTCGTGACCGTCTGAAAGGTTCGGTTAACGAAATCGTTGACTTGCAGCGTCAGATTGCTGACCTGAAAGGCCAGATCAAAGACATTCGTGATGTCGAAAAGAGCACCTACCACATCGCTCCGAAATTCCTGAATGCACTGGCGAAGCGCGAGTACGACGTTCGCTTCGAAGCAGAGAAGAAATCTGCGGCGCTGGATGCAGAGCAGGAAACTTTCACCGAAGCAGATATCCTGTTCGGTCGTGGTAAGCCAGCCAACGTAGCTCAGACCGAGCCGGACGATGGCGAAGAAGGTGATTCAGCAGAAGGCGCTGAATAATGAAATACTACCTGAATGGTCTGTTTATCTTTGTTTATCTGGTAATCACATTCGGGTTTGGTGCTCCAGCTTTGGTGTCAGCTTCTGACACCATCGCAGTAATCGCAGGCTTTGCCTGGTTGGGTGCCACTCCGGTCGTGCTTTACTACTGGATTCGTCTGGCTTTCAAAAAGAAAGCCGAACCTGTAGAGGTGTGATATGCTGCTGAACTTTAGAGCCGAAACGTACAGCAGACTGAAATTCCTGGCTCAGAAAGATGGTAAATCCGTCGCTGGATTCGTCGCAGACTTATGCGACAAACACGTTGAACAAAATGTCTCAACGAACTATACCTTAAAAGAGGAGAACAAATCGAATGATGAAAGCAATTAAGCGTGTCCTGTTCGCAGCAGCAATCGCAGTAGCAGCTACCACTCTGTCAGGCTGTTACGAGCGTGTAGAACCGGGTAACGCAGGTGTTATGGTCAACCGTCTGGGTGATGAAAAAGGCGTAGACGCCACAGCACTGGGTGTTGGTCGCTACTGGGTTGGTTGGAACGAAGACCTGTATACCTTCCCGACCTTCAAGCAGATGAAGTCCTACCCGGATCAGTTCATCTTCCAGATGAGCGACGGTACAACCATCGGCTACTCAATCGGTATCGCATATCGAGTGACCCCGGCGAAGGTGACCACGGTGTTCCAGACTTACCGTAAAGGCGTAGATGACATCACCGACACCGACCTGCGTCAGAAGATCAGTGATTCTCTGAACCGTCGTGCAAGTCGAATGAATACTGATAAGTTCATTGACGGTGGTAAGGATGAGATCCTGAACGGCGTACTGACTGACCTTCAACGCGAGATGGGGCCAGTTGGTATCGAAGTGATCAGTGTTAGCTGGATGGGTAAGCCGGACTACCCACCAACAGTTATCGAAAGCATCAACGCTAAAGTGACTGCTAACCAGAAAACGCTCCAGCGTGAGCAGGAAGTGAAACAGCGTACTGCTGAAGCGAATATGGCAATCGAGGAAGCGCGTGGTAAAGCAGAATCTGCTAAACTTGAAGCTGATGGGTCAGCCTACGCAACGATGGCAGCAGCGAAAGCTCAAGCTGATTCAATCAATCTTCGTGGTGATGCCTTGCGCAAAAACCCAGAGATTGTTAAGCTGGATACAATTGCTAAGTGGGACGGCGTACTGCCAGTCTACATGGCAGGCGACAGTCAGGCACCGTTCGTGACTATCCCGGCAGCATCTAAGTAAAACACACTCGCCCCGGTTCGCCGGGGCAAACTAAAGGAGAACATAATGTCTCAATCCAAAAACTTTAAGAAGAGCATGATGGCTTTCGTAGTCGGAGTGTTGATTCTGACCCCCGCCTTAGCTAATGCCACTGTCAACACGATGGATCTTGTCGATGTGATCGACAACGGTTCAACCAAAACGTGTATTTACAGCAACGGTCACCGTACAGAGACGATTGAACGCTCCGGTGCATCGGCTTGCCCTTCTTCCAAAACTTTCCATTAAGGAGAAACCTTTGAACTACTTGAAACGTTACCTGATTGGTTTTGCATTCTCAACACTACTTTCTTGGGGTGGGGCTTTCGCAGCAATGCTGCTGATTTGCTTCTTGTCTTGGAGTGCAGACGGATTCTCCGCAGTGTCTTGGGGGTATTTCCGACTGATGGTTGTTTGGTCTGCTCTCATGGCGTTCTTCTTGATGCCTAAGAAATAGGGGGCCATATCAAGCTACAAATCGAACTCGTACCAAAGACCGCATGGTTTAATAATCTACGCTCTCATTTGACCCAAGCCCAATGGGATAAGGTCAGACGGAAGTGTTATGCAGCAGCCGGGTATAAGTGTGAGATCTGCGGTGGCAAGGGGAATAAACATCCCGTCGAATGCCACGAGATTTGGGACTTCGGTGATGGTAAAATCACTCTTACCGGGTTGATTGCTCTCTGTCCATCGTGCCACGAAGTGAAGCACATCGGCCTTGCCGGGATTCGCGGTCGTGGTGAGATTGCACTTCGCCACTTTATGAAAGTGAACGGTGTGTCTCGTCCGGTGGCAGAGCGGTATGTTCGTGATGCGTTCGCGCTCTATCATGAACGAAGCAAACGTGAGGATTGGCAGTTAGTTGTCAAATACCTCGATGAATACATGAAAGATTAGTAGGGGGACTGTTGGGTTATCCGTATGATGAGAAGTGGAAGGAAAAGATCACAGATGATTGTCTGGTTGTGCTCGATTTAGACCAGACTTGCTTTGTTTCTGCCGCTGGCGCTGAGAAGCGTACAATTAAGGCAACGCACATTGCATCAGGACGTGAGAAGATTTTCAAAAACCGCACTGAATTCTGGGGAACCCAGAAGAAGGTAGTGGGCGGCTGGCTGAAAGACCAGAACATGAATATGGAGGCGAAGGCAAAGGCCGCAGGTCGAGAGTTCACTCCGTGGGGTCGAACAGACTTCACGATTGAGGACATCCAAACGCCTGAGCCAGTCGAATACTGCTTGCATATTCTGAAAACGAAAATCAACGCCATGTTCGAACATCTGGGAATGTCAGACAACGCAGGACTCGGTGTGTTGGGCGGTACGGGTAACTTCCGTCTGCTTCTTCCAGCACCAGAGATCTACAAAGGTAACCGTGAAGATACGTTACGTCCGAAGCTCCTCCAGGAGACTCGTGAATACGTTCAACGCCGTTACAATGCGAAGGTCATTGACAAAATGGAAGCCGATGACTACCTATCTATCCTCGCTTACGAGGGATGGGAGCATTACAAGGCGACTGGAAAGTTCAACCGCCTTATCGTCTCGTTCGATAAGGATCAGAAGGGTAACCCTGGCCTGATCTTTGACTCGATGCGTGATGGTGAAGAGAAGACGTGGAAACACCCGATCCCGATGCTCATTGATGATTCTATGGGTGAAATCTGGATGGAAGGGAGTAAGGTTAAGGGCTGGGGTAAGAAATTCTTCGGCTATCAGATGCTCTGCGGCGACAGCTCAGACAATATCAAACCTTACCAGTGCTTCGATATTGCTGGTCGCTTTGGAGACACCGCCGCATTCAATCTTATCGGTCACATCACTGACGAGAAGGAAATGTGGGTCACCATCGTGAATCAGTACAAGAAGTGGTTCCCGGAAGGTGTTGAGTTCACATCTTGGGATGGAACTGACAAGAAAATGTCTGCGGGTCAGTGGGCTTCGATCATCTTCCAGATGGTTTACATGAAGCGTACACCAAATGACCAGACGACGTTAGGCTCAGAACTGAAACGCCTGGGGGTTGTGTGATTGATCAAATCATCATGGATGCCGTGGTGAAGGATGAGAAGGCGTTGGGAGTTAGCTCCCTTCGTCCCAACTATATCCTGATGACTGGCATGTGGAGAATGGTTGATGACCCGGATGGTGTTCTACACATCCTCTGCACTGATGACTTCCGTAACATTGACGAGGCTATGGACGTTATTGTGGCTCCTGATTGTGAAGTTGTGGACGGTGAACGGCTGGTGATGTACACCAGTGTGCTTTTAGACACATCAGAGTTCTCTCTGGTTCTGATCAAGAGCAAGGTCTGGGTAGAGCAACCAGAAGACGGAGGGTCTGATGCGCCTGATGTCGGTTGACCAAAGCCTGAGCCATTGTGCGGTAGTGATCTGGGATGGGAATAAACCATCCACCAAATACATGATCCGCACGGGGTCTACTTCCAGCAAAGGTAAACGGCAAGCTGATGTGGTCTATTTCGACCACGTTATTCAGCAAATTGAATATATCGTGGGAAGAATCTGCGAATATGTCAAAACTCATGAGATCGACACCTACGTAATGGAATCCCTTAGCCTGGGTTCTCTCGGAAGTGCAACTCGCGACCTTGCAGGATTGTTCTACTGCATTCAGATGGCGCTCATCGAGCATCACTTGAATGTTGAGGATCTTCACGTTGTGGCTCCAACATCTGTGAAGTCTTTCGCCCGTACTTTGTTACCTGAGGAAGAGCAAACCTTTCAGAAAGAAAAGGTTGACAAAAAGTCTGGCAAGAGTGTATACTCGCTGGCTAAGACCGTGATGAAGAAGCCGGAAATGGTGAGAGCAACTGAGGTTGCAGAGCCAGGCTTCCTAAGCGGTTTGACCCTCGCGGCGGGTAAGGCAGACTATGCGGATGCTTACCTGATCGGAAGGGCTTTCCAGACTCGACAGGGGGTATAATCGCTGGACGGAGAAAACGGAGAGCACCTCGAAAGAATCTCTTCGTCTCGAAGGAAAAGGTTGCGGCACGAATCCTTGTGCCGTACACCAAATCTCTTTGGGTGAAAACGGATAAACAGATTGCGGCACTCAGAACGCTTCTTCTTGCTGAACAGAATGGCCTTGACCCAATTTTAGGTGAGCCGATACACGGTGTTGCTTGCTTGGATCATGACCATTTCGATGGAAGAGTGCGTGGGGTGGTTAGTCAATGCGTGAATACGTTCGAAGGACAGGTATTGAAGGCTTGGATGAAGTACGTGTCGGGTTACACCGAGACATCACTCTCCACAGCCCTGAGAAACCTTGCTGATTACCTGGAAAACGACACCAGCGAAAAGCATCTGCACGGTAAACACATGGACACCATGAAGACAACTGTCAAAAAGTGGACTTCGGAAACGATCAGACGCAAATCCTTAGAGGATTTTGGTGTGGTCATTGATGAGACGTTGGATAAGACAGAGACCGTGAGAGCCTACATGACGGAATTCATCAAGAGAGCGGAGGAAGACCCGTGGCAAATGAACTACCTGTCTTGAAGTTCTACTACAAGAACTATCGAGGCGAATACGGTCACCGTACCGTGCAAGACCCAAAATGGCGATTCGGTTCAACCGAATATCACAAACAACCACAATGGCTAATTGAAGCGTTTGATGTTGAGAAGCAGGACTTCCGCACATTCGCAGCCGCTGATATTGTGGAAATTTTCTGAGAGGTCAGATGAGCTTAACAGCAGAACAGATTATCGAACTGAAATCTAAAGGGATGAGCAACCGTGAGATTGCCCGTAAATTTCTTGGTGGCGACAGCAAAGAATCCACGATTCGGCTGGCTCTTAAACGTGCTCAAAGCAGCGCTGTTGAAGAGGCTGTTGACCAGATTGTTCAAGCACACCCCGGGGCTAAGATTTTTCTGGGTGATGTGGAAGTGTCTCCAACTCTTGCTTGGGCTTTTAACCGCTTTAAGGCGTTTATCACGCCGTCGCACGTAGAGGAAGAGCCTTACATGCTGACTTGGGCGGGTAAATGGCTCCACAACCCTGCGATTATCAGTCGTAAGCTGCCTGACTATCCGACCTTCCAGACGGATGTGAAGGATGACAAGGAGATGGTACAAGAGCTGTGGCAAGTTCTTGACGAGTGCGATATCTTCATCGCTCATAATGCTCGTTTCGATAAAGGTTGGGCAAACCAACGCTTTGCATTCCACGGAATGCTGCCTCCTTCTCCGTATATCGTGATCGATACGCTATCAGAGATCAAAACAGCCTTCTCATTACCTTCCAACGCACTGGAAGCCGCGACGAACTACTTCCAGTTGGAGCGTAAGCGCCACCACGAAGGCATCACTCTGTGGATCAGATGTTGCAAGGGCGATGTGACTGCCTTTGAAGAGATGGAATACTACAACATCGGTGACATTCCGACGCTCGAAGGGCTTTACCTGAAAGTACGACCTTTCATGAAAAAGCACCCGAACGTGAACCTGTTCCGAGATGACGAAGATGACACCATTCGCTGTGTGCGTTGCGGGTCTGACGAAATCGTTGCAATGGAAGGCAAGGTAGGTACAACTTACCTCTCCAAATTCCAGGCTTACCGTTGTAAGTGCTGTGGTTCTGCAATGCGTGACCGCCGTAACATCCGTACTCGTGAAGAGATGGCTGCTACCCTGGTCAATATCATTTAAGGGCTTCGGCCCTTCTTTTTTGGAGGCTTAATGACGTTGCTTAAATTGGACGGCCCTGATGGTGAATTGCTTCTCCCTGAGAGTAATGACCCGGAATGGGAGATGTCTGTCATCCAGGAACTTAAAGCGCGACTGATCACGCTGGAAGATTCCGTGGATGAAAGTGGATACAAAGTCCACGAAGAGTGTCTCACACTGATTCGCGGCCTGGTTGGGTATCACGGAGGCGGTTATGAGTAAAGACATTCAGATCATTATCCTAAACGCTCCACCAATGAGCGGAAAGGATGAAATTGCAGAGTATCTATCTACTGAGTACGGCGCTATTCACTTGGAAGTGAAGGAACTCTTGTTCCAAGTAGCTGTCCGTGCAGCGGGTGTGACCCGAACGTTATGGGATGCCTTATACACCCGTGATTACAAAGAGGTTCCTACACCCTATTTGATGATCAATGGTGTTAGCGTTTCTCCGCGTGACTGGATGATCCATTGCTCTGAGCATCTTATCAAACCCCTGTTTGGTAAAAACGCTTTCGGCAAGGCAGCAGTTCAAGACCTGATTAAGCGTGAGCTTCGCCCGGGGACTGCGGTCGTGTTCTCAGATGGCGGTTTCATTGAGGAGTTATTCCCTCTGGCCCTCCACGCTCAGGAGAATGGCGGTGAATTATTGCTTGCACGTATCGAGAGACGCGGGTATGGTTGGGGTAAGGACAGTCGAAGCTATCTGCACCTGAAAGAGAACAACGTACCTGGGTATGAGAAAGACTTCTTGAACAAAGAAGGCTGCTTAGGTTCTTGTGCAGATGAGATCTGGGATTGGGCGACTAAGATTCACAACCAAGAGGAAGACGAATGAGCCGGAAACTAAATATCGGGATTGACGTTGACCTTACTTGGGTTGACTCTGGGTCAGCTTGGCTGAGTTGGTTGGAAAGGACTTCTGGTTCGCGTGTGGACTGGGACTTACCTCCCAAACTCCCTAACGGGGCGCTGCACTACAACCTGACGAAATATTTCCCACCTCCGAAGCCTCACCAGCTTCCAGGTATGGCGTTCTGGGAAGAGACTCATTTGTATGATACACTTGAGCCGCGTGAAGGTGCAGTTGCTGCCTTGGAAGCCTTGGTAAAGGCTGGTCACTTCGCACACTTCATCTCGATGTGTAAGAAAGGCCACTTCTCTTCTAAGGTTCGCCACATTGAACGTTATACTTCGCACTTCATGGATCTGGAGCCACACAATGGTCACGGTTTCTATGCGACGAAGAACAAAGGGTTGTTGGCAGTTGATGTGATCATCGACGACCGTAACAGCTTCCTTAACCAGTTTGGGGATCATGTGCTCAAAATCAAATTTGACACGCCTTATTCTCAGGACGAAGAGTTGATCGGTAAACCTGACTTGGTTACCGGGGACTGGACTGTGATTAAGGAATTCCTTCTGGACTACGCCTGATGCGTAGATACTGTAACGGTGATTTTATCGTTCGATACGGTGATACGGTGGAGGTATTCCTCGAATCTGGGGGATTCTTCTACTCGTTCCGTGCGACGAGTGATATGTGTGAGGAAACCCTCACACGTTATTTAGTGTTTCGTGCAGGTATGGAGCCAGGTACGAAGTACACCTTTAAGAGGAGAGCAATGTAATGAATCATTTACTGACTGCAACCATCATCGCAGACAGCATCAGCAAATCTGGTGTCAGAATCACCACTTTTGAACTGGAATACCCTCGCATCATCCACAGCGAGCTTATGACACACCGACTGTTAAGTCGTAATGCAATGAGCAGCCGTGCGATCCCTATCGCTACAATGATTAAGCAGGTCATGAGCGACCCAGCAATGCCTGTACGCTTTGGTGCCAACCAGCCAGGTATGCAAGACAAAGGCGGCAATCATACCCAAGAAATCAATGCAGGATACACCGCAGAAGAATGGTGGCGTTTAGCGGGTATCAGCGCAGCTAAGTTTGCAGAAGGTTTTGCAGAGGCTGATTACCACAAACAAATCGGTAACCGTCTGCTGGAGCCGTTCCAACGCATGAAGACCATCGTCACCTCTACCGACTGGAATAACTTCTTCTGGTTGCGTGTGGATAAGGACGCTGATCCAACGATCTATGCTTTGGCAGCAGAAATGCACCGAGCCTACCAAGACAGCAAGCCTGAATTGCTGAAAGCTGGTCAGTGGCACACTCCATATGTGTATCACACCTTCGATCCGTACAACCCAGAGGAATTCGAGGGATATTACGTCGAAGATGAGAACGGTATCGCTATTGACCTTACAGAAGCCCAAGCACTGGCAATCTCTGCCTCGTGTTGTGCCCAAGTAAGCTATCGCCGACTGAACAGCACCAAAGACAAGGCTCTGGACATCTACGAGAAACTGCTGAGTGGCAATAAGGTTCATGCCTCTCCGTTTGAGCACCAAGCAACTCCGTTCCAAGATGTTATCGACGATTCTTGGAAAGGTCGCTATGTGAATAACTTCGACGATCCGGGTACTTGGGAGAAAGGAATTACTCACGTTGACCGTGATGGTAACTTCTGGTCTGGCAATTTACGTGGGTGGTCACAACATCGCCAATCAGTACCAAACCACACAGTTCGGGGTTGACAAAGATAGCCTTCAACGGTATCTTGGATGAATGAAATACGGGGTCGTCTTGACCCCGAGGCAAACGGAGAACACATGAACGAACAAACCAAACCAGCACCAAAGAAAAGAGCAACGCAACACATCTCCGTGACTATCGACCTACTCCGTACATTTCCAGATCTGGATGTAACGAAGGATGCAGATCTTCACGTAGCATTGTACCGCGTCGGCTTTGATGCTCAAAAAGATGAAGCGACCGGGCTGATTGCCCTGAGTCCATTCACAATGCTCCCAAACAAGAATGTACGCTGTGCGGACAAACCGTACATGTATCGTAAAACGCTGATCTTCGCAGGCAATATGCGCCCCGGGTTCAAGCAATCTAAAATCTATAACAATATCGACATCTTGGATGTGGGTATGTACAGCGGTTTGGATGCAGAGTTAGTCTCTGACCTCCCCTACGACCTGCCTGTGACTGAGAAAGTGAACACTCGTAAGTACACCAAGAAAGGTGAGCGTGATGAGTTTGTTCGAATCGACTTCACACCAGAAGACGAGGGTCGTCTGTACGGCATCTTTGGTGAGGGGGATTAATGGCTACTCAGACAACAAAATGGAAAGATCGCGGCTTCGATGACAAGCAACACTACGCCGGATGGCTCCATTTTAACGATTTGGCAGACGACTGTAAGATGCACGATGATGTCTACCATGACCCATACACAGGACAGGTGATCAATATTACCGATGCACCAAAAGATGGTGACCTTGAATTCGATGACGAAGATTTCCCATCCGAGGAGGATGAGTGACCGAGAAAAACATTTTGGTTGTGTACTACTCAAGCAGAACTGAGAACACACACCGTTTTGTGCAGAAACTCGGGCTTGGAAATATTTGTCGGTTAGAGAAAGGGGCTGAATCGCCCCTGCTGGATGAGAAGTTCATCCTAATCTGCCCGAGTTATGGTGGTGGGGCTGTTAAAGGCTCGATACCTCCAGAGGTCTACGCTCTGTTGAACGTGAAAGGCAATAGAGAGAAACTGATCGGAGTCATCGGGTCTGGCAATACAAACTTTGGAACGATGTATTGTCATTCGGCAAAGATGATCTCTGAGAAGTGCAATGTCCCACTGCTCTACAAATTTGAGCTGATGGGTTCGATAACCGATGTGAATAACATAAAAAGAGGAGTGGAAAGCCTTGGAAACAATCAACAGTTCTGATCTCAACCAAATCGAAGGTTTAGATTATCACGCACTGAACGCGATGCTAAATCTGGTTGGTCAGGACGGTAAGATCCCGTTCGATATGGACAAGTTGGCAGTGAAGAAATACTTCGAAGAGAATGTGAATGAGAACACGGTGTTCTTTCATGACTTGGAAGAGAAACTGCACTACCTCACCAAGAACGAATACTACGACAAGGTTGTGATCCACCAATACAGCTTTGCGTTCATCAAACGTCTGTTCAAAAAGGCGTACAAGTATGAGTTCCGCTTCGAGACATTCCTCGGTGCGTTGAAGTTCTATCAGGGCTACGCTTTGAAGAATTTCAAAGGTGATCGTTACTTGGAACGCTTTGAAGACCGTGTGTGCATGGTTGCCCTAACCTTGGCTGGTGGTAAAGAAGACATCGCCGAGGGTTACCTGGAAGAAATGATGACTGGGCGTTTCCAGCCTGCGACTCCGACCTTCCTGAACTGCGGTAAGAAGCAACGCGGCGAACTGGTTTCGTGCTTCCTGCTTCGTATTGAAGACAATATGGAGTCTATTGCCAAATCTGTGCTTTCGTCGCTCCAGCTCTCTAAGCGTGGTGGTGGTGTTGCCCTGATGTTGACAAACCTTCGTGAGACAGGCGCACCTATTAAGATGATTGAGAACCAATCCTCCGGTATTGTCCCTGTGATGAAGATGCTGGAGGATGCCTTCTCCTACGCCAATCAACTGGGAGCACGTCAAGGTGCAGGTGCGGTTTACTTAAACGTACACCACCCTGACATCCTGACATTCCTCGATACAAAGCGTGAGAACGCCGACGAGAAGATCCGTATCAAAACCCTCTCATTAGGTGTTGTGATCCCGGATATCACCTTCAAGCTGGCGAAAGAAGGTCGTGAGATGGCACTCTTTTCTCCGTATGATGTGGAACGCCACTACAAGACGGCATTCGGAGACATCAGTGTTACCGAGATGTACGAAACATTGCTTGCAGATAGCCGTATTCGTAAGACATACGTCGATCCCCGTGAAGTGTTTCGTCGCATTGCAGAGATTCAGTTCGAATCTGGTTATCCGTACATCATGTACGAGGATACAGTTAACCGTGCCAACCCGATCAAAGGTCGGATCAATATGAGTAATCTGTGTTCGGAGATTCTCCAGGTGAATACCCCGGCGAAGCTGAACGAAGATTCCAGCTATAAGGAAATGGGTAAAGACATCTCCTGTAACTTGGGTTCTCTGAACATCGCCAATGCGATGAAGTCCCCGAATCTGGGCTTAACGGTTGAACGAGCTATCCGTGCCTTGACTGCGGTATCCGATATGAGTGACATCGCTTCGGTTCCGACTGTTCAGTACGGTAACAGCAAGTCCCATGCCATCGGTCTGGGTCAGATGAACATGCACGGCTATTTAGCGACCCAACGTATCCATTACGGGTCAGAGGAATCGCTGGACTTTACCAGTATGTACTTCTACACTGTGGCGTTCCATGCGTTGAGGGCTTCCAACCTGATCGCAAAAGAGCGCAAAGCAACGTTCGAAGGCTTTGAGGATTCCAAGTACGCTTCCGGCGAGTATTTTGACAAATACGTCGATGGTGTGTGGGAGCCAAAAACTGACAAGGTTCGTAAGTTGTTCGAAGAGGCGGGTATCGCGATCCCGACCCCTGGTGATTGGGAAATCTTGAAGAAGGACGTAATGGAGTTCGGTATCTACAATCAGAACCTCCAGGCAATCCCTCCGACTGGCTCTATCTCCTACATCAACAACGCTACATCCAGCATCCATCCGGTTGCTCGTGGGGTCGAGATCAGAAAGGAAGGTAAGACAGGCCGAATCTACTTCCCGGCACCGGGCATGACCAACGAAAACCGTGAGTATTTCAAGAGTGCTTACGAGATTGGTTATGAAGCGATTATTGATCTGTACGCAGCGGCAACCCCGCATGTTGACCAAGGTCTGTCGCTGACGCTCTTCATGTACGCCGACGTTGATACCCGTGAACTGAACAAAGCTCAGATTTACGCATTCAAGAAGGGAATCAAAACCCTTTACTACGTCCGCCTGCAACAAGCAGCGCTCGAAGGAACGCAAGTGGAAGCAACCCAGTCCGTATCGCAAGATATCGCCAACTGTGTGGCCTGCGAACTGTAAAACTATTAGCACGGGGAAACCCGTGCTTTATCCCGAATAAGAGGACTTAATGGCAAATATTTTCGACAAGAACCAACGTCTCCAAGCAATCAACTGGAATGCTATTGAAGACGACGTAGATCTGCAAGTGTGGAACCGATTGACCAGCAACTTCTGGTTGCCGGAAAAAGTACCTCTGTCTAACGACATTCCTTCGTGGAAAACTCTGACAGCAGAGCAAAAAGAACTGACCATCCGTGTTTTCACGGGCCTGACTCTTCTGGATACCGTTCAGAACATTGTAGGCGCACCTAAACTGGTGGAAGATGCTGTCACCCCTCATGAGGCGGCGGTTCTCTCGAACGTTGGCTTTATGGAAGCGGTTCATGCAAAGTCGTACAGTTCAATCTTCTCTACTTTGTGCAGCTCTGAGGAAATTGAAGACGCCTATTCTTGGGCAGCGAACAATAAGTTCCTGAACAACAAGCAGGACATTATCATGTCTCATTATGATGGTGTTGACCCGTTGAAGAAGAAGATTGCATCTGTTCTTCTGGAGTCATTCCTGTTCTACTCAGGGTTCTACCTGCCAATGTACTGGTCGAGCCGTCATAAGCTGACGAACACCGCCGACCTGATCCGACTGATCATCCGCGATGAAGCGGTTCACGGTTACTACATCGGCTATAAGTTCCAACTCGCTTATCGGGAGCAGTCAGCAGAGAAGCAGGCAGAACTGTACAAGTTCACCACCGACCTGTTGAAAGAGCTTTACAACAACGAGATCGCGTACACCGAAAGCCTGTACAACCACGTTGGTCTGGCGGAAGATGTTAAAGTCTTCTTACATTATAATGCAAATAAAGCCTTGAATAACTTAGGCTTTGAGGGTATCTTTACTCCAGAGCAGACAAGAGTTAACCCGGCAATTATGGCTTCACTGTCCCCAGCATCGGAAGAGAACCACGACTTCTTCTCCGGTTCAGGTTCATCCTACGTGATGGGCAAAGTAACAAACACCCAGGATGAAGACTGGGACTTCTAAGGAGAAGCGATGAGCTACACGGTTTACGGCAAAGATAATTGTCCTTTCTGCACAGCAGCCAAGGGGCTGCTGATGTCAAAGGCGTTACCTTTTACTTACCTCACACTGGGTGTTGACTACACCCGTGAGGAGTTGATTGAGAAGTGTGCTCCGGCAATCCCGCGTACAGTTCCTCAAATCTTCGATGGATATGGTTCGTTGGTCGGTGGCTTCACCGAGCTTCAAGCGTCCCTGTCCTAACAACCCGATAAAGGAGAACCAAATGAGCAAAAGAACACTGCGTAAAGCCTACCAGAAAGAACTGGCAATGGCGCTCCGTACTACCAAGCGAGGTCGTAAAGACCGTCGTGAGAATGACAACTCCTTCGTAGCTGCTGGGGAGCGCGATGGTTGGGAGCCGACCAATGGCTAAACGTACCGCAGAGCAGATCGAGGTGTCAAAGACTGAGCTTGCCAATGAGTTCATGAGCCTTGTCCTCCCTCGTGTGATGGAGTCTTACACAGAGACTCTTGAAAGCTCGCTCGAAAATCTTCGGGCTGTTCAGTTTCTGTCCATCAAAAAGGCAGATGCCAAACCAGTTGAAGAACTCCTGGTGAAACAGGAAGCAAAGATGGCGAAGATCCTGTCTGGGGAACCAGCAGAGGCCATTCGCAAGTTTTACGTCGCTGAGTTGGTGGCGGGTTTCTCAGAGGAAGAACTGCAAATGGCAGTCCTCCAAGAGCGATTCACTGTCAAATTCACCGGATTGACCGCTCGTGCTGAGTCGGTGTTGAAAGAGGCGCTCGGAGAGGTTTAACCGTGGAGGTTAACCTTGAAACTCACGCTTGAACAGTTGAACAAGATCTTTCCTGTGGGAGCATCCTCTGGAAGAAATGCCAAGTTCATTGATGCTCTGAATGGTCTGTTCGACAAAGGCGGTATTAATACCGTCAATCGGGTCGCAGGCTTCCTTTCCCAAATCGGGGTGGAGTCAGCAGAATTCCGATACGTCAAAGAGCTGGGCAATGATGCCTACTTTGACAAATACGATACGGGGGCTTTAGCTCAACGTCTTGGTAACACTCCCGCGAAAGATGGGGATGGAGCCAAGTACAAAGGGCGTGGCCTAATCCAGGTGACTGGTCTTGCTAACTACAAGGCTTGTGGTAAAGCTCTCGGGCTTGACCTGGTGAACCACCCGGAACTGCTGGAACAACCGAAGTACGCTGTGGACTCTGCTGGTTGGTACTGGGATCTGCGTAAGATCAACGTCGCTTGCGATGCTGATGACATTACACGGATTACCAAGCTGGTCAACGGTGGAACAAACCACTTGGCAGAGCGTACCGCCTACTACAAGAAGGCAAAAAGTGTTCTAACCTCATAAGGAGACCCATTATGGGCAGAAGCAAAGAGGCTCGTGCAAGAAAACTCGACGCTCGTCAACAACAACGTATTGACCGTAGCGCGACAACCGCAAAGCACCACCCGAAATTCAACGAGGAACGAGCAGCCGCACCGCCGCTCTCCCCAATGAATGAGAAGCAGCAAGATTACCTGCATAAGTTGCAAACCTGCAACATCATCATTGCAAAAGGGATCTTCGGTACAGGTAAGACCTACCTGGCCTCCGCTTTAGCTGCGGACTTGCTCCGTAAGAATGACCTCGACAAGATCATTGTCGCTCGTCCTTACGTGCAGACGGGTAAAACCTCCGGCTTCAAACCGGGAACGTCGTTGGAGAAGCTATTCCCGTATGTTCGAAACATGCTGGATACAATCCGTAAGCGTATGGGTGACGGAGCCTATTACAACGCGCTTAAAGACGGCTTGAATGGTCGCATTGAAGTTCAGGAACTGGAAAGTATCCGTGGTCGTTCATTCGACGAACGTAGCTACCTCCTGATCGACGAGGCGCAGCAGAGCACCCCGGAAGAGATGTTGAGTATCATCACTCGTATCTCTGACAACTGTACTCTGGTAGTGATGGGCGATGCCAGTCAGAAAGACATCAACGGAAAATCCGGTCTGGAATGGCTGATTGAGTTCACGGAGCGTCACAACCTGGCAGGTGTGGGTGTGGTGTCCTTCGATGACCCAGAGAACGACATCGTTCGTGGTGGAATGGTTCGTGATATTGCGAAAGGTCTGATGACGGATCGTGATGCAGGCCGCTACACTCCGATGGCAACCTAACAGGAGGATTATGTACTATACTGGAGTAGGATCACGCGAAACACCTCCAGACGTGCTTGGCATCATGGAAGATGCCGCCTTCCGATTGGCACAAGCAGGTTGTGTGCTGAGAAGTGGGAAGGCAGGTGGTGCAGACGCAGCATTCCAGATTGGAGTGCAGCGGTACTGTATTTCGCTTGACAAAGATAACCCGGAAGCGTACTCTACTGGTAAAGCGGAGATTTACACTCCGTGGCACGGTTTTGGTACGAATAACCTGGAAGATTGGTGGGACATCTGTCTGAGCGACCTTAACTTGGTCATGCCCGGGCAAGTATCCGCACGAGACAAGATTCTGGATGAGATTCACCCGAACCCCGAAGCCTTGCGGCGTAAACGCGGAGCTTTCGCTTTGCATTCCCGAAATGTGCATCAGGTTCTGGGGGCCAACATCCTTGAGCCGCGTCCTTCAAAGTTCTGCCTGTTCTATGCCTCGGAAGATAAGCATGGCAACCCAAAAGGCGGGACAGCTACTGCCGTCAAACTGGCGAAGCAGCATGGAGTGCGTTGTTTGAATCTGAACACACCGGAACGACTGCAAACACTCGAAAGTTTCCTCACAGAACTGGAGAAAAAGCGTGGTATCCAAATTCAGAAATAAGCTCAACAGGTCTTACTGCCTGGTGAGAGTCAAAGGTGGTTGGAAGGTTGCTAAAATCAGCCAAGGGATGGTATTCTTGACGCACCCCGATGGTGTGATTGAGAATGTCTGCACTGATGACGATAACACTGGTCTTTTCAAGCGCTTCACGGAGTCTTTGGAGTATGAGCATCAGGGAGAAGAACTCTTCGACTTGGGCGATACTGTGGACGTGGAAGATGAATCCTATTACGTGGTGGATTCAGGATTCCGTGGCGACGATGGAAAGGTCAAATACCTGATTGCTCGATAGGAGGAGTATGGCACTGGGGATTCATGGGATTTTATCCCATCGAAAGCTGATGGAATTGAAGAACTGTGGTGTTGTGGCACCAGACTTCTTTGAGCAGCAGGCGGAACAACTGTTCAACCTGTATCGGCTCACCGTAGCAGGTTCTCTCTTCGCACAGCACAAAGGCTTTATCATGAGCCTTTTCTACGGAGAGAAAGAAGCTGCACGAGATGCTCGTTGGATGTTCCCGGATCGCCGGGACATGTTGGAGCATCTGATTTACCTGGAAGGAAATTCCAAGTACATCACCCTCACAAAAGAGGAGTTGGACGAGTTTACCCTTGTTCATCAGGCGGCTGTGGCCTCAACACTGGCTCAGGAAACCTTGAAGTGCTTCAAATACAGTGATCAGGTCATTGTGGATGAAGATACAGGTTTCAATATTGATTGGCTGTTGAAAAACGCCTATATTCTCAAGCAGCGTATTGCTGCTAACTCGGAGGAATGATGGAAAACAAAAACAGCGGCCCAGAAAACAGCTTCGGTTTCTACCCGGGCTTCGGGGACAACCGGAATATCTTCTCTTACCCGGTTCCATGTCATGATTACGTGCTCTACATCGACGACCTGTCGTGGCTGGAGGATCATCAGGAGCGTCTGCAACTGATCCGTATGGCAACACCGGAGGACAGTATCCGTATCGTGATTAACTCACCAGGTGGTGCAGTAGCAATCGCAATGGCTTATGTCAACGCGATGGCGGAGAGTGCTGCAAACATCGTTACCCACGCAGAAGGTCAGGTCTGTTCTGCTGGAACCATTTTGTGGTTGGCAAGTGAGGAACGTACAGTGTCACCACTGACAATCTTCATGTTCCACAACTATCAGGGCGGGACATACGGTGACGGTGCAAACATGCACTCGCAAATCATGTTCGAGAAGGTCTACTTCGACAGACTGATCGACCGTTTTTACAGCGGGATCTTGTCTGAGGAAGAGATCGCACGAATCCGTGGTGGGGGGCAGGTCTGGATGGACGAAATGCAAGTTCTCGAACGTGCTGATGCTGTTCTACTGGATGCTAAAAACATCAAACGAATGCAGCAAGGAAAACCCCCTGTGTCGTTGCGTAAGGTTGAAGCCCCGGCTGAAACTCCCGCAGAGCCAACAGAGCCAAAGCGTGTGAAGATCCGTATCGAACTCAACGGTGTCGAGCACATTTTAGATGCTGCCACTTTGGATGAACCCTCCCTGGCTCAGTTCGCCACTAAAGAGTTGTTCGCAATTCTGGTGCAGGTTGCAGGCTTGGCAGGTGACGACATCCTGAGTGAACGTTCCATCAACGGTGATACACCGCGTGAAGCCTTGATTGATAACCTCAAGGTCTACGGGCAAGTGGTTACCGATATGCTGCTGAACGACAAAGGAGAGTAATGAGCGCTCCTCTCAAAAAGAAGGAAGAGAGACGTGCTTACGATGTGTATGAAACTCCAGCTTGGGCTGTTGAAGCCCTTCTGAAAGTCATACCTATTGACAGCAATCTGAAATACATGGAGCCATGCCGTGGCTCCGGTAGAATCTACAACCACCTACCTTTAGGTAGTGCTTGGGGAGAGATTCGTCAGGGTGTCGATTACCTTCAAACGCAATACAACCATGTGGATGTGATCATCACGAACCCACCATACTCCTTAGCGCAAGAGTTTGTGACCAAAGCATTAGGCGAAGCCGATGTTGTAATCATGCTCCTACGACTGGGATTCCTGGAAAGCATGAAGCGATGGGAGTGGTGGCAGGACAACCCACTGAGCAGCTTAATGGTATTGTCTAAACGGCCTTCGTTCACGGATGACGGTAAGACAGACGGTTCAGGGTACGCATGGTTTGTGTGGGACAAGAACAATAAGATGGGACTGAAACCATTCTATCACTTAGAGGGGCCGAAGGATGACAACAGCAGCACAAAAGATGGCACAAATCGCCGCAAACGCACCAAAGCAGTTGCCGACAGAAATGTCGGATCTGTACAACGCGGTTGTGGAGGGTGTGGCGGAGGCTGCGAAGAAGGGTCTCCGGGGAACGGCAATGACGATAGAACTGCCGGATCACCAGCGTGATTATTGCGCCCATATTGTTGGTGATCTTCGTGCTGGCGGTTTCCAACTCGATATCATTGGATACGAGCCGACAATGCAGGGTGCCACGATAACGTTCTTCCTCACCTGGTAAATTAACCCGCTTCGGCGGGTTTTGTTGTTTTTGGGGTTGACACTGACCATAACGTCCCTCATAATGACCACAACGAACAAAATACGATCTTATGTGACGAAAAGAGGACACTACAATGCGATTCTACATCTACCACAGACCACTTCTGTCGATTAGGAAGAAAGAATGGATGGGAACCCTCGTCCATGTGTCTATGGAGGAGAAATCATTCTCCCCTGACGGCGAGGTGTGGTCTGTAAGACGTTGTGTTCGTCCAACAAAGGTGTATACTCGACTGGTGGGTATGTTGAAGCATGGCGGTTTGGATGGTGATGATATTCACCCGTTGACTGCTCGTAAATTGACAGACCTTGTTACCTACATGAATCAATGGGAGAGAAAATAATGGAAGCAACACATTACGAAAACCCGCGTGAGAAATTATTGGCGATTGCCACTTGGCTTGGGTATCAGACAGAGAGTCTGTCTTACGGACTGAAATCTCCAGAGGACGCGATCAAGCTCTTTGATTACTGGGACATCCACCGCGACGTGGTTCCAGAAATGGCTGACGAGCGCACAGACGATGAAGACCGTTTCGTCTCTATTTTCCGTAAGGATGCCTTGGGCTATGACCCTCTCGACACCTTGGCGGAAGACCTGTATGATCGTGCAACGCAAATATACAAGGCGGCAGTTAAGGACGAAAACATGTGCCTGGAAGATGAGCGCGAGACTGTGCAGCGCCTTGTCTATGAGGATGCCGAATACCAGATCCGTAAGGAGTACGGCCTTGTCGGGATTAAATGATCGAGGTTATGCTGTGAACAGGATCACAGAGCACGAGAGATTCAGGGTTAATCCCGGGTCTCATACGATTGAATCCTACGTTGGGTGGATTGAGCGTGGGGCATTCGATTACAATGCTCCCTACCAAAGGGACTACGTGTGGAAAAAGAAACAGCAGCAAGAGTTTTTAAACACTTGCATTTCTGGATTCCCTCTTGGTACAATAGCCATCGCCAAGCACAGCAATTGGCTCTCAAGAGACACGCCGTGGCTTGAGGTTGTGGACGGTAAGCAACGTCTGATGACTTTGCAGAAGTTCATACTCGGAGAGATCCCGATAATCCTGAAAGGAATGCCTCTCTGGTGGGGAAAACTTACCCGGTCTGAACAGTTAGCGTTCGGAAGACCCTATCTCCCATTATTAACATTGGAAGATGCGACCAAGGAAGAAATCCTTGACTATTTCATCGCGGTGAACTTTACTGGCGTACCGCAGAGCAATAAACACAAAGCATTCGTGCTTGAAATGAAGGGGAAAAATAATGCCTAAGGTAAAACGCGATTTGGTGGCAGAGCATCTCGGAATCGAAGGGGTGATTGGTGCGGAAGTTGAGATTGTGAAACTCCTTCCGGCACTTACCCCTGTGGAGCTGTCAAGTGGTTCCATTCAGACCCGCAACTTCACCCGGGAAGAGACCTATCTGGTAAAGGCACCTTTCTCCCGCGTGTACAAAACCGATAACGCTGGTCGCCCGACTGGTGACCCTATCCCTGCACGGATCATTGCAGTGGTCGATGGCATTACCTATGAGGGTAATGAACTGTTCTCAGCAAAAGAACTGGATTTGGACGCATAAGGAGAAACAATGCAAATTTACCTGGTTGGTGGTGCAGTACGTGATGAGCTTTTATGTCGTCCAGTGCATGACCGTGATTACGTAGTGGTTGGTGCGACCCACGATCAAATGATCGCACATGGATTCAAGCAAGTGGGCGCGGCCTTCCCTGTTTACCTGCACCCCGTATCAGGTGAAGAGTATGCCCTTGCTCGAACAGAGCGGAAAGTGGGTGATGGTCACAAAGGCTTCGAGACCTTCTTCTCTCCAGATGTGACTCTGGAAGAAGACCTGGGACGCCGTGACCTGACGATCAATGCGATGGCAAAAAACCTGAATACGGGAGAGATTATCGACCCGTTCAACGGTCAGGCAGACCTTCGCCGCAAGATCCTTCGTCACACAACTGATGCTTTCATGGATGACCCTTTGCGTATCCTCCGCATGTTCCGCTTCGCCTCTCAATTGGGAGACACATGGAGGATCGCGGGTGTTACTTGGCACATGGCATTCATGAACCGTCATCGCTTGGTAGAAATCAGTGCAGAGCGCAAGTGGAAGGAAATGGAGAAGGCTCTAAACAGCCGAAACTTCATGCAGTACGCAGAGAGCATGTCCACCTTCGGTGAACTGCCGGAGCTGTACAATCTGATTGGTGTTGAGCAGCCGAAAGAGCACCACCCGGAAGGCGATGCCTTTGCCCATACACTGCGTTGTATTGAGGAGTGCGACCGCTACAGTATGTCTCCAGAGGTGAAGTTTGCTGTGTTGTGTCATGACTTCGGCAAGCACCCTACATGGGAAGAGCACAAGAACCTGTTCGGACATGAGGCTGCTGGCGTTCCTCTGGTGAAGGCTTTCTGTGAGCGGTTGCGTGTGCCTAAGTCCTTTGAAGAGCTGGCCTGTGTTGTAACGGAGTTCCATACTCACGTACACACGATGATCGGTCGAAAAGGTCAGAACGACATGAAGCCTGCATCTGTAATGAAACTTCTGGAGCGCACGGGCAGTTTGAAGAACCGCCGCCGTTGCGTGGACTTGGCTAACGCCTGCTCTATGGATCAAGCGGGTCGTGGTTTGCCGAAAAGTTGGTTGAAGCCTTACCCACAAGCGGATATGCTTCTCAGTTGCCAAGCGGCGGTTATGACTTTGGACGTGAAGCCCATCAGCGCTCGTCTGCTGGAACGAGATGTCCCGGGCATCCAGATTGGTGAGGCAATCCGTGTTGAGCGGATCGACGCTATCCGTAAAGTCCTTCGCGAAATGAAGGAGATGCGTAAAGATGAAGAAAGCTGACAAAGACCCGTACAAGTACGAGCGTCACCACTTCTATCAAAGCAAGACCTGTGGAAAGCAGGTCTGCGAGCAATGCGGTTTGGTCGGCCTTCGCAACAAGGCCACCGACTGGTGTGTTGAAAAAGGTTGCAATTACAAAGACCATGCGTCTTATGAAGGTGCAATGCACCGACTAACTAAAATGTTCGACTTTTGAGGAGAGAGAAATGGAATGGATTAATTGGGTTTTGCAGCCGACACTGAATATCTTCATTCTGCACTATCCGTGGGCGGCGGGTATCAGTATGCTGTTATGGGCGGTGATCGCTGGACTGACAGCTCCAGATGAAGACCTGCTACCTACGGGTTTGGCGGTCTTCATGTTCGGTCTGTTTACACCTATCGTGCTGACGCTGGCGATTGTGCTTCTTCCTGTACTTCTGACAGTGATGATTTTCATTGCTGCCGTTACACTGTTAATCTACTTGGTGAAAGTAGCCAAAAATAAAACTGTAGGAGAAAAATGATGACATTACTAACTATCTGGCTGCTGGGCGCGTTGCTGACCGCGCTTCTGATCGGCATCCACTGTCGTGGCGAAGAGGTTGATGGGCGAGAAGCACTTATCCTTATAACCCTTTGTGCGCTTTGGATCTTTGGCTTGCCGCTGGTTCTTTGGATGATGATCTGGGAAGGTCTCAATGTGTCTTCCAAGCTGACAAAGTTCCTGGAAAAAAAGGTTGTGTTCAAAATCCCAGGAGGAAGATCGTGATGCAGACCCGTCTTTACTCCGTCGTAAACCAGTACATATCCGGCATACATGCCGGGATTCAAACTGCACATGCGGTAGCCGATATGATGTACGATTACGGGGTGAATCACCGCCCACAATCAAGGGCAGTGCAGTTGTGTGACAACTGGGCGCGGCGCGATAAGACGATCATCGTTCTTGAGGGAGGGTATCAGTCGAACCTGGAACGTATCTTCGATCTGATGCAGTGTTGCCGTTCACTTCCTTCTGCCAAGTTCCACGAGGAGGAGGCGGCTTTGAATGGGGCATTGACTGCGATCTGCATCGTACTTCCTGAGTACATGTATGCCCCGCAGTATGCGATGGACGTGGATATTGAGTCTTACAACGGGGAACTGGGTGGTTTGAGGATCGCCAACCAGTACAAAGACCTGGAGACGGGAAACGTGCTGCACAACTACTCCCAACCGGAGAAGGATCTCATTGAGGCAATCAAAGGTTGCAGGCTGAAAGGCGCATGAGGATGGCTCACGGTGAAATCGTCTACTCGGACGCGATGTTTACGGCAACGGAGGAACTGGGCTATGGCATGTTCATGTACTGGACAAGGACTCTTGGCCCAAACGGGCAAGGAGTCCGATGCGGGACAATTCTCGGAGGAAAGAAAGGATTCGAGAAACAGTACAACGGCGACTTTCAGAAATGGATTAAAGCAATCCAGAAACGTGAGCTGAAAACAATGCAGAGCTATCGCCGCCAGGCGGAAGAACTCATGATGATGGCCCGTTCCATGCAAGAAGAGAACAAATTCACAGAGGAGCAATTTAATGGTTAAAAACTTTGTTGATTCAGCGGGGAATCTGTTGAATGTCGGTGACCATGTGATGCTGTACTTCGGGTATAACGAACTCAAGCCTGGTGTCATTGATCAAGTCCGTAACTTGAAGGCCAAGGTCATGGTGACAACAAACCCTGGTCGGGAGCCAACGCTTTCGATCTGGAAATACGGGAGCTGCATGATTAAGGTTCCTGACCCGGCCCGACCATATCCTCCAGAGGTCTATGGGTTGTTGGATGAAGTGCGCCGCATTCGTGATGAAGAGTGCATCAATGCAGACGGGATGCCTGTGAAGCGGACTTGTCAGCGGATCATCAATTTCTGGGAAATGAAACGACCAATGAGCTTGGTCACCTCGCAAGGGAGAGAATATGTTTGAGAACAAAGATATAATGCGTTGCTACTCCGGTAGCCTCGCCTACGGGACTAACCTCCCAACCTCTGATGTGGATATCCGTGGACTGTTCTGTGCCCCCATGCGCTCTATCAGGACGCCATTCTTCCCGATCAAGGAGCTGACATTGGCTGATGAGGAGGACGGCAAGATCTATGAACTGACCAACTTCTTCAAGTTGTTCTCAGAGATGAACCCGAACATAATCGAGCTGGCTTTCGTTGACGAATCTGATATCATTCAGACATCCGAGGCGTACCAGATGATCCGGGATGTGGGTTACAATTTGTTGTCGAAAAAGGTCGCCTTCTCTTTTTCGGGCTATGCAATGGCCCAGTTGAAGCGTATCAAAGGGCATGACAAGTGGATAAACAACCCGCAGCCGGAGGCACAGCCAACGCAGCGTGATTATCTGAGGCTGACACACTCTTGGATGGACGAGAAGCTGCTGAAACATCAGGACTTCCAGTACGTTCTTGACCGCCTGGATAAGATGAGCATCTTCTTGCCAATGGGTGACAACATCTTCGGTGTGATCGGCTCATGGGACAGCCCTGGATTGTTCAATACAGATGGTTCTATCCGTCGCGTGGAGTACAGCGCTCTTTCTGATGAGGACAAGAAGCGCCAGCCAACACTGATCGTTAAATACCTGGCTGATGAGCACAAGCAGGCCAAAGAGAAGCACCGGAACTACTGGACGTGGAAGGAGAACCGTAATGAGGTTCGTCACGAGTTGGAAGTCAACTACGGTTATGACACCAAACACGCGATGCACTTAGTGCGCCTGATGCGAATGGCAGAAGAGATCTTGACGACTGGTGAGGTCAAGGTGAAGCGCCCGGATGCTAAAGAGCTTTTAGATATCCGTGGTGGTGCGTGGCCCCTCGAAGACCTGTTAAAATGGGCAGAGGAAAAGGATGAATTCATCCGTGGCGAACTTTACCAGAAGAGTAAATTGCCACACAGCTTTGATCGCGACTACGGCGCTCAGGTGCTTATGGAAATCCAGGACTTGGTTTGGCATAATCGGTGAGTTGGGTGGAATTGATTTACGGAGCAATGTTCCTTGCGTATGCGGTGATCGGGCTGATCTACTGCATCCGTATGGAGAACAACAAAGAACTGCGATTGATGCACAAAATCCGATCCGACCATGATTGGTCGGAAAGGTGTTTCACCTTTGGGTTCATGTGGCCTGTCGCACCGATAGTGAATTACATCATTAGGAGAAAAAATGACCCTGAACGAATTCGAAAACATCTTCAAACCTTTGGTTGATAAGTGGAAAGCCAGTTACATGGAGAACCACGAAAAAGACCCAGAGAATTGGCCTTTGGATGTGGACTTCCCGTACTTCTACGAGGACTTCACCCTTTGGATGGAGCTTACAGGTGAACGCCTATGAGCTTCGGTAGTGATATGACCCTTGAACAGATGGAGGCGCTCCGTGAGCGCTACATTCCACTGGTTGGTCGTGCGAAAGAAGGAACCAGATGCCTGCATAAGGCTTGCACGGAGTGCAAAGGAACAGGTATCCGCAGAAACGGCGGGATTTGCATCCACGGGATCGCATGTCCTTGTCCTAATTGCAGTTTTACCTGCTGATTAGCATGAAATGTAGGTTACTTCTTATACAAATTGTTGAGATTCCGTGATAAAATGGTATCTTACACTAAGGAGGTAGTCATGTTTCAGAAACTGGTAAGAGAACGTCCTGCCCTCCAAGAATACTGGAAAGAACTCTTGGAGAAAGGGGCCATCGGAACGGCAAAGGGCAATATCGAACTTTTGAGACGACCTTGCGGGGATAGAACCCTCATTGTTCGTGACTTCGAGAACGATATTCTGTTCCACAGTATCACAGGACGACTTGATGTCACCCGTGCAGCCTCAACCGTTCCAAATAAGTACAGTTTCAGGGTCAGAAAGATGGGCGACCTTGATCCTGATGACCTCGACCCGGCATTCGACAAGTATGAAGGGTTTGAGACAGCGCTCCGCGACCTGTATCGTGCTGTGGATACAATCATCGAAGAGCATGTGAAGGAAAGTCCACCAGAGCAACGTGTGGAGCGTTGGTTGCGCTCGTCTGGTAACCGCCTCTTCTTGATTGGGGCGACAGCGTATGCGATCCTGACGCTTACTGCTCTGTTCATTCGATAAGGAGAAGCACATAAACAGACAAGCCTACTATAAGGCATACGCTGCACGTCGTCGCGAACTTGACAAAGCTCGTCGAGCAACCCCAGAGGGGAAGGCTGAACAACTCCGCATCCGCTATGCACGGATGGAGGCAATTGAACGAGCAACCACCCACACCGAATGGGATGAGTTCGTCCGCGATGAGGCGGATGCGCTTTGCAAAGTACGTAATGAACAAACCAGCTTGAAGTGGGAACCGGATCACATGATCCCTCTCAGAGCAAGAAGCTGCTCAGGTCTGAACTGCGGGGACAACATCCAGGTAATCCCGGCAGTGATGAATCGAAGCAAGAAGAACCGGATGATCTTGACGCAAAGAAATGAGTGGTTGAGAGTAACGGTGATGTAAAAAGAAACCCGCCTTTTGGCGGGTTTTTTGTTATTGGTTCCGGGGAAGGAATTCATCGTAGACAGAAATTATGATGATGTCTTCGGTATCCAAGTACATCAAGTTCTCCGGTGCGATGTGGAACGACTGAGGATAGCCGTCAACGTCACAGGTGTACTTTCCCTTGTTAAGAGGCCCGGTAATCATAACCTCTTTCCCGTTGATGATTGATGAAGGACTCCCCTCAGGGAATCCATACACAATTGCAAGGTCATCCACCGCCAGGCGGGGGTCAATCTGGTTGCGATCCGGTATTCCATAATCCTTACGGCGCGAGGTCATAGGTTTCTCCCTGATCTACTACACGTTTAGCCAAGAACTCATGGAAGTCGTAGTCGTGAGAGCGCGAAGCCGCACGTTGACGTTCCTGATATGCGTCAGCATGATAAATAGTATCAGATCTTGACACCTTGACACGCTTAACACCCACAATCTCAGCATCAATCTCCCAAGTAATCGGGTAGGCACTGTTTTCAGTCAGGGGTTTCCACGTTGACTGGTAGAAACGACGACCTTTACGACCCTGTGCCGGGTCAAACACGGTGATCGTCCAGTTATTGTCCACCTGGAAGATGACTTGGTGCATACCACCTGTGATATTCAGAGATGGAATTCCGATCAGATAGGTCTTGTTGCGTTTCAGGCAGTGACGGTTACGCGGTTTGCGATATTTGATGTGCAAATCGTCCAGAATCTGGTGTGTACTCATCTTCCCAGACCAGAACAGCGGGTGGTACGTCGCAACGATGTTGTCTGGGGATTTCTCTCCCAGCAACATGGCGATGCAAGTGGTTACGCACGAGTATAGTGTTGGTTGAGTTAATTGTGTGAGGGACATTGTGCTCTCCTTTAAGTGAATGTGCAGCCAGTATACAGGAAAGAAAAAAGAAAGCAAGTGGTTGACACGATGTTCCACGCTATGTATGATTCTCGGACACAAAACGTTTACAAGGAGAAACTATGAAATTCGTACCGGGCCAAAAGATGCTCATCACTACCGATAACTACTTCTTTGCGCCAGACGGCAAGCAATACCGAGCCGCGTGGGGTGTTTGTCATGGTGTCCAAGATGCTGACTCCACATTAGGTCTGAAATCCAACCGTGGGGCGTCCAATTGGTTTGTCTTGCTGGGGAATTTGCTGATCGCAGGTTGTCAGATACATTATGCCGTCGCATGTGACACCATGAGCTTCGGGAAAACACACAGCTATGACATTCATGAGGGTGTTCGTAAGGATTTCATCTCAGATTGCATGGTCTATAACGCAGGGGAGGAATAATGAAACAGATTAAGCTCTCAATCACTGAAACTTATGTTGCCCACTGGTCATGGTGGCAGGGCGTTCGTGAGATCCTGCAAAATGCTGTGGACACCAAGGACTACAACATCGAATTCGGCGAGAATAACATCAAAGTTATTTCCCGTGGCGGGAAAATCCCAATTTCCGCCCTGCTGTTGGGTAAAACCTCCAAGACGGGCGATGTGGACTCCATCGGTAAGTTCGGTGAAGGTATGAAGCTGGGCTTTCTTGTTCTCAAGCGCCTGGGCGCTGGCATTGTTGTGAATAACGAGGGTGACCTCTGGTCTCCTGAGATGGTGTACGATGAATTGTTCCAAGAGAACGTTCTGGCAGTCAACATCGAAGAGGGTTGCCTCATTGCAACAAAGGATACGGTTGAGATTGGAATCAACAACCTACCTGCGGAAGCGATTGAAGAGATTAAGTCCAATTTCGCACCGACCCAGAACAGAACCGTGGTGATCGAGAACTCTCGCGGGAAGGCTTACTCCAAACAAGGCAACCACAAGAACTGCCGCCTGTTCGTGAAGGGCATCTTTGTTACCGAAGTGCCGGGTAAGTTCAAATTCGACTACGACTTCATGCCTCGGGCATTCGTACTCGACCGTGATCGCGACTCTGCAAGCACCTTCGAGGTAAAATACGAAGCCGCGAACCTGATCAGTCAATCGGATGACATCTTATTGCTTACCGACTTGGCAATGGAAAACTTTGATGACCTGAGCGAGTTCCGTGGACGTTTTAACGAGCGCCGCCGCCGTAGTTCATCAGACTCTTATGACGAAGACCGGGAGTCGAGAAACGAGATGGCGGAGAAAGCGTCGGAATTGTTCCAAGACAAGCACGGTCAGGACGCCTTCCCGATCAACAACACATGGGACGTGGACAAAAAGCGTCTGGTCACTCACCAAGTGGTGAAGGCAGGGTTTATCCCTGTTGAAGTTAACAACGCATTGTTTTCAATGCTTGAAGATGAGTACCGCATCGAAGAAAACCTGGAATATTTCCTCGACTTCAAGCCGCTGGAGTTCCTGGAGAAGTTCCTCGAAAAACATCGCCGCAAAATGTACTCAAAAGCCATCCGTGAGCTTGAGAATACTATTGCCAACCTGAAAGCGATCAAAGGTTGACGTACTCTATCTACGGAAGAATGTCTTTGGACTCCTGCTCCCTGCAAGGGGAGTGGTATTTTCTCAAAGGGGGCTTGACAACCTCAGAAGTCGCTGATAAAGTGGCACACTACAAGAAGACGTGGCGTTACGTCGAGATGAGAGAGGAGAAAATCAAATGAAAGGTATATTGGTATGTTTCTTGGTGGGAGTTCTGTTTCTTGGTTCAATCTTCGGGATTTGTGCAGGCTTTGAAGCTGCTTTCGGAGACCAAGCAGTCAAGGTGATGGTGGGCACTCTGATAATTGGCTTTGCTACAGTCTTTGTAGGCTTTATCATCTGTTCTATGTTTGATGAAACCCGCGTGGTAAAAGCGCTGGCTGAGTGGGCGAACAAATGATCGACTGGTTGAAGGGTTTGTTCAAAGAAGACAGAAACGTTCTTGTTGGAACCTTAAAGTGGACGATCCACTGGACAGATATGGGATGTGATGATCGTGGGGTCTGGCTTCTGTACGAAACAGAAAGCGGGAAACGGTCATTTGATATCTCTAACAAGGCCACAATGACCGGAAAGAAAGAGCATCCCGGCTACGGTGATGTCCTCGCATGGAGTCAAGGTGGCGACTGGCCTCTTGGCGCAACTAAAACTGGAAAGGGGAAAATTAACTAATGGATAAAATCTTGAGCTTCATCATGTTTATCGTCGTGATCGCACTACCTATCACGTTTGCGGATGTAATTGTGGCAGCATACGTTGAGAAGGTATTTGAACTTGGTGTAGCAGCCGCGTTCTTTACCACTCTGGCAATTGTGATCCTCAGTTCTGTTCCCGGTGCCTGGCTGTGGCACAAACTTGAAAAGTTACTTTTCAAGCGGGTAGTGGTTTAAGGGCTTCGGCCCTTTTTGATTTGAGAGGAGAAAATAATGGCCTTATGCACATGCGAGTTCCATTGTGGTGGGACTTACCGACACTGCCCCTCGGCACCGTCTTTTGAGAACGGCTATTTCCAATGGGAAGGTGATTATTTCCAGCAAGCCGTGGTTGACGATATAAAAATAGAACTCGGTATCCACGAGTATTTAGGTTTTTCCCAACCAGGAGACGAAGCAGGTACAGAAGATTTGGTGATAATCTTAGGTATAGAGAAGATTCGTCGTATGCGGTTAATCTTAGAAGAGGCGGAGCTGATCATCACCTCCCGCGAGAAAGAGGTATCATGAAAACTGAACACTACGTGCTTGGCCCAGGCTCAGAGGGCATTGAAAAACGCATCTACCAACTGCTCTGCAAGGTTGATAGCGTAAAAGCCTGCTATCAGGATACTTGGTGCAGTTTGTTGAAGACTAAGGGCTTCCTGAAATCTCAGTATGTGTACAAGCATGGCTGCGAACGTGTTGGAGCCTTAGTCAAGAAGCAATACGGCAAGGACGTAGAGCGCTGGCACGTCGAACTGATAGGTTCAACATCTAAACTGGACGTGATCGCTTGCAGAAAGCAGCGATTCTTACTGGAGGTGAAGTACAAATGAAGATAGCCTACGTCGTGCATGTCGAGACCGAGGGAGAGCACAATCGGATCATGAACCAGCGTAAAAGGATTCCGAAGAATGTCTACTTTCTGACGGACTATAACTCACATTACCACTATATACGGACGATCCCGGGGATGCAGTACGATGCGGTAGTGGTGGCTAATGACGCACGGATTTCTTTTGATGGGTTCGAGTATCTGTTGACCCGGCTGCGTCCTATGGACGGCAGGAAGTCCATGCTCTCTCTGAATTCGTTCCACAAGAACATGCTTAAAAAGATTCTTGAGCGTCAAGCATATGGCATTTCACAGACTTTCAGGCCTGAGTTCGACATACCTATGCTGGACAGCATGAGGAAGATGTGTGAACTGGCGGGTATTGACTGGGAGTTCTTGAAGGACTGCATACCTAAATGATGACCCTAATGATTGCCCTTGTGTTGGCTTCGCTTCCGGTGTATATTGTCTGTACACCACCCTGCTCCGAGACGGAGCTTAAAGAATATCATCAGAGGAGAATGAAAAAATGGAAGTAATAAACATCATCATCGGCTTGCTGGCAGGTGTACTGGCCTTGTACTCCGCTACCGAAGCTATTGACCCTAACAGCACTCACACCCGCCGTCAGGTTTACGTTGTATGCTGCATGTTGAACGCTGCTGCCGCAGCAGGGATACTCACTGGGGGGTTAGCATAATGGCTTGTTTCAAACATATAAAGAAAGGTCAGTTCTTTCAAGACACCAAATACCGGGTTTTTAACAGCAAGCACTGCTATCTGAAAACTGGGACGTATCACTATCTTGACTTGGAGAAGAACATAACTGTCGATGTACGGAAAAGTTGTAACGACTTCGATGTATCGAATGAGGAGAGCTTTCGGTTCTTCGTGGTAAAAGTTGAAATCAAGGTGACCAGATAATATGAACTTCTGGATGATGAGGGCTTTGACCCGAGATCACTACTATGCAAAGCAGGAAGGTGTCTACCGTAACTCAGGATGTGTTGGCTTTCTCGGGAAAGTCCTCTTCATCCTGGTAATCGTCATTATTCTCGACAAATGTGGGTACGTGACAAGTGAGTAGCATCCCAAACTGGTACAAACGTGGCGACAGCACCAATAAGAACCGCCGTCAGAAGATGAAAGACCGCATGAAGCGTGTCATCGACAATTCCTCTATGCCCGGCAGTGAAAAAGTGTTTGTAAAGCAGGCCATGATGAGTATAATGCAGGAATACGCAGAACTCTGGGAGCACAGACTCCCCAAAACCGAGGAGAAATAAAATGATTGTGACCTTACTGATTCTGAACGTACTGTGTGGTGTGTGGAACTCAATTCTGGCAACATCTGACTCTCAGATCAGTGCTTTTGTCGCGCCAGTGAACTGGATTGCTGTTGGAATCTTAGCTGCTTCACTTATTAAAGGATAAAGGAGAAAATCATGCACGTATCTTTCGGAACTTACCCGTTCATCCCCCGCTCCGACAAACCACGGAAGATGCGGGTTATGGTCTATATCGATCAGTGGGGCCAAACACAATATGAACCCCAGGCGAAGTATTACTTCCGCTGGTTGCCCAACAATGGTGGCACAACACGTAGACCTCGTAGTCTGGCGTGGTCGTTGATCCACGGCATGAAGCTGAAACTGGACGAGATCGAATTCGTAGAAATCGGTCGGGCCAAAACAAACATGAAGGCACTGCGGGAGCAGGAATACCGACTGTCATTCTTCCCGTTCGACCCACCAAAGAAGGCGGCGAGATGATCAAGCATTGCCACAATTGCAGCGCTTGCTGTGAGGTGATCGCGATAGACAACATCACCCATGAGGAGTTCTACGATAAAGTGGAGCGCGGGGTGGTGTCTGCTATTCATGGAGAGATGATGATGCCTTTGTCAAGAGACGAGGCATTCCAGAAAAACCCCTTGATCGTATCGAACCGGGAAGCCGTAGTTGCTCGTCAAGGAAGGATCACGTCGTACTTCACTTGCTCGAAACTGAAAGACAACAAGTGCTCCATTTACGACCACCGCCCAATCATGTGTAGCGGCTACCCCTTCTACGGGCGCGTGGAGGTGGACGAGCAATCTCATGCAGACTTGTCGAAGGCCCAGCTTCGCAGAAGAGAGACGCCGTACTCCACAACCTGCACATATGTGCCTAACTTAATCCAGATCAGGGAGGTAGCATGAGCCAACACAACTGGGGTGCCAACTCCCCAACCTGCGAGTACGTTTATCAGTCAGATGACGGGTACGTTATGGACTGGAAAGGAACCTGCGGAAATGTCCTGGCTATTGACATGGGCTTTCGTGGTATTATGAGCAACAAGCCCAAGTTCAACTATTGCCACAACTGTGGGAATCGCCTTGTGGTACAAGAGTGGGAGTCAAAACGTTGAAATACGTCTTCTACGAGCGCTTCTACTACCCGACCAATACCTCCACGATAAGAACCAAAACGTGGATTGTGAATCGGGTCACCTGCTGGACTAACCCACAGCAGAATCTCATCAAAAAGATGCAGAGAGAGTACGGCACGAAGTACGCTTCGGTGAATAAGCACACCAACAAGCTGTACGTGCGGGAGCGCGTCCGCAGGGCAACCGTAAAGTATGCCAACCAGGTTAAATATCATAAGCCAGACTTTGCATACAGCTTCACCGAGAATGCGGGTCTGAACATAAACTTAGTGAAGGAGAGAGACGAAGATGACCTTGTATCATGGAGATCAGGAAGACTGCACGAAGACTGCTGATGGGACGCCTTTAAGCCTCCCTAAGTCTGCCCCGCGTGGAACTGGCTACCTCATTCGGAAACGATTGAAGCAGAAAGGTGACTACCCAACCTTGTACCCCATCCTCATAACCCGCTTCGGCGGGTTTTTCTTATGTCGATAAAGCTCCATTCTTTCGACACGTACCCAACAATATGTCGATGGCGTAAACATGTTCCACACACATTGAGTAACGCATATGCGGTACTAATAAGAAAGCCTCCCGGAGGAGGCTCATCTTTACTCTATCCTACTCCAACTCGTCAGGGACGTTTACCCCAAAATCGGTGTAGTTCACTCTCCCTTCTCCGCCTTGTCCTCTGTCGCATCACCTTCCCCACACAATATGAGCAGTGCCTCCAACAACTGTACAGGGACTGTGGTCTCGGAGTGTGCAAAAGGTTTTGGCTGCTTTCTTTTCCCTATCGCTTTCCACACATCGTTGAGAACCTTCTCCCGGTCAATGCGGTTTGCCGGGGTGCTTAATTTGTACTCACGTTCAATCTTCATTTTCTCTCCTTATGATTTTCATTGCCCACAATTGTAAACTGACAGGCCCGTAGAGGCAAGTTCTTTTAAGGTAAGGTATTCTGCCCGAAAACCCCTGAATTTCCATAGGAAATCTAACCCGCCCCCGCCCGGAGGAAATCTAAAGAGGCCCGTCTTCTGTGGTGTTCTGCCCGAGAAAATATCCCTGAGTGTCCTTGAGTGTCCGAAGATATCCCTGAACGTCCTTTGATGTTCTGCCACGGAGGGTGATGTTTTCTGTGTTCTCCCAGTCTGATCTGTTAGACGGACAACCACACCCCTCGGAAAAAGTCAAGGATCTTTTGAAAATATCTGATTCCATTACGTTTGTGTGATACACAGATCGAGTCAGGTTTCAAGATCTTTTTGATGTCTTGCCCGAAAAATAAAATTAATTGCTTTGATGATGATTGCGCCTTGTTACTACATTCTTTTGTTGACAATGAGCAGCCTTTGTGCCTGGCCTATTTAACATAATACACCTTATGCGCACCACGCCCCACACCATAGACACACCACACCATAACAGCATGATACACACACATAATCACGGCCCTGTCAATAGATAGTCACCATAGAAATGATTAGTGTGATGATTGTTACCGCTGTGACAGTGACACCGCACATAGTACCGCATAGTGACTACCTGATGCAGGCGCTACGTCAAGATGAGAACGCTTCTCAGTACGATATGAAATCCATTTTCAATTTGATTCTCATTCTCAAAACACAAACAAAATAAAAAGTGAAAATAAAACTTGACAGGAAGATAGAAAAGTGTT